GCGGTGACGCCACACCAGCGCGGCGTCCTTCAAGCCCGCGACCCTGAACAGGTCGTAGGCGAGGACGCAGGCGGCGCGGCGCTTGGAGGGGGTCCACTCGGCGGGCAGCGTCGCGGCGCCCACGTCGGAGACCTGGGCCGGGGTCCACTCCCCGGCCACGTTCTGGATCGCCGAGTGGACGGCGGCCGGGTTCACCCCGGCGGGGTTCGAGGCGGTGGTGGCGGCGGCGGTGGTGTTGGCGGTCGTGGTCATGGTCGTCTCTCCTTCTGTGAGGGCCGGTCTGCCCTACACATCCTTTTACCCGACCGGACCCTCCCTCTTTCTGACCCCTCCCCGTACGCCGTACGGGGGAAAGAAAAGGCCCCAGGGAGCCTTCCCGCGCCCCCTTCCGGCGCGGTGGGTGGTGGGTAGGTCACCGCTTGGGGCAGGAGGCGCCAGGGGCCCACCCCGCCAGGGGGTGTCGGCGGGCGCCGCACGCCTCCTTCTCCAGGTACGCCCCGAAGAGGTGCCTCTCCGGGGCGGTCATGGCGGCGTAGGCCCCGAGGGCCGTGACCCCCGTGGAGAGGAGGGCTTCGGCGGCGACGATCACGAGGAGCATGGGGAGCTTCATACGGTCTTATACCCGTTCCCCAGCCCCCTACCCTTGGGGCATGTGGAAGCACCTCGAACCCTGGCTGCCCTTCCTGATCCCCCTCTTCCTGGCCTACGTGTTCTGGCCCTTCATCAGCGCCATCATCACGCTCGCCTTCAGGAAGCGCTCTCCCGAGGAGTGGGAGACCTGGGCTCTGTCCAAGCCCGGCCTCGCCCTCGTGGTCGAGATGTGTAAGGCCAACGGCTGGAACATCGGCAAGAACCTCCAGATCCTCCAGCGCTACGCCCAACGGCGCGCGGGCCAGCTCCCGGACGACATCTGGGGGCGCCTGCCGGTGAGCCCCAACCTGCGCAAGGCCCTGGCCGACCCGCAGATGCGCGCCGCGCTGGAGGCGTTCACGGCCGGCGGGGTGCGGGGCGAGCTGACGATGCTGGTCGCCGAGGTGTCCGCCGCCCCCGCCAACCCGCCCGCGCCGCCCGCCCCGAGCCCCTGACGCCCCCTCCTACTGCCGCTTCCCGCGCAGGTACTCGAACACCTCGCACGACAGGATCTGGATCGCCTCGACGTGGCTGTGCTGCCCGTCGCTCCCCACGTCGTGGGCGAGCTCGTGGATCAGCACCGTCAGCGCCTGGGCGAAGGTCTTGAGCGGCTTGCGCCCGAGGTAGATCTTGCCCTCCAGGTGCAGCCCCAGGATCTTCTCGTCGCCGAACCGCGCGACGATCGTCCGGGCGGCGACGTCGTGGCCCGTCGAGCGCAGCACGGCCAGGGCCTCGGTGAGGTTGTCCCGCTCGGCCGCTTCGAGCTGGTCGAGCGAGTACTGCTCGACCACCGACCGGGCGAACTGGCGCTTGATCTCGGCCACGCCCGGCATGCCGCGCCGCAGGGTGTCGACCAGGGCGTCCGGCAGGAGGACGCCCTTGTAGCCCAGGTGCTCGACGCTCTCGATCTCGGAGGTCGACTTCACCGGCAGGGAGTTCTCGCCGTAGACCTCCTTGAAGTGGGCGACGAGGCGCGGGACGACGCCCGGCCGGTTGTACCAGGAGAAGCCCGCGAGGTCGTGGGCGCCCGAGCGCAGGGCCTCGAAGAGCTCCTTGGTGAGGTCGTACGTGTTGAGGGCGGACTCCCAGATGCGCGTCACGTCGCACTGGGCGCTGTCGACGTTGTAGCTGCGGCGGTCGCGGCCGATGTCGAGGTGCTTGAAGTTGTAGCCGAAGGCGGCGTTGGGCTGGTTCGCGACGAAGACGCCCTTCACGTAGTACTTGCCCACCCGCTCGGGGTCGACGAGGATCGCGCCGTGGTCGGTCTCGTACTGCTTGAGCGGGGGCAGGAGCCGCATGAACATCCCCTGGGCCTGCTCCCAGAGCTCGTCCGAGACGTTCCCGACCTCGATCTCCACACCGTTGATGGGCGTGCGCGCCTTGCGCGTGTAGACCGTGAGGACCGGGATCCCCCGGTCGTCGGGCTCGATCGCGGCGGTCCAGTCCTCGTCGCAGTTGCGCACCGTGACGGGGGTCTTGGTGCGGGCGAAGACCAGCAGGGCGAGCTTCAGGCCCTCGCCGTACTGCCCGATGAGGCGGCCGTCGCCCTCCTTGGAGGTGCCGCCCAGGTAGAGCGCCTTCACGTCGAGCTTGGTGCGGTCGTTCCTGACGTACAGGATCTTCTTCCTGCCCTCGTGCCGGACGTTGAGCGGGGCCTGCCGCTCGACCTCGGCGTCGATGCCGTTCGACAGCACCTCGCGCAGGGCGTCGACCAGCGTCCAGTCGCGGACGTAATCCTCGGTCACCATGTATTGCATCTTGGCCATGACGTGTCCTTCCTCCCGTACGCCGTACGGGGGTTTCTTGGGGAGTTGAACCTTCGGGAGAGTTAGAGGGCGGGGATGGGGCGGCGGGAGTTTCGGTCGAGCACGACCGCGAAGGCGGCCGTCGCCTGCCCGTAGGAGAGCGGGGTCGATCGGGCGTGGTTCGGGATGCGGGAGCTCACGCAGCGCCCGCTGAAGAAGTAGGCCGCGACGCGGTTCCAGTTGCCCCGACAGCGTCCGATACCGTCGCGGACGATGACGGCCGCCGTCTCGGCTTGGTCGTGCAGGAGGTTCCCGTTGCAGCGCGCGACGTCCCGCGCGCAGACGGCTCGCATGACGGGAAGCCAGACGCCGCACGTGCGACCCCTCGCGCGAGGGTCCAGTCCCATGCGCGATTCGCGGGTGCAGATGGAGCCGAGCAAGGCGGGGGGGACGTGATGGCGTTCGGCCGCCATGACGATCTGTTCAACCGTCGCGATCGGAACCGCGCGGAACAGGCGCGACACGATCCACAACGCGTGGAGCAGTTGGAGTGGGGTCATCGGTGTCCTCGTAGGGGGCGTTGGCCTCCTCCACGACGTACCCGTCCTCGACCCTCGCGGGCTGTCGGTCGTGTCCGCCGGGGAAGAAGGCGTGGAAGGCCAGAAGGAACGTCCCTTCCAGCAGGGGCCTCAGGTCCTCGCGGCAGCGAAGCCTGAGCACGAGAGCGCCGTCGCGCGGGAACGCCACGGCCTCCAGGGTCGATTGCAGGGGCGTGTAGGGCGTCATCGGGTGGAAGGTCTCCCCTTCCGCTTCCGCAAGACGCATCGCCTCCCGCATGGCCCCCGCCCGGAAGCGGAGGAAGAGGTACTCGGAGTGGATCATCGGCCCCGGGCGGTTACCCGCCGACGCCGCTCTTGTAGTAGGCGAACGCCTCGCGCCGCGCGAGCTCCACCTGGACGGGGGAGATCGGTACGTCGTCGGCGTTGTTCACGTTCAACCAGAAGAGCTCGGCGGCGAAGAAGCGCTCCTGTGGGTTCAGCCGGTACTCGTCCGAGCACATGACGAAGAACGCCATCATGCGCTTGACCACCTCGCCCGAGCGCTCGACGCCGCTCCCCTTGACCTCCGCACCGAAGCCGAAGGGGTCCTTGGGATCGCGCTCGTCGTCGCGCTCGTCCGCCTGGAGCTGGCCCGTCGCCTCCAGCTCCTTGTACTTCTGGATCAGGGAGTCGAGCTTGGCGTCCTGACCCTTGACGTACTCGAACTTCTCGACGCTCACGCGCGCACCGCCTTGACGCACTCGCGCACGAGCGACTCCTCGGCAACGATGTACGGCTTGGAGATCGCCGCCGTGGTCGTCGGCGCCCCCTCGGGCACGGCCATGCCCGTCGTGGGGTAGACCGACTGCGCCTTGCACCAGCCGAAGCGGGCGTCTCTGGGGCCTGTCGAGCTACCTGTCTTCTCGCGACCAAAGTGCTTGCAGCCGCCGCAGGGGATCGAGTTGTTCATCCGAGCTCTCGCATGAGGGTGACGTAGTGCCTGCCCAGGACCTCCCGGGCGGCGGGAGTCTGCACGAACAGGCGCGAGAGCGCCAGTGCGAGCCGGTCCACGAGCATCGCACTCGCCGCCACCACGTCGCCGCTGGACGCGGCCCCGACGAGCGTGTGGTCGCCCATCGCGAACTCCACGCAAGGGCCCAAGGGCCGCTCCGGCGCGAGGGATAGCTTCTGCCTCGCGAGCTCCTGCACGAGCTGCGGGTGCGCCTCGACGAGCGCCCCCACGGCCTCCCCGAGGAGCTTCACGGCCACCCCCTTGGCCCTCTCCTCGGGGAGCTGGATCGGCAGGCGCACGAGGAAGGTGTACTCGCGGCCCTTCACGCGCACGGGCGTCACGCCGGGTTTGGCGCGCTCCTCCTCGGGGGGCTGCTCGCGCGGGGCCCAGGGGCTGACGATCCCCTTCTTCACGTGAGCCCCGTCAAGATGAGCGGCCCCTCGCCCCGGGTGAGGTCCCGGTCCTCGCACTTCCGGTGCCCGTACTCGGTCTCCACCGAGCACTGAACGGCCGGCGCGCCGTTCGAGGGGTCCTTGCCCACGCCCTCCACCTGGAACACGGTGAGGATGCGGTCGTTCCTGCGGAAGAGCTCCCCGCAGAAGACGCACTGATGGCTCGGGCACTTGCCGGGGATGGGCATGACGATGGCCTCGGGCTTCAACCTGCTACGCGGCACCGCCGCGTGCGTGAAGGGCAGACGTGGGTTCGAGCAGCGGGCGTGGGCGGCCTCGGCGTCCTGGTCGACGTACGGCGTACCGTGCCGCACGTCGACCACGACCCAAAGCTGAACGATCTTGTCATTGGCCCCGATGGGGCCGCGACAATCCGCGCACGTGTCGAGAGGGATCACAGAGAGCGAAGCTACCCGGCTCTCCCGTGTCCGTCCATCAGGTGGGGTTCTTCAGGGCCTCGTCGGCCCAGAAGCGCAGCACCTTCAGGATCCCCACCTTGTCCTCGGTCTGCGGGTGCGGGATGAGCCCACGGATCTTGGGCGAGTACGCCTTCTCGCGACCCTTGGCCCGACGGTCGAGCACCGCCACGATGCCCTTGTCGGTTTCGGTGCGGATCACGCGGCCCGCGCCCTGCTTGAAGTGCATGGCCGCCTCCTGGAAGTCGAAGGCGTCCCAGGCGCGGACCTCGGCGCTCCGCTGGTCGGCGTCCGTGTTCTCCATCAGGTCCTCGACGTACTTGCGCTTGCGCGCCGTGAGGATCACGTCGCCCCGGTTGGGGAACGGGATGCGCGGGATGATGACGAGGCGCAGGTTGTTGCCCGGAATGTCGACGCCCTCCCAGTAACTCTGGAGCCCCATGAGCACGCTCTTCTGGGACTCCCGGAACCACTTCACGGTGGACTCGACGCTGCCCGTCGACTGCATGCCGAGCCGGTAGGGGAGCGGCGCGAACTTGCGGTAGATCCGGTTGTGCAGGGCCTCCATGTCGTCGCGCGAGGCGCACAGGACGAACGCACCCCCCTGCGACGCGGTGAGCAGCTCGTGGATCTCCTCGATCATGCGGTCGTAGTAGCCGTCGCCGCGCGTGGACGGGTCGGGCGAGGTCGAGGAGATGTAGAGCGCGCTCTGCTTGGGGTAGTTGAAGGGCGAGGGCAGGACCTTCTTGATGCGGATCTGGCGCTCGGACAGACCGAACTCGTAGGCCATGTAGCTCATGCCGTTGGGGGTGGAGAGCGTGGCGCTCGTGACGACCACCTTGCCGATGCCGAGCAGCGCCGGGGCGATGAGGGGCCCGATCTCCAGGGGCGTGACGGTGAGGGACTTGTCGTTCCCGTCCCGCTTCTCGGAGTACTGGATCCACTCGCTCGCGTCGATGCCGACCTCCAGGACGACCTCGCAGAGCTGGCGCACCTTGCCCAGCATCGCGCCCGCCGACTGGAGCTTGGCGCGCTCGCTCGCGGCGAACGAGCCCGCCCCGCCCTGCGGGCCGTCGTCTTCCGAGTCGAGCAGCCCCCTCGATTGCATCGCCTCGTGGACGCGCTTGCTCATCGTGTAGAGCTCGGCGAAGTACTTGCGCATGTCGTCGTCCAGGCGCAGCTCGCCCCCTCGCGGCGGCAGCGCCGTGAAGATCATGTCGTACAGGCGCCCGAACTGCTCGCCCATCTCGAAGTCCGTGTCCTTCAAGATGCGGTTGATGTACTCGGGCTGCCTCGGCGAGAGGTTCAGCGAGAACGCGTCGCGGAAGAACTTCGGCGCCTTGTGGCCCTCGTCGAGGATCACGGCCTCGTAGGGCCCGAAGAGCTTGCCGCCGCCGAGGGCCAGATCGTGCGCGAGCAGCGCGTGGTTCACGATCAGGATCTGCGCCCCCTGCGCGCGGAGCTTGGCGTCGACGTAGGCGCACTCGCCCGCGTGCGGGCAGTGCTTCTTCACGCACTCGGCGACGCGGGCGTTGTGGACCCACGGGATCGACCATCCGCCCAGGTCGCCGCCGCCGTCGAGCATCCACGCCTCGAAGTCGGCCCTCTCGTGCGGGGGGATCGAGGCGTACGCCGTACTGGACTGGTACTCCTTCCAGCGCAGGGCGCACGAGTAGTTGCTCTTGCCCTTGAGCAGCGAGTGGCGCACGGGGCGCACGAGCGAGGCGAGGCGGGGCAGGTCGTTGGTCGCGAGCTGCTCCTGGAGCCCCTTGGTGGCCGTGGAGATCACGACCCGCTTGTTGCTCATCACGGCCGGGAGGCCGTAGGCGTAGGAGTTGTGCGTCACGGTGAAGTCGTCCAGCAGGTACCGCCCGTCTCCGTCGAGGGTGAATCCGTAGAAGTCTTCCGGCGCGGGCACCGGCACCACGGCGAATCCCGTCCGAAGGACGCTCTTCTTCTGGAGTCGGCAGGCGGCCTGCTTTCGCGGGATGCGGCACGGGACGCGGTCCACGTCGCCCGAGATTGATACGCGGTAGTAGGTGCCTTCCGCGCCGGTCTGGCAGCTCTTCTTGCACGGCCTCACGTACGCGGCGAGGCCCACGCTGCGGGCGACGAAGGCGACGTCGTGCGCTAGGCGCGCGGACGCGGAGAGGTAGTCGAAGGTGCCCGAGTGGGTGAGCGATCCGTCCGTGTCGAGGAGGCCCGCGAGGAGGTGCATCCGCTCGTCCATGTCGGCCCGCTTGTAGCTCTCGGGAATGAACTTCGAGTGGGAGTTCACCCCCAAGAGGCCCAGGTCCGAGAGATCCGACGTCAGTCCGTTCTTACGCCACGGCGCACCGGACAGGCGGAACGTCATGCAGCCGTTCTTGATGTGTCGCAGGACCAACCGCATGCGGCGCAGACGCAAGTAGACGTGGAGTGCGTTCACCGTTTCCTGGTCGGCGCTGGTGAAGAGGACACCGCGCGCGGCGTCCCCGGACATGCAGCCGTCCCCGAGCAGTAGCCCCAGAACGTAGGGGTCGATCGGGAGCGCCCGCGCCTGTCGTGCGAAGTGAGCCGGGGCACGGAAGATCTTCGCGCGAGCCCGATCCTTCGCAGACCACCCGAGGTAGTCACGCACCGACACGTCGATCTCCTCATCCGTGTCGGTCATGACGACGGTGAGGACGTGGTCCTCGTTCACCCGCCACGAGGATCCCTTGACGGGGACGATGTCCACCATCGGGCCGTGGCCCGTGTTCGTGGAGATCACGCGCCGGGGAGTCCCGTCGGGGCCCATCAGGAGCATGTTCACCACCACGGCCTCGACGGCGCACACCTCGCCGGAGTAGAGGAGGATGCCTTGGCCGCGCGCGTGGCACTTGCCCGTGCCGGTTCCCGCTTCGAGGAACCCGATGCCGCCGTTCTCCAAGATGTCGGCGATGTCTTCCGCCATCTCGGTCTGTGAGGGCCTGACCGAACGGATCAGGCCGAGTTGAGGGTTGGTGAGCCAGTCACGAAGAGTTGTCACGGGAGACCTCCGGGGATAAAACCAAGCCCTCATACCACGAGGGAAGGCGATTCCATGACCGACAGCATCAAGACCCCGGGCGGCTACAAGAGCGACGAGGAGCTCCTCGCGATGATGGAGGAGGGCAAGAAGCCCGAGCCGACTCCGGGGCCCGCCCCGGCGCCGTCACCGGCCCAGCCCGGCGAGGCCCAGGCCGGCCCCGAGAAGCCGCTCACCTGGGAGGAGCGGATCAAGCTCGCGGGCCTCAACGAGGATCAGGCGTTCAAGATCCTCGACTCCATCCTCGCCAACGGCTATTACGAGCACTCCTTCTCGCTCTACGGCGGGCGCATGACCGTGAAGCTGCGCAGCCGCGACGGCGCCCACCGGCAGCGCGTGGCCGACGCCCTGGACCAGCTCCGCACCAACGACCCGCGCGTGCACGGGCAGACCATGAGCCGCCTCTTCTTGGCCGGCTCGCTCGTCTCCTACGGCCCAAAGACCATGCCCATGGCCGAAGGCGGGGACTCGCTCGCAGTGTCCAAGGCGTTCGAGGAGCGACTGAAGTTCATCGACTCACTACCCGACCCGATGATCGACACGCTCTATGGCCTGAGCGCGCAGTTCGACGGCTGGGTCTTCGCCGCGCTCTCCAACGGAGCCCCCTCCGGTTTTTGAGTCGCCCGTCGGGTGGCGTGAGGGCGCGGGCGCTCGCGGCGGGCGTCCCACTCCCCCCGTCGGGCTCGTTCCGCGACGCCGTGATGCAGGAGGTGCTCTTCCGGGAGCGGAACCTCCGGCACGCCGAGATCTCCACGGTGGTCGAGCTCCTCTCGGGGATCGGCCACTACGTGATCGACCTTTTGCCCGTGACGGACGGGGCGGTGCTCCAGCGCCGCCACGACAAGTGGATGGCGCTCGTCGTGGACAAGCTGAAGGACTTCGAGTCCGAGCTCTACCAGGAGCGCTACCTGGAGAAGAACATCCGCGCCGAGGCCGAGCGCGAGCGGAAGAAGCGGCTGCACGACCTCGACATGAAGGGCCGCGACGAGCGGGCGATGCGCAAAGTGGCTCTGTTTTCCAAGGACGGTTGAGGGCCACACGAAGAGAGGCCGATGCCCCGGACCTCCCTCTCGGGAGATCCGGGGCTCTGTTCCGTTACTCCGGGTCTGGGGTGTCGTGACCCCAGAAGTAGAAGCCCATGTCGAGGGCTTGGACCCGGATCTCGTGGGCCTTGCGGCCCACTTCGCTGACCGCGCGAGGATGCCCGTTCAGACGGGCATGCTCGGCGGTCAGCGCCCCGAGCAACTCCTCGATGTTCTCCCCCTGCTCGGCGTGCAGGGGGCTGGGTTGATGGTGGCTCAAGGGCGCCGAACGCGCCCTTGAGCTGACTACCGCGAGCGCCCGATCTGCCTCTCGGCAGATCGCGCGCCTCTCGGCCCCCTCCGCCGCAAGCGCGGCGGCGACCAGCTCGTTCATATGGCTTACTGGGTTGGTGCTAGTCATCATGGTCGTCTCTCCTTCTGCGAGGGCCGGTCTGCCCTACACATCCTTTTACCCGACCGGACCCCCTGTTTTGGACCCCCTCCCGGTACGCCGTACGGGGGAAAGAAAAGGCCCCCGCAGGGCCTTCCGCGCCCCCTTCCGGCGCGGTGGGTGGTGGGTAGGGACTACCGCTTGGGGCAGGAGGCCCCCGGGGCCCACCCCGCCAGGGGGTGGCGCCGGGCGCCGCACGCCTCCTTCTCCATGTACGCCCCGAAGAGATGTATCGTCCTCCACATCCTTTCACCCGTTTCGGTAGTACCCTTTCCGCGTGCCCCCTCCGTACTACAACTCCATGCAGGCCCAGGCCGGCTTCCTCCCCGCCCCCCAGGTGACCTTCCCGGGGCAGGTCTCGGCCATGATCGCCTCCCAGGGAGGCGTGGGGGCCTTCGGCGGGATCTTCCCCTCGCAGGTCTACCAGACGGCCGTGGGGCAGGGGCCCGTCTTCCAAGGGCCCACGGGGCTCATGGCGCAGATGGGCGGGGCCTCGCCCGCCAACCCCTACGCCGCCCCGAACCCCTACGCGGGCATCCCCGCCTACTCGGGATTCCGGGGCAGCCCGGGGCCCTTCGCCCCGTACGCGCCGAACCCGCCCCCCGCTTACGGGGGCTTCCAGGGGACGGGCTTCGTGCCGTTCGCCCCCGCCCCCGCGCCCCCGGCCTTCGATACGGCGTACGGGGGCCAGCTCGCCCAAGCCCAGGCTTCGGCCGAGCGCGCGTGGTTCATGGGTCAGGGGGAGCAAGGCGTCATGGCCCGGATGGGCGTGAACGCCGGCTTCGGCTTGGCGGGCGCCGCCATCGGGCGACGCTTCGGCGGGCGCCTGGGCGGCGTCATCGGCGGCATCGCCGGCTTCCTCGGCTCCGAGATCGGCGGCGCAGGCCAGGGGGCGCAGAACCTCTTCGGCAACTGGGTGAGCGCCCCGAGGCTCGCCGAGTTCGGCGCCGCCGGGGCCATCGAGCACATGAGCCAGGGGTTCGTCTCGGGCGGCCCCCACATGCACGCTCGCGGGCAGGGGTTCAGCCACCACGCCTCGATGGAGGCCGCCCAGGGGCTCACCCAGATGGCGGGCTCGGCCTCGTTCAGGCGCGAGACGCGCGACCGATTCGGCCAGCAGGACGTCTTCCGCGTCACGCAGCTCGCGAGCGAGGCCGGGATGATGACGGGCGTGGGGTCTCCCGAGGGGATGGTGGCGCGCGTGCGCGACGTGATGAAGAGCCTGTCGAGCTTCATGGAGCTCGCCAAGGAGCCCGACATCGTGCGGGCCGTTCAGAGCATGCAGAACTTGCGAGCCTCGGGCCTGAACCTCCAGGAGACCCTCTCGGCGGTCTCACAGGGGCGGGCCTTTGCGCGCATGGCCGGCACGACCTTCCAGTCGCTCTCGGAGATCGGCGGCGCCATCGGCTCGGCGACGTTCCAGTCCATGGGGATGACGCAGGGGACGGGCTTCGGCGTCGGAATGGGTGCCTACGGGCAGGCGGCGTCGAGCCTCAACCGTGGCACCATCGGCACGCAGCTCGGCAGCCTCGTGGGCGGCGCGCAGGGCTTGGCCCAGCTCAACGCCATGTACGCCGGGGCGGCGCTCCAGCACCCGATGACCGTCCCAGGTCTCATGTCGACGACGGGCGGGCTGAACGCGGGCGCGCTGCGCGGCTACTTGGGCGGTCAGGGCGACCTCTTCTCGCTCACGAGCCAGGGGTCCTCGGCCCTCTCGGGCATGGCCAACCGGATGGGCGTCGGGGGACTGGGGCTCGGCGTCGCGATGCAACCGCTCCTTCAGGACACAGTGGGCCGCGCGATGCAGTCGCAGGGCATGTTCGCCGGGCGCAACATCGAGGACCGGCAGGTGATGGCTCTCGCCCGCCAGATGGGCATGAGCGGTTCGGAGGGCTACATCACCGCCGGGCAGATGATGGGCATGGACCGATCGCAGGTCATCGCCCGCGCCACGGAGCTCGGCTCCTCGTCCTACTGGCAGGGGCAACGACAGCAGCTCGGCGTCGAGCGCGCCGAGGCGCACGCCGAGGAGCGCCGCCGCCGCGAGGCCAACGCCCCGGGTGCGGGCTCGGTGCTCATGCGCGACACGGCCCTCGGGGACGCGACGGCTGGTTTGGGGGAGGCGTACCACCACCTCGCCGTGGGGGTCTCGCGCGCTTTTCGCGGACGCGAGTCGGCCGAGCAGTTCCTGGCGCCGACGACGGAGAGCGCCCGGAGGCGCCTGGACCGCATGTACCGAGACGTCGGCTCCTTCGCCCGCAACTACCGAGGCCCGGTGAACGAGGACGACGTGTTCGACCGGGTGTCGACGGACTACAAGATCTCCCGCGCGGTCGGGGCGCGCGGGCTCATGGCGGGCGCCGGGGGGCTGTTCATGAGCCTCACGCCCGAGCAGCGCGCGAACGGTCGAAGGAATCTGCGCGAGGGAGGCGAGTTCGCCAACAGCGTCTTAGCCACGAGCTCCACTCAACAACGCGCAGCCATGGGGGAGCTCGGCAACACGTTCGGTGGCATGGAGGGCTTGGCGGCCTTCAGCCAGAACCTGAACGATCTGACGCGTCGTGCAGCCGGAGGCGGGGCCGGGGGGCAGGTCGGAGGCATGGTCCTGAATGGCCTCTTCCGAGGGGGTGTCGGGATGTTAGGCTTCGGCGCCGTCGACCCAGGCAACATCACGGGCTCACGCGCGATGACCGAGTCGGACTTCCGCGAGGCGTACATGAACTCGATGCGCGGCCGTGGGGTCGGACAGGAAGAGCTCAATCGCCGCTGGTCGCAGGACCGCGAAACCATCGGGCAACAGGCGGCGTTCATGCGCAACCTGGAGGTGCACACGGCGGCCGAGAACGAGGCGTGGGAGACCTCCGGGTCATTCGCCTCGCGATTCGGGCGCCGGGGCGGGGTGCTGGGCCGCGTGCGCGAGCGGGAGCAGGGCGCCTACCGGGCGCTCCTCGGGGACGTGGGCCGCGAGGGTCAGCGAGGGTTCCAGTCCGTGATGGACCGCGTCGAGGGCCTGGGTCGCGAGGGCACGAGCCGGTACGAGCAGACCCGGCGGCTCATGGCGGTGTTCGTCCAGGCCCGCCTCGCCGCGCAGACGGGCGGCCAGGGCGGGCGCGCACGCGCCAACCGGCTCATCACCGAGGCGGCCGTGGCGGCAGGCCAGCAGGGCATGAGCGCGACGGACATCACCGACGTGGGGCACCGGGCCGAGGGGCTCACGAGCGAGTTCGTCGGCAACGAGGAGGCCGTGATGGGCGCGAGCGGCTTCATCGAGCACGCCCGCTCGGGCGCGTCCGCCCTCACGGCCATCGGCGAGCAGGGCACGGCGCTCGACCAGGGCCGGGCGGTGCGCCGCGTGGGCTCGGGCTTCGCCTCCTACGCGACGGGCGGCGGCGTGCTTCAGGACGTGCTGAGGGGGACGACGGCGGGCTCGTACAACGAGGAGGAGGTGCGCGGCAAACTCATGAGCATGACGCGCCAGCAGCTCGAACGCCTCCGTCGCGAGGGCCGTGGGGGTGCGCGCATCGCCGACCTGATCCGACGGGGGGACTTCGCCGAGATCAGCCAGATGGCAGGTCGGCGCGGCGAGCGGGCCGAAGAACTTCGGAGCCGCTACGACCAGGAGGAGTCGAGCTGGTTCCGGCGCGTGATGGGCACCGACGCCTCGGCCCGCGAGGGCTACGTGAACGAGCACCTCCAGACGCTCTCCGGCCGCGAGCGCGACCTGGACCGGCAGTCCCGAGACTCCGAAGCCACCGAGAGCGAGATGCGCGGAGGGCGCCTGGGCACCGTGACCGACAACCTCGCCGAGGTCACGCGCAACTTGGCCGAGGTCACGCGTAACCTTAGCGACGTGGAAACCAACCGTCAGCTCGGAGGAATGGTCGGATGACGCCCGCAACGCCGCGCAAGCGCGTGCCCGCATCGACCCTGCATGTCCTCACCGAGCGCCACGAGGCGCTTTGTACGGCGTACCGGTCCGACCTCGCGCCCGAGGTGGGGATGCCCTCGGTGCGCTCGACCGCGCGCGCCCTGGTGAGGGACCGGTCCGTCCTCGACATGTACAAGTCGGTGAGGCGTTGAGATGGCCCTGATCCCCGGCAGCGACAGCGCCCGTGGCGAGGGCTCGCCCCTCTTCGACCCAAGCCACGGCGTGGGCGGCACCTTCGCCCAGTGGATCCAGGGCGCGACGCCGAAGTACGCCAAGAACGACGGCGGCGGGCGGCAGGACATCTTCCGCGACTCGCTCGCCCGCCTGTTCGTGCGGGTCGATCAGGAGGAGTGGCCCCTGTTCGAGAGCTCGTTCGCCGACAGCCACACCCGCACCCAGCTCATCCCGCGAGCGGCCGGCGACCCTCGCGGCTCTCGCGGATACATCGACTTCCTGATCCAGGAGATGGCCCTCGACTTCAACGAGAAGTACGACGCGGCAGAGACGCTCGGGGACAACTACGTCCTCTACACCTTCGGTCAAGCGGCCCCGACGGCGTCGTTCCAGGGCGTGCTCATCAACACGGTGCAGGACGATCAGGCCACGAACTTCCTGCGCCTGTACCTGCAACTCTTCCGCGCGACCGAGCTCGCTCGCCGGCAGAAGGCGGCCCACGTCAAGATCGACTCGTACATCTTCACGGGCGTGATGGTGAACTTGCGCATGAACTACCGCGCGGTGATGGAGGTGGCGGTCCCGTTCAGCTTCCAGTTCATCATCAAGAAGATCGCCTTCACGAACTACACGATCGGCTGGCGCCCGACGAGCGTGGGCACCCCCTTCGCCACGGACCTGAACGCCGTGCCGGCCGACGCCCGCATCGGGCCCGAGCGACCTGCGACGGCCGTGACGTTCGCGCTGACGCCGGACGTGCAGCGTCAGGACGAAGCCCCCCAGGTGAGTCTCCAGCCTCCTCCCGAGGCGCCGAGGCCCAACGAGCGCGCCGAGGCCCTCCGAAGGGACCTCATCTCCAACGAGAACGCGCAGGCCGCCGTGCGACAGCGTGGGGAGGAGATCCGCCGCAACCACAGCATCTTCGACGACCCGTTGGAGTTCCAGCTCCGTGGTGTGCAGTCGGAGTCCCTGCGGCTCAACGAGCAGCGCGCCCAGCTCGAACGTGACCTCGCCGAGGCCGAGGCGCACCCCGCCGCGCCCGTCGTCTCCAACGCCCCGCCCGTGCCGGCGGACGGCGCCACAACGCCCGCGCCGGACCCCGCGCCCACGGCGGCGGGTTCGCCCCAGACGAACCTGCCCTTCACTCCTCCCGGAAGCCGCCCGTGACCGCGCGCCTCCAGTCCTTCACCCCGGAGTCCGGGTCCCTCGTCTCGCAGTACGAGCCGATCTTCGTGCTGCTCGCGCTCGACCCGGGCACGACCTCCCGATCGCTCACGATGTCCGTCAACGGATCGCCCATCCTCACGTGGACGGGCGGCTTCGTCTCGCTCGCCCCGGCCTACTTCGGGGACGTCTCGGCGAGCCCCACGCAGCTCTCGGCCACGCTCGTCCGCGACGGTGGGTGGGCCGTGGGGGTGAGCTACTCCTGGAGTACGGCGTACTCGGACTCGAACGGGGCCTTGCCGACCGTCTCCGGGCGGCTCGCCCGCACCGCCTACACCCTGACGCGCACCCCAGCGTCCGACCAGTCGAACGTGCCCCCGAGGGCGCCCGTGTCGCTGCTCGTGGACTTCGAGGCGGGGTTGGCGCGGGCGCCAGCGCTCACGCTGAACGGGGACGAGACCGTCAACGAGGACGGCGAGCTCCTGACGCCCGCGTACTCGGGACGTTCCGGCTACGCTGGCCTGAAGGGCTGGTCGTTCGTGAACCACCGCCGATCCTTCCGTCGCGGTGCCCGGGTCCGGGTGGACGCCGGGCTCGTTGTCTCGATCGGGGGACTCATCTACAAGGCGCGCGAGTCGTGGCAGTTCGACGTGGCCGAGACGCCCGCATCGCCACGCTGGACGCCCCCGTCGCTCTCGCCGCCCGCCTACGCCCAGAGCCCCGTCGTGGCCGCGCTGCGTCAGGTGGCGGCCTCGTGCCTCCTCACGCGAGGCAGGTCCCCGGCGCTACTCACGCTCCTGGTGGACCTCGCTCTGCACTCCGAGGTGGGTCAGCTCTTGAAGCCGTTCGTGACGGGCGCGGGGCCTCAGCTCCTGCCCGAGGACCTCCCGCCCGACGCGGCGATCGTCGATCTCGTGACCAAGGCCGACCCGTTCTGGCGTGCTGCGCTCCAGATCGCTGCGCCCGGCGAGGAGCGCGAAGCCCTTGAGCGGGCCTGGGCCTCGGAGCACCCGATCGAGCGGGCGGCTGCGCTCGCCGTGATCCTCTGCTACGCCGAGGGCCTGCGCAATGGCCATTGACCCCACCGCCGCGAGGCCCGCCAGCACCCCGTCGGACAACCCGACCTACCAGGGCGCCTGGGTCTGCTACATCAACGGCCGCGCGGTCCCCATCTACGCCTTCGACACGACCTCGCGCGTGTGGGAGCCGCCCACGGCGCGCATCCACCTCCTGCCGGACGTGCTCCTCATGCGCCTCGGGCACGAGGACCGGGTGCCGGTCGCCTTTTTTTACCTGGACCACTGGGTCGACCCGGCCAAGCCGGACTTCCGGCTCCTCTTCGACGGCGAGATCCTGGGGTGGAGCTACTCGCACGCCAAGGGCACGCGCACGGTGAGCTTCACCGTCACCGCGCACATCCACATCTTCCAGCAGCTCTACTTCCAGTACATGACGAACATCGACGACGTCGTGGCGGCCCGGTCGCCCGAACTCGTCGCGAGCTCCATCGCCACGACGCCCGGCCCCATCTACCCGTACGCCCTCTACCACCAGGGGCTGAACCAGACGGCCGCGCAGATCGAGGCGGCGACCCCTCGCCCCGGGGTCACGGTGACGGACGTGAACCTCGACGCCGAGACGCCCGGCGCCACGCTGCCCATCCAGGCGCCTTACGAGCTGGTCTACAACGCAGTCAAGGGTTGCATCGACGCGACGATCCCCAACGAGCGCCGCAGCCTGCCGATGATGAACTTCTTCGCTCGGCACATCAGGAAGACCCAGTTCCACAACCGCTGGGTGCGCCTGCCGATCATGGAGGACCCGGCGGTGTTGGCCGGTGAGCTCGGCGTCTTCCCGATCTTCCGCGCGGCCCGCAGCGTCGAGGCCCTGAACGCGATGCAGCGCCACGTGGCCTCCCAGGTGGGGAACGCCGGCCCCGTGTGGAACGTGTTCCAGCAGACGCTGGGGCTCGTCTACATGGAGATCGGCATGGTCCCGAACCCGTGCTCGGTGCTCGTGCAGTTGAACGACACCTCCGGCGTGGGCAACCCCGTCGACGGTCGGATCATCGGGCACCCGAGGTACGACACGCCGCTGCGAGACCAACGGACCGTGGACGCCCAGCAGGGCCCCGCGCCTCAGGCCCCTGAGACCTTCCGCCGCGACCCGCCCTCCCCACTTCGCCGGAGCGAGGAGGAGCCGCTCTTCGTGCCCGAGGAGCCGACCCAGCGGATCGCCGTGGTCGACAACTCCGAACGCGTGGTCTCGACGGCCCCCGTGGGGAGCGGCGTGCGGTTCAACCGGGTGGGGGCCGGCGGCACCGAGTTCGGCGTCGACCCGCTCACGCCCATCCGGCTCGCGCAGTACTTCGTCAAGCCCGCGATGCACTTCGCCGAGCCCCCGGCCTGCAACGTGATCTTCCCGTCCATGGTCGACTCCTGGACCTACGACGAGAACTATCTGGCGCAGCCCACGCGCATCTACGTCAACGACTCGGTGATGACGGGCCTGCTCCGGGCGGACGGCGCCAACCGCGAGTTCATGCTGCACGCGCTCACCGTCGCCTACCCCGAGGAGGCCGACGCGCTCCTGCACCACAAGGTGAACGCCGCCGTGGGCGGGGCGGGTTCCACCGCCCCGACCGAGTCGGGTAAGAACCTGCTCCTGTGGCCCGAGGAGTACTACAAGGGCCCGGTCACGGCCAAGAGCGCCCTGCCCGCGTGGTTCCAGTTCGCCCGCCAGTTCTCGAACGCCCAGGCGGCCACGCTCGGCGCGGCCGGGTCGGGAGGGCCCGCCGTGGGGGTCCCGCCGTCGGGCCTCGCCCGCGCCGAGAGCTTGATGGGGGGCCCGGCGGGGAGCGTTTCCGGGGGTTTGGCCTTCAGCGTCGCCCGCCGGAACTCCCAGGGGCAGAGCTACTTCCACGCCGGGAGCGACATCTCGGCCGCCATCGGCACCCCGGTGTACGCCGTACTGCCCGGTCAGGTCTCGGAGGTGGTCGCCAACTTCCAGCCCTCGGGCGACAAGTGCGGCAACATGGTGGTCGTCAACCACCCGCGCTCGGGCCCCAACGGCGAGACCGTCACCTGCATCTACATGCACTTCCAGCGCTTCGGCGAGGGGATCTCCGAGGGCCGCCGCGTGAACCCGGGGGACGTCCTCGGGTACGTGGGCGTCACCAACGGCTCGGCGCCCGACCGCGACGCCGTGATCCGGGCGTTCAACATCCCGCCCGCCAAGGCGCTCGAAGCCTTCAACGCGGGGACCCAGGCGGGCGCCGAGCGCGTTCTGGCCCCGTTCCTGGAGAACCGCCCGATCCCGAGCGGCACGGACCTCTCGCGCAAGCCCTGGAGCTACACCGAGCGCGAGGCCAACCCCGATCAGGCCGCCCGCGCCCGCGTGCCCCACACCCCGGTGCCGCAGTGGAAGATCCTCGCCCGTTGCGTAGCGGGCCTCTTCCACCAGACGGGCGGGGCGCACTGCCACCTGGAGGTCATCTTCACGCCGCCCGGCCAGCGGATCGACCGTTCGCCCCCGCGATACGTGAACAACGTGCTCACGCCCAACAACCGCGTGGACGCCGTGGCGTGGCTGGCGAGCATCGGGGTCGCCCTCGGCACCAACCACTCGCGCGCCCCCGGCCCCTCCCGCCGTGGCCGCATCCCGCCCGCGACGGGCGCCCCGGCACCCACGCCCGACATCAACACCGCGAACCTGACGGCCTCGGCGCCCGCGTCGGCCGCCCCGCTGCCTTCGGCGGGGGTGTCGCCTCAGATCACCACCGTGGCGCGGAACATCCCGCGCATCGCCCCCAACGCAGGCGCGGCGACCCCCGGCGCGGGGGGACCCGGCGCGCCGCACACGACCGCCCACGAGGCGCCAACGACCACGGCCCTCGCCCCCGGCGGCACGGCGGCCGAGGGGGACAGCTTTGCGTCCCTCTTCCGCCTCTACGCCCAGCAGGAGTACCTGCGCCAGCGCTACGCCCAGCGCGGGGCGGGCGTGAACATGCGCTTCAACCCGTACATCCTCGCGGGCTTCCCCGGGATGGTCTTCGACAACCTGTCGGTGGGGATGCACGCCGTGGGGCACGTGCAGAGCGTGCAGCACTCCGGGATCGTGCGGGACAAGGGCGCGCGCATGGCCTCGCAGGCGCAGCTCTCCTACTGCCGGACGATCTACGAGTTCATCGCGGACGTGCGCGCCGATGCCGTGCGCTTCGGAGGGCGCGTCACGTCCGCCCCGGCCGAGCTCATCAGCGAGATTCGCGAGGTGGTGCAGGACGAGGGGCGCGCCGAGCAGTTCTACAAGAAGCTCCTCTACGGGGGACGGGAGAACCTCGCCGGGGCGTGCTTCCGCTGGACCGAGGCCATGGGCTACTCCGACGGCGGTCAGGTCATCCCCATCGAGATCGTGGGCGAATCCGTCGCCGTTCAGGAGGAGCGACTCCGGGCGGCCGAGGCGGCGGGGCGCGGCGAGGGCACGGCGTCTGGATCCGAGCAGGGGCAGCCCTCGCCCGCGACGGCCGCGCAGTCGGCGAGCGCCGGGGGCGTCTCCTCGCAGGGGCAGACCACGGTGCACACGAACCTGGACCCCAACAAGGAGCTCTCGCCCAGGCAGAACATCTACTCCGACGCCTTCCGCAGCTACGACGTTGCCATGCGCCTCGCCGCACGCCCCGCCTGCACGCTCGACGAATACATCCGCTTCTGGCACGGTGGGAAAACCGTCGGACAGATGCAAGCCACGGGACAAGTTGGACCCATCCGCACCGATTATGCGTATCGGACGCAACTGATTCCTGAAGTAGTTGCAGAGGCCGCGACACCTACCAGTGTCCTGAGGCTGGTGTACGGAGTGACGGAACGACCTACGGCGCAGTTTTACGACTGGATCTTCAAGCTGGTTCCAGGACCGGGTCGTAACACGCAGAAGGACCGCGACGACGCGGCCGATGACGCACGAGAAGGCAACTCCAATCGTCCACGACGTGCTCAAACCGAAGAAGATCGCTTGAGGCCGCCGACGGATGAGGAACAGGGGTTCACCCGCCCACCCGCACAGATCCTTCCCACCGCACGATCTCAAGGCGTGCCGGAGACCTACCCTGACACGAGGGCCGACTGGGACACCGTGTTGGACCTCTACCGCGAGAAGGTCGTGCAGAGAGTGAGCCCGAGCCGATGAACGAGATCAAGAGCCAGGACCTCCTGCTGTGGGAGAAGTGGAAGAAGAGCCGCTCGCCCACGGACCTCGAAGCCCTCATGCGTCATGTGGCGCCGCTCCTTCGCAGCGAGGTAAACCGCTGGAGCCGCATCGCGCCGGAGTTCCTCTTGGAGAACGAGGCCAAGCGCCTCGCGATCAAGGCGTTCGAGGACTACAACCCCAACCATGTGCCCCCCACGGCCCTCGGGACGCACGTGAAGAACCACCTCCTGAAGCTCTCCCGTACGGCGTACAGCCGCCAGTCCACGCTGACCGTGCCGGAGGCCAAGCGTCTCACCTTCAATCAGGTCCAGCGCCAGCGCACGCTCCTGGAGGACCAGACGGGCAGACCCCCGACGTTGGAGGAGCTCGCCGACCACATGCGCCTCTCGCCCGCGCGACTGCACGCGTTGCAGAACGAGGTGAGCAAGCGCGAGTACATGGAGTCCGGCGAGGGCCCCTCGTTCGTTCAGCACACCGACGACCCGGAGGTCGTGCACCTCGCGTGGCACGACATGACGCCCGTTCAGCGGCAGATCTTCGAGATGCGCACGGGTTACAACGGCGCCAAGATCCTGCCCGGCGCCAAGATCATGCAGGAGACCGGCCTCACGCAGGGCCAGCTCTCCCACCAGATCGGCAAGATCCGCGACACCCTCGTGCGCGCCCAGAACCTACGCTAACCCCGTGACCGGACAGGCCGCCACCGTCGTCTCCCAGGCCGTCAACGCGGAGGCGCAGGAGCGCCGCACGCGGGCGCGGGTGTACCTGAACGCAGCCGCCCCGGACACGCGCTCGCAAGGCCGTTGGCTCTCCGAGGTGGGCTTCCTCGACACCTCCCCGGTGAGCTACGCGGAGATGAGCCCCTCGAACTTCGTGCCCGCCGACGACCCCGAGGGGCGTGAGATCAACCAGATCTACCTCGTGCCGTACGGGCTGGAGCGGGACGCCGCCCTGCTCTCGGGAGCACGCCCGACGCGCTACCGCTCCTCGCGACGACAGGGGACCAACGGCACGGCCCCCTTCCCGGGCGCGCAGGGGCTCACCGGGGCCTCGGACCTCGACGAAGCAGGCGCCTCGCAGGCCAAGACCCTGGCGGTGCTGGCGGCCTTGCGTCAGGCGGACGGCGGCCCCGGCTACCACGCCGTGGTCACGCGCGCCGGGGCTGTCTACCTGTGCGGCCCGGCCGACGTGTCGGTCTCCCCCGTCGAGGACGCGGACAACGCCTTCTGCGTAGCGGTGGAGTCGGCCGTGACGCGCGGCCCCGAAGGCCAGCTCGCCGAGGCCACCTGGACGGGGGCGCAGTTGGACGCGCTGGCCGTGCTCGTCGCCAAGCTGCGCGCGGCCTACCCGTCGCTCCTGCTCGACGAGGAGACGGGTGTGCGCCTCGTGGACCGGGAGACCCGCCCCGACGGCCTCGCGGCGTGGTTCGCCGGGGACGCGCCGGCCACCTTCACCCAACGCGTCGCCGACCTGGGAGAGTTCGATGCAGCGACCGAAGTATTTCGTCGTTCGCCTCCTCCGTCGGCGCGCCGAGCAGAGGCGCAGGTCGCCGTCGGTACCGCCGACACGGCCGGCGAGAGCTCGCGAGTCCTCGCCGCGTACGTGGGGCTCGCCGCCGCCGAGCGCAGCCACGGCGTCTCGGAGCTGTCGCGCGCCAACGTGTTCGTCCAGCGGGCGCGCGTAGCGCACGTGTCGGGCGACGAGGGGGCCGAGGAGGCGGCTCATGCGGGGGCGGCCGACCAGCTCGTGCCGACCTTCCCCGAGGTCGTGGGCTACGAGCCCCACGTCTACAACTTCGCCACCGGCCGGTGGGGCGACGGGGAGACCGCGTGAGCCCCGACGTGCACATCCAGCTCATCGACCCGAGCGAGCAGGGGTGGAGGTCGATCTTCACCTTCGGGCCCACGGGCCCACGGGCCGTCACGGGTTCGATCAAGCTGCTCAACCGCTGGATCAAGGTCTTCATGACCCCGGTGAACTCGCACCCCGTGCGCCGGAACGAGGGCACGAAGTTCTCGTCGCTCATCCGCTCGAACGTGAACTTCTCGCTCGTCCAGCCGGACATCCTGGAGGCCGTCGACGACGCGACCGAGCAGGTCCGGGCCGAGGACCGCCGCACGCCGAGCCGCCCGCCCGACGAGGCGATCCAGAGCGCCACGGTCGTCCGCTTCAACCTCGTCGGTGCCTCCGGCGTGGAGTTCTGGGTCGAAGTCATCAACATGCTGGGCGAGCGCGTCCGCGTGCTCTTCCCTTACGCCTCGCGGCGTTAGTATCCTTGGCCGATGGCCACTCCGACCCCCGAAGAGCTGGCGGCCATGGCCGCCCGGATGCGCAACGTCCTCGCGACGCGCGTGAACGGCGACTACGGCGCCCAGAGCGTCCTCGGTGACCTCGTGGTCGACGCGCACACGGTCGTTCTCGCCGACGTGCTCGGCGAGGTCCAGGGATTGCGCCAACGGCAGTCTCTCCGGTCGCTCCGGCAGGCGCCCACCGGTCCCGACACCGACGAGGCCGTGGACTCGATCCTGTCGAATCTCTTCGTCGACCGCGACCAGGGCTCGTTCGCGCGCGGCGCGGCGCAAGTCTACTTCACCCAGCGCGTGGACACGCTCCTGCCGCGTACGACGAGGTTCTTCAAGACCACGTCGCTCGTCTTCTACGCCCGCACCACCGTGGACCTACTGATCCCGGCGGCCTCCATGCGGGCCGTCTACGACGCGCGCGGGAGCGTCGTCTACTGGACCTACTCCGTCCCGCTGATCGCCGCCCGCACGGGCGACGCCTACAACGTGGCGCCCGGACGGTTCTCGTCCGTGGACCCGTTCAGCCCCTACCTCGCCTACGCCGAGAACCTGCGCAAGTACGCCGGGGGCCTCGGCGTCGAGACGAGCAACAACCTCGTCGTGCGCGCGGCGTCCGCCATGAGCGTGCGGTCGCTCGTGAACGAGCGGTCGAACGACGCGCGACTGCGGGCGACATTCCCCGAGGTGCAGTCGGTGCTCTCGGTCGGCGCGGGGGACCCCGAGATGATCCGCGACCAGGTGAATAGCTACGGCGAGGGCCTGCCGATGCACGTGCTCGGGCACACGGACATCTACGTGCGACTGCCGCGAGAAACGGTGACCCAGACCGTCACGGTGGGGGCCCCCGCCGCCAGGGCGGACGGGAAGAACCTCTCCTTCACGGACCCAGGGCTCGCGGGCTCCGGCTTCGAGCAGTACGCCGTACAGGCCGGGGACGTGATGGTGGTGTCTGCGGGCCTCACGGACGCCCCCGGCCACTACCGGGTGGCGGGCGTGCGGGGCAAGAGCCTGTCGATCGACGCGGGCCTGCCCTTCCCCGAGGCGACCGACGAGCTCACGAGCCCGCCGTCCGTGACGTACTCGATCGGCGACAACTGGCCCGCCTTCGACAACAAGGTGTCGACCACGACCAGCTCCTCGGCCCGCACGAGCCGCCAGATCGTCCGCGAGGGCGCGGCGATCCTCCCCGGGGGCCCCGTCTACGCGATCTCGCGCATCGAGGTCCCGTCGCCCCCGACGGCGATCGAGGACTTCACCGACCCTGTCACGGGCTCGGTCCTCTTCTCCAGGCGCCTGAACTCGGACCCCGGGGCTCCCTCTCGCGGGCAGCCGCTCGCCTACCGCCTCGCGGTAGAGAACCCTGAGTCGGGCCAGTCCGATCAGGCGATCACCGTGCTCACCCTCGGCTGGCCGGGCGAGGACCTGGAGGGCACCGAGGTGCTCGTCACCTACGAGACGCTCGTGGGGTTCGACTCGCTGTCCGAACTCGTCTCCTCGCGGTCGGAGCGCGTCTCGGCGGCCAATGTTCTCGCGCGCGCCGAGCACCCGGTCTACGTCTCCTGCACCGTCCCCTACCGGCCTCGCACGCTGCCCACGAGCTTCGGGACCCAGGTGGCCACCGTGGACGAGGAGGCTGTGATCGAGGCGATCTCCGAGCTCATCGAGCAGGCACCGAGCGGCTCCCTGGACGTCACGGCCGTCACGCAGGCGGCCACCAAGGCCGAGCCCGACAACATCGGCGGCTACTACCCCTTCTCGGTGACCTACGAGCTGCTCCTGCCGGACGGTCGCGTGGCCAAGTACCAGACGCCCGATCAGGTGACGCTGCTCCTCGGCGGGCGCAGCGCCGCGCAGATCACCAACTACGCCGACCTGGGCCTCGCGCAGGGGGACACGGCCGGTTACAACGCGCTCCTGCGCCGGCTCGGCGTGAGCGACCGCGTCGTTCGTTACTTCACCGGGCCCGGCTCGGTGGCCCTGGACCGGAGGGCGTGACGTGCCGATGACCCCGCAAGGCGCGCGGACCTTCCTGCACGCCCTCTCCGACTTCTGGGTGCTGTACTTCCAGGACATGAAGGTCCTGGACGCCTACGCCGAAGGCATCGCCCTCAACACGGCGCAGCTCTACCAGACCTTCCTCGAAACGGTGCTCGGGTCCTCCCTCGCGGACGCGCCCCTCTTTGACCGAACCTTCTACGCGCCCTACGCCCTGCGCGAAGACGCGATCCGCTACATCGAGGGGGAAGGGCCGGACCAGGACCGCTGGCGCGTGGCGACCGGCGACGCCCTGCGCGGCGCGGACTACCTCGTCAACCGGATCATCGCGCCCACCGCGTTCCTGCGCCAAGGGCGAGAGTTCGAGGTCACGCCTGGGGCCTTCGACTTCCGAGGGGAACCCTTCGAGGCCCTCGCCAACTTCCCAGTACGCTTCATCACCGTCGTCTCCCCGGGCGCCTGGAGGGACCCCCTGGGGCGCGGCTGGGACGGTGTGCGACCCGGCGACGCCTTCGTCTTGCAGATCGGCGGCGCCCAGGCCGAGGCCGTCGTCACTGGGACCGACGGACCTGTGATCCATCTCGACTCAGCCCCGGTGCTCCTCTCCCAGAGCCTCGTCCGGCGGGGCGGGCGCGTGACGATCCTGCGCACCCCGTGGGATCGACAGGTCGTGGGCCGACTGCTACCGGATCACCCCGAGTACTCCGAACGCCTCTCCACGGGGGCCAACGACGGAATGACCGTCATCGGCGGGAACGAAGTCAGCATCCTCGGGCTCTCGGGCTACCGGGGGTCGTGGACGATCTCGACGGCCTACGCCGTGGGGGACCTCGTCTTCCGATCGGGGCGCGCGTGGCGGTGCCTGGAGGCGCACACGAGCGGCGGCTCCTTCGACCCCGCGCCGTGGGACGACCTCTCGCTCGGCTACGTCTACATGACGCACGTGGACGACCCGTCGCGCGACGGCCTCTACCCGCTCGGAACGCCTTCGATGGCTGGGCGCGTCCGGCTCACGGGCGCCGCCGACTTCACGCAGACCGGCTCGGTGCTCCTCCAGCGCGTCCGATACCAGGGTATCACCTCCGGTCCGGTGAACCTCCGTCTCGGGCACGAGTTCATCGACCCCGGGCTCGTAATCTCCTCGCGGCGGGAGGTGGCCCGTCGTGTGCGACAGGACGACGGCAGCTACGTCACCCACCCTGCGGGGGAGGCTGTGGAGGAGGGCGTCGACTGGTCGCTCGACGCGGAAGCCGGGCACGTTCGCGTCCTCTCGGCGTGGTCGCCGGGGGTCCCGGCCCGCGCGAGCTACACGTGGCGCCTGCTCGTGGCCAAGACCGGCCTGCCCTGGAAGGGGGCGCTCGCGGCGGGGCCGTACTCGCGGGGCGACCTCCTCTCCTACGCGGGCGAGCCGTACGTCGTACGGGAGGACCACACCTCGGGGGGCTCCTTCGACCCCGCGCTTTACGCGCCCTTCGTCCCGCCCGCCGCCCTCGACGCGGAGCGCGTCGTGCGCGAGGCCGCCGTGTGGGCGACGGACGCGCTCGTCGACACCGGGAGGCTCTACGCGAACTTCGGGGCGCTCCTGGCCCCGGAGCGGGACTCCTCGGAGGTCTACCGGGCGTTCCTGACGGCCGTCTCCCGCCTCTTCCTCTTCGGGCCCACGCTGGAGCGCTTCGAGAGCGCGCTCAACGCCGTGGCGGGCCTGCCCCTCGTGCGCGAGGACGGGGAGGTGCTCCTGTCCTACTCCAGCGGCGTGGACGAGAGCGAGGGAGACAGCGCCGTGTACGGCACTGCGATGGGGCAGAACGGGTCGCTCGACGCGGCGTCGGGGACCTTCGAGAGCCCGACGGCGGGGCTGTTCCCGAACGACGTGGGGGCCGTGATCGAGGTGCGTGAGGGCGGGCGCCTGGAACGCTACACCGTGACGGGCGTGGTCTCGGCCACCACCGCCCTGGTCACCCCCGTCCCGACCGCCGACGCGGAGCACCTCCCGTGGAGCTACGACCACGTCGCGATGAAGAACCGCCTGCGCCTCGCGGGCAACGGGTACCGCTTCACCGACGAGGACATCGGCGCCTGGGTTCGGGTCACATCGACCGGCAACCCCCGCAACGTGGGCACCTTCCGCGTGCTCTCGATCGACGACCCGCTCACAGCGGAACTGGAGAGCGAGTACGGCTTCGTCGACGCCGCGCCCGTCGCGTGGGACCTCTCTCGCTCGGGAGAGCAGGTCGTCGGCACGAGCCGCCGCGAGTACCGAGTGCCCCTCAACGTCCCCCTGCGCCAGGACCTAAGCGTCGGGCAGAGCCTGCGAGCCTTCACGCCACTCTCGACGGCCTTCGTCGCCGTCGACTACCTGGAGGACCCCTCCTGGTGGCACCGCGTGACCATCCCCCAGGAGCTCCTCGGGGACGGCGCGGGGCCCCGAACGGTGTCGCCCGAGCTCATCGAGAACGTCTACGGCGCGCTCGACGGCGCCTCGTTCGGGGACCCCGGCTTCTACTACGGCGCCGACGAGACGGGACGACCCGGCACCGAGAGGAAGGGCGAAGCCGTCTGGTACGGAGCGCACGAGGTAGTGCTTGGGTTCGGTCCCGGCGTCCCGGTCGCGCGCGGGAGGGACGTGGGCGAGTACTTGGTGGTCCACACCGAGGGCTTCCGTGGCTGCTTCGAGATCACGAGCGTCTCTCAGGACGGCAAGCGGCTCGGGCTCGACCGGTTCCCGCCGCCGGAGGCGCACGGCGCCGTGCCGCCGCAGTCGATCACGGTGGAACTCCCGCCGCTCGTCTACCGGCGCACCGTCGGGTTCGTGCTCATGGACCGGACGCTCAAGTACCACTCCGTGCGGATCGAGGTGGACCCGTCGGTCGGGCTCACGCGGACGTTCCTCGAAGACACGCTGCGGATCATCTCGACGTCCAAGCCCACGCACGTGTTCCTCTTCTTCGACGCGATCACGAGCTTCGTAGACAGGGCCGAAGTGGAGGAGGCTCTCACGATCGCCATCGACTACGCGCTCCTCGACCAGATCCAGGCAGGGGACGCGACGGCCCTCGCGGCGGTGGCCCCCCTGCGCGCGGGCGACGCCTACCGGTTCGTCGCACGAACGGCCTCCATCTCAAGTGCGCCCGGAACCTACGCGCTCCCCACGACCCTGCCGTCCGGCACCTCGCCGGAGCGCACGCTCGTGAAGGTGCGCTTCGACCCGGCCGCGCGCGTGGGCGCGCGCCTCCCGACCGAGGGCGTGGACTACGACGTCGACTACGCGGGAGGCACCGTGACGATCCGCGCCGGGGTGACCCTGACCCCCACCCCGGTCACGGTGAGCTACCTGGACTGCATCCGGCGCCAGCTCGCCCCGTCCGACCCCCACGACCCCGGCGAGGTCGACTGGCTGGCGGGGGGCGCGGACCCCACCTTCGTCCGTCCGCCCGGTGCGCCGGTTTCAGCCGCCGCTATCGTCGACCGTGCGATTCAGATTACCCTTGGCCCGTGAGCGCTCGAAGAGTTTCCGTCCGGGAGCCGTTCACCCTCCGGGGTGAGATCCAGATCGTCGTGCGCGGGGGTCCGCGCGTACGGCGTATCGCCGTGCGCAACACGATCCTTTACACGGGCCGGAACGCCCTCCTGTACCTCCTGGCACAGAACACGGGCTCCCCCACCGACTGGAAGCTGTCGCGCCTCATCCCCGGCACCAACGGGTCGCCCCCGACGGCAGGCGACCCTGGGGCCTTGGCCCCGGTGGGCCTCTCCGACCAGATCGTGCTCGGCCCATCGGACGTGGTCGTCTCCCCCGGCACCGGGGAGCTCATCGTCACGGGCACGCTCCTCTCCACGCAGGCCAACGGCGCGGACCTGCGGGAGATCGTCCTCGGCATGGGCAACGGCGAGGCGTTCGCCCGACAGGTGACGCCCATCATCCCCAAGAACGACCCCCTCACCGTCACGTACACGTGGCGCATCGCCGTCGCCACCTGAGCCCACCATGACCAAGATCTACGACGAGCTGGTCGACTTCGAGCGCGGCGCCGACACGGGCCAGAACACCCGCGACTCCATCCAGCCCATCAAGCAGGAGCAGGCGTGGCCGGGCGCGGCGAGCCGACCCGACGAGAACCTGCGCGTGCGCACGGAGGTGCTCAAGCTCCTCCTGGAGACGAGCAACTACTTCATCGACGCGGACCGTGGCCTCGTCCTGCGCTCGGGCGCACCCTTCACCTTCACGCAACCCGAAGACGGGCGGTACGTGCTGTCGATCGCCCCCGGAGGTCAGCTCTGGGTGAGCAGTGCGCTATCCCCCGGCCAGTCGAGCGGGGGGCGCGACGGTGGCGGCAAGGTCTTCTGCGAAAACCCATCGGAGGGTGGCGCCTGGACGCCCTACGCAGGCACGCTCGGCACCGACGAGCTCACGCTGACCGCCTCACGCGCCACCACGGGTCAACGTGGCTACGCCGACTGCGACGACTTCGCGCAATCTCCGTCGGGGCTCTCCATCGGGGCCAACCGTATCCGCTTCTCACTCTCGGCGGACCCAACGCTCGCGGGTGGTACCGCGAACGTGCGCGCGGTGATCTCGGGCTCGCCGCGATCGAGGATCCACGTCACCTACGGCACCCTCGGCACGCCGACGACGCTCGGCCAGCTCATCGCGTTCATCAACAACGACCGCACCTCCCAGGGCTCCTTCGGCGTCGCCGACTTCCTCTACGCCTCGACCACGGGCGCGCTCACCAACCCCCCGGTCCCCTTCACGGGTGGGCGGGTGCAGGGCGCCTACGACGCCGAGATGCACGCCGTGACCGACGAGCAGTTCAGCGCCTTCTTCGAGGCCACCGTCTCGGGGGAGTACGTCAACCGGCTGCGGGAGGGCGAGGGTCTCGCGATCGGGTATCCCCTGGGGCCCGTGCAGCGCGGCGTCCCCGCTCCGCGCGGCGGTCGCCGTCAGGCCCTGTGGGATCTGCCCACGAGCCGCAGCGGCGTCAGCACCCCGAACGTCACACCCACCAACGGCTGGTCCCTCTTCGTCACGGGGCGCGAGCCCGAGAAGATCCCGGGCGCCGTGCCGATCGGCAAGGTGATCGACGGGGAGTTCGTGTTCATCGACGGCACGCGCCTGGGCGTCGGCGAAACGCTCACCCTGGGCGAGAGCCGCTCGATGTGGGCGGCGCTGGCGCTCCTCGGGGGCGGCGGGACCACCTCCGGCGCCGCGCGCATCGGCTACGAGGGCGGCGAGAGCTGGAACGCCGACGCAGCCTCCACGCTTCACGCGGCGATGCTGTCGGGCACCGTGCGCGACGCGATCGACCAGATCGTGGACGACCTCGCCAACGAGGTGGACACCCAGTCGGGCTCCCGGCGCGTGGGCAGCGAGAACCTCACCGGCACCCCGTCGGTGGGCAACGAGGTGCGCCAGCTCTCGCTGCCCGCCGGGTCGATCCGAGAGCAGCTCCTGTACCTCCTGAACGGCAGCACGACCGGGGTCCTCCTGGGGATCAACGGTCGCGTCAGTGAGGCGGGGCATCGCCTCGTGGGGGCCGCGCCGCTGCGCAAGGAGTTCGGCTTCTCCGGCATGCCCGCAGCGGGCGCGGTGATGCTCCAGGCCGAGCTCCACGCGCCGACCAACCTCATGGCCTCCGTGGCCTCCGGCGTTCAGGAGTTCGCGAGCCTGAACCTCCAGCCCATCGTGTACGCCAACGCCGTTGACGCGGACGACTTCCTCACGGCCTCGAACTTCGTCACCTTCAGCGCAGCGACGGCGCTCCTGCTCACGGGCATGAGCAGTGCGCAGTTCACCAAGGTCTTCGCCAAGCTGCCCATTGCCCAGGAGGCGTTCGGCGGCAACGTGCTGCCCCTGCTCTTCGTGAAGCTCACCGGGCTCGCCGAGTGCGCCGACGCGGCGGACGGGATCTACACGATCTTCAGCCGCGACACCAGCACCCGCACCGTCGTGCTGCGGCGCCTGGACGGCTCCAGCCCGAACTTCACCGGCCTCACGGGCACCCCGACGATGACGTTCATGTCCTCGCTCGCCGTGGGCAACGACGTGCGCGGGACGCGGCTGCACGGCTTCGTGCACACCGACCTCACGCAGAACACCCTCGGCGCCCCGGTCGCGGCCCTGGGCCTCTCCACCGAGGAGTCCCGCCTGCTGGAGTTGTGGCTGCCCAACGGCAACGCGGGCACGATCTTCTTCACCCAGTACGCCGGTCGCGCCGAGTATCGCTCGCCCCGTCGCACGGTCGGCGGCTACGTCACACGCTCGACCGTGAACCTGCTGACGACCTCCGACAAGCAGCTCCTGGACGGTCAGGAGACGGGCGCCCCAGTGGACGCCTCGGCGAGCCACCACCACGGCGCCCTCTACGCGAGCTGGACCCGTCGCTCGCCCAACAACATCTCCAACTCCGTGTCCTCGCTCTCGGACACCGCGCCCGGCACCTCCTTCCCCACCACGGCTCCCTCCGGGTCGACCAACGTCGCTGCACTGATCTACTACGTGTTCACGATCAAGCCCGCCGCCGCCGGGGACGTGACCGTAGCGTTTCTGTTCATCGAGCCGACCAACCGCACCGTGCACTTCATCAACGTGCAGTTCACCGCCGCCAGTACGAGCGACGAGCGCATCTTCCGTGGGCAGGTCACCACGCCCCTCACCACGAACAACTACTACGTGCAGAAGTCGCCCGCGCTCTTCCTCATCAACGTCGATCAGGCTCAGTCGAGCTACTCCTTCGACGTGCTGGCCATCCAGTCGGTCAAGAACTGACGGCCAAAGAAAAGGGCCCGGCGCTCCCCCGCGCCGGGCCCTCCGCTTCCCCCTTCTTTCGCCCTCAGCTACATCCGAGAGACTCCCCGCACTGCGGGCAGCGGTGGCAGGCGCCGTTGCGCTGCGTCAGCGTCCCGCACTTGGGGCAGAGCGGGGCGTCCGTGGGGACGTGCGCCGGGGCGTGGGCGGCCTCGGCGTACGCCTTCGGGTCGAGGACGGGCGGCGGGATCTCGCTCTCCTCCATCGCCTCGGGCTGGACGTGCTGGAGGTCCGCCCGCTTCAGGTACTTCACGCCGATCACGCGCATGGCGAGGTCGACGAGGCTGGTCGCGCGCTTGATGGTCGGGTGGTTCAGCACTTGACCGTTCGGCTCGAACTTCGTGTGCACGAAGGTCTCGACGTACTCGGCGAGCGGTACGCCGTACTGCACGCCGATCGAGACCGCCTTGGCCCACATGCCGTACAGGCCCCCCAGGGCCGAGCCCTCCTTGGCGATGTCGACGAAGAGCTCGCCGAAGCTGCCGTCCTCGTACTCGCCCGTCCGCAGGTAGAGCTTGTGGCCGTCGAGCTTCAGGGCGAAGGTCGAGCCGCGCCGCTCCTTGGGGAGCTTCTTCTGGCCGCTCTTGAAGGCCGGCGAGACCTCCTGGGGAGCGGCGGGAGGCACCGTCTTCGACTTCGACTGGAGGGCCGTCACCGGCTGGCTCTCCTTGGACCCGTCGCGGTAGATCGCGACGGCCTTCAGGCCCAGCTTCCAGCCCTGGTAGTAGGTCTCCATCACGTCCTCCACGGTGGAGTTGCGCGGCATGTTCACGGTCTTCGAGATCGCCCCCGAGAGGAACGGCTGCACGGCCGCCATCATCCTGAGGTGCGACATCACGGACAGGCACCGCCCGTCGGTGCCCGAGGGCAGGGCCGTGTCGAAGATGCCGAGGTGGTCGGCGTTGAGCCCAGACCCCGTGAACCCGCCCGTCTCGGTGACGTGGCGGACGATGGGGCCGATCTCCGTGTCGTCGTAGCCCAGCGCCCGGAGCGCCGGCTCGACGAGGCGGTTCACGAGCGTGACCATGCCGCCGCCCGCGAGGGTCTTGTACTGCACGTGCGCGAGGAGCGGCTCCACGCCCGTGGTCTCGCAGTCCATGAGGAACCCGATGGTCCCCGTCGGCGCGAGCACCGTGACCTGCGCGTTGCGCACGCCGTATCGGGAGGCGAGTGCGAATGCCTCGTCCCACACGCGGACCGACTCCTCCATGATCCGCCGGGCGAGCTGGCGGTCGGTGCTGAGGGGCCGCCGAGCCTCGGCGCCGTGCAGGGAGATGACGCGCAGGACGCCCTCCCGGTCGGCCGCGAACCCGTCGAAGGGGCCCATCTCCTTGGCGAGCAGGGCGCTCGTCTTGTACGCCTCGGCCGCCATGAGCGAGGTCACGGCCGCCGCGAAGGCGCGACCGTCGTCCGAGTCGTACGGCATGCCGAGGAGCGTCAGAATCGCCCCCAGGTCCGCGTAGCCGAGGCCGAGCTGCCGGAAGCGGTGGGCGCCCTCGGCGATCGACTTGGTGGGGTAGCTCCCGAGGTCGACGAGCGCGTCCATCGCGACGATGAAGGTGCGCACGGCGTCCTTGAAGCCGCCGAGGTTGAAGCCGCCGCCCACCGGGTCGACGAACTTCGTCAGGCGCAGCGAGGCGAGGTTGCACGCCGAGTCGTCGAGGTGCATGTACTCCGAGCACGGGTTACTCGCGCGGATGGGGCCCGCGTTGGGCGTGGTGTGCCAGTGGTTGATGGTCGTGTCGTACTGCACGGCGGGGCACCCGCACTCCCACGCGGCCTCGGCGGCCTTGCGCCACAGCTCGTGCGCCTTGATGGTCTTGACCGTGCGGCCGTCGATGCGGGAGGTGAGGTCCCACGGCGCGTGGGCCTCCACGGCGCGCATGAAGTCGTCCGTCACGCGGATCGAGTTGTTGGCGTTCTGGCCCGAGACGGTGGTGTACGCCTCGCCGTCCATGCCGCCCGTGTAACCAGCCGCGATGAGCGCCTGGGCCTTGCGCTCCTCGCGGAGCTTCCAGCCGACGAACGCCTCGACCTCCGGGTGGTTCACGTCCAGGCACACCATGCGCGCCGCGCGCCGGGTGGTGCCGCCGGACTTCGTGCCGCCCGCCGCCGCGTCCCCGGTGGGCAGGAAGCTCATGAGGCCCGACGAGGTGCCGCCCGAGTTGAGCGGGGCGTCCTTCTCGCGGATGCGGGAGTAGTTGGCGCCGGAGCCCGAGCCCTTCTTGAAGAGGCGCGCCTCCTTGGTCCAGAGGTCGAAGATGCCGTCCTCCTCGACGAGGTTGTCCTCCACGGTGTTGATGAAGCAGGCCGAGACCTGGGGCCGCGTGTAGGCGTCCGTGGTGCGCCGGTACTCGCCCGTCGCGCGGTCCCACGCCCAGTTGCCGCCCGAGCCCTGGATGCCGTACACGGGCCCCAGACGCACGTTGAACCAGACGGGGGAGTTGAAGGCGCCGTACTGGTGGATGAGGAGGTAACCCAGGTCGTCCTCGAAGCGCTCGCTGGCCGAGAGGTCGGGGAAGTAGCGCTGGTCGCGGGCCGAGAAGGCGATCGTCTTGGCCACCCCGAAGACCATGTCGAACACGGAGGTTTCGTACTTGCCCCCGTCGCTCTTGGCGCCCTTCTTCACGAAGTACTTGGAGGCGGCCACGCGCACCGCGCGCTCGCTCCACGTCGCCGGGGCGTCGATGTTGTTCAGGCGGAAGACCTCCGAGCCGTCGGGGTTCTTGATGACCGCGTCGAAGGTCTTGTGCTCGAAGGGGGCGCGAAGCCGCTCCTCGGTCGCGAAGAGGATCGGCCATTCCTGGAGCGTCTGGTTCTGGTCGTCGTTCATGTCGGTCCTACAAGTTGATGGGTCTGTCCTTGGGTCGGCTCCGGCCCTTCTTGCGGGTCTTCTCGACCATCGCCTTCTGGACCTCGGCCTGCGTCCGCGTCCCGGGCCTCACGCCCGAGCGCAAGTCGTGCGCGAGGAGCGCCATCGCCGCCGCGTCGGAGGCGTCGAAGTCGTCCTCGCCGAAAACGAAGCCCGTACGGCGTACGACGTACGCCTGCACCTGGGCCTTGGTGGCCGCGCCGTTGCCGGTGGCCCACTTCTTCAGGCGCGACGGCTCTATCACCTGGGGCTCCTCGCCGCTCGCCTCGTAGAGCCACAGTTTCAGCACGCCCGACGCCTCGCCCAGGTCGTACTCGCGGTGCTCGGAGCCGAGGCTCGGGCCCTCGATCACCGACCCCACGGGGCGGCCGTGGCGCCCGACGAACTCGCCGAGCGCGCGCCGGATGAGGGAGAGGCGGGCGGCGCCTCGCACCTTCCCCCCTATCGTAAGGGGCGCGGCGGCGAGCAACTCGCCGTCGAGCGAAACCACCGCAACCCCTGGGCTTCGGAGCCCGGTGTCGACCCCGACGTAAACGCCTATGTCCACCGTCACGCTACGAATCCAGCAGCACGGATACGTGAGGGCCACGGGCTATCAGGCGACCCAATGGGCCGTCACGGAGCCCGTCGCGGTGCCCGCCGGTTCGACGCCGCGCGCGACGGACCCGTCGAGCTACGCGCCGATGTTCGTCGTCGACACGACCGGGCCGGTGGAGCTCCTGCGCCGGCTCGCGCGGTTGATCGACTTCACGGCGCTGCCGCGCGCCGAGCTGGCCGTCTTCGACGTTCGCGGCGACAACGCCGCCAACCTCTTCAACAACGCGCTGCCCGGCGACAAGCTCTGGGTCTCGCCGACCCCGGCGCACTGGGTGCAAGACGAGGCGCCGTACGACGACGGCGTGTTCGTCATCGACGCGGTGTTCAACCGCGCCCAGGGCATCAACCCGCAGGTCCTCCCTGGGCGCCTGCTCACGCTGCCGGGCTACCACTTCACCCCCGAGGACGTGGGGCGCTGGGTGCAGTTGGACGGGTTCACCACGGGATCCTACAACGGTTTCGCCCAGATCGTCAGCTACACGGGGAACGTCGCCCGGATCTCCAAGGCCACCACCACGACCGAGACGGGCTCCACCTGGAACTTCCCGGCGCTGCGCCTGCGGCCCTCGGTGGGCGCCGGGCTGGAGCCGAAGTTCTTCCCGACGCGGGAGGTGAACCTGCCCTGGAAGCTCTACCGGGGGAACCCCTTCGCCACCTTCCCGATCGCCACGGGCACGGGCGGCGCGTCGATGCGCGAGCTCGCGGGAGACCTCGTGCGCTCCGTGCGGTTCACCGAGCTATCACCCTCGCTGGAGGACGCCAACGCCCTCTTCGAGTACGTGCGCGCGGCGCTCGGTCCCCTGCAAGATGTGGCGGCCGTGGACGGCGCGGAGTTCCAGGGCCTCGTGACGGTGACGGAGGGTCCGTGAGCGAGTCGTCGTGGGTCCGGGTGGAGGAGCGGCGCACCGAGGAGTCGGGCGGCTACGGCGTGTCCTTCGAGGTCACCGTGTCGTACGGTGTACCGAAGGCGCTCTTCGTCTTCCGCTACGAGGACGACGCGTTCTCGCACGTGGCCACCGTCGACGACGTCGAGCGTTGGCCCGACAGCCGGGAGGCGGCCAGGGCTGGGGCGATGCGCTTCTACCGTGGCACCCTCGCCCGTCGCGTGCTCTCCACGCGCGAACGACTCGCGGCCCTCGTCGACCACGTGCGCCAGCGGCTGACGGAGGTGACCAACGCGTGGGACGGCACCTCCGTCCTGGCGGTGCCGGGCGAATCCGTGTACGTCCTGGGTGGAGACCCATGAGCACGACCCCACAGGTGTCGCAGTCCCGGCGGGGCGTCACGCTCGCCTCGGGCGCGCTCGCCTACGAGGTCACCACGACGGTGGTCGACCGGGGGGACCTGCCCACCAAGAACCTCTTCGTCCGCCGGATCGTGGACCCCGGGGACCCGAAGCGCGACGTGCTCGCGCGCGTGGTCGAGCCCTACGACCTGCGCCGGCTGTCCACAGCGCTCTACGTGAGGGTGCGGGAGGACTCGCTCGTCTACCTGGACGCGGACCCCTTCGCGCGCGTGGCCTCGACCGACGAACTGACGGAGCTGCCACAGGACCGCGCCGACGCGGTGCGCCGGAACCTCACGACGTACCTGAGCTCGTCGGTCGCCCTCACCTACCCCTCGCTCGCCTCGGCCGACGCGGCCTACAAGCAGCTCCTCGGGCGCCTGTCCCAGCTCGTCACCGACTGGCGGTCGTTCAACGCGGCTTTCGAGACCCGACCGACGCAGCTCTACACCCTGCCGGTCTCGCCGCAGACCGTGGAGGACGAGCGGCGCGCCCTTTACGCAGCGGCGCTTGCCGCCCGCAAACGCGTCGAGGCCGACTTCGACGAGGCGAACCGAGCCGCCCTCGATTGCGAGGCCGACTGCGAGTCGGACCGAACGATCCACCAGATGCTGCTGGAGGACGTGACGTTCCTCGAAGCCGCGCGGGCTCGCGTCCTCACGATCGGCGAGACCATCACGGGGGGCAGCGGCGGGACGCCGAGCCACAACGCGCAGGACTTCTGCGTACAGGCGGGCTCCTACTCCACGGACGCGCTCTCCTACGAGGCGCTCCTTTCCGCCAAGCGCGCCAAGCTCGCCGACTACACCGCGCGTGTGCGCGCCTGCGAGACGCGCTGCGTCCAGCTCGGGCGCGCCCGGGACGCGGCGCAAGTCGTGCTATCACGGGCCCAGGACGCCGAGCGCAGGGCCGTCGCAGGCGTGCGCGACGTCTGCCCGACCTTCACGCCTACGGAGTGACCATGACCGACAACGCCATCGACCTCTACCACGACACCGCCCACGCCACCCTCGGCCGCCTGATTCAGTCCCACCCCGGCAGCACCGAGATGCTGAAGACGGCCGAGTTCGAGGACGACCCGTCCGCCATCCCCGACGGGGCTTTCGCCTGGGGGGCCGAGCGGATGTTCCCGGTGCACACCCCCGAGCACGCGATCGTGAGCGCGCTCTACGTGCGCGAGCAGCCCCAGGTCCCCTCGCACGTCCGGGCCAAGATCGCCGAGGCGCTGGAGGCGTACGGCGTACCCGAGGAGGTCATGCGGCCCCACGAAGTGAAGGTCGCGGCCGACCCGCAGGACTTCCTCTTCCCCGAGACGGGGACTTACCCCGTGCGCAGCCCCGAGGAGGTCAAGACCGCCGAGCAGCGTATGATGGAGGAGGCGTGGAAGCTCCCGCTGGAGGAGCGGGTCAAGGTGTTCAACAAGCTCGCGTCGGCCGCCGAGCGGCACGGCGTGACGCTCAAGCCGGTGGCGCAAGGGTGGGGCCTCGCGGCCTACTCGGCGCCCGAGAAGGTGTTGGAGGCCGTGATCGGCCGCACGCAGATCGTGAAGTCGGCCGAGGACCGCGTGCCTTACGAGACGATCTCCGAGGTGATCCGCAAGGACCCCTTCTCGCTCAGGGACTACAACGCGCGCGTGAAGCTCGCTTCGACCCTCATGACCCTCGACAAGAAGGCCGGGATCGAGGGCACCTGGAACCGGAAGGTACCCGACCCGATCCTCTCGGTCTTCAACCGCCCGGCCAAGGTGGGCGCGCGCATGGTGGTGCTGGGCTCCGAGAGCTACGCCATCGAGCAGCTCGCGGGCCTGCCGGCGAGCTTCTGGGCCGACGCCGTGGGCCCGGAGATGGTGTCGGAGATCGCCCCCGGCGGTCAGGTGAACCCCGACACCCTCTCCGACATTCTGCCGACGCTGCCCGCGCCGATGTTGCAGAGCGTGGTGCGCAGCCTGCACGCGGCCGGGATCAAGCCGAGCGGAGTCTGATGACCCCCAAGGACGTTCTCCTCGACCCCGGGGCGCCCCCGTCGGCCGTCTGGGCGGCCCTGGGGGCTCTCCTGGGGCTCGGGATCGAGGTCTGGGAGCCCGAGACCCTCCAGCTCGAAGTAGGGCGCCTGGGGGGCTCCTGGGAGGCCCTGGCGCCCAAGGTCCTGGCAGCTCAGACCGCGATCGTTTCGCGGGTCTGGACTTACGACTGGGACGCCCTCTTCGCCTTCGCCCTGGCCTGCGAGGGCCAGCCCGCCGCCGCCGACGCCTTCCACCACCCCACGGTGCTTCAGCTCGCCTGGGCCGTGCTCGAACTCCAGGAGCTGTGCGGTGCCGAGATCGACGAGCACCACGGCTTCGACCCCGACACGATCGACCCGGGGGTCGCGGCCCTGCTGCACGACGATGGGTGGGTGCTGGCGCCCGACCCCCTGGGGTTCTGCCAGGGGCACCTGGACCGGATGAACCGCACCAGCGAAACGCTCCGCGAGCACGTCCGCGCCGCCTGGACGAAGGTCCGGGACGGCGAGGACGACTCGATACGGCGTATCGCCGAGGCCGCCCCCGAGAACGAGGTGGGCGTGCAGATCTGCCACTTGGCGGACGCGTGGCTGGAGCTGCGCGCGAGGGCCCGCCGGAGAGCCGTGCTCCTGAATGCTTGCGGTCGATAGTCAAAAAGTAACCCTCACCCGATCGGCCTACGCGCAGGCCATCATTCAGTGGGAGGGGAGACCTTTGTCGCTGGACATGTACCCCATGTTCAAGGCGACGTACGACGGGGACTACCAGCTCACGGTCTTGAAGACCAGCCGACAGGTCGGCAAGTCCATCCGGCTGATGGTCTACCTGCTGACGGACTCGATCGCCCGCGCGCACTACAAGTCCCTCTTCGTCACGCCGAGCGAGGGGCAGACCGACAAGTTCTCCAACCTTCGACTCGCGCAGGCCATCCGGTTCTCGCCGCACATCCGGGACAACTTCATCGACCCGTCGATGCCGAACGGCGTGCGCATCCGCTCGTTCAACAACGGCTCGTCCATCGTCTGCACCTTCGCCTCGGACAACGCCGACCGCGTGCGCGGCAACTCGGCCGACCACATCATGATCGACGAGACGCAGGACGTGCTCCTCGACGCCGTGGTGCCCGAGATCCGGGAGGTGCTCTCCGAGAGCAACTACAAGTACCAGAGCTTCTGCGGCACCCCGAAGACGCTTGAGAACGGCCTGGAGCACCTCTGGAAGAACTCCACCCAGACCGAGTGGGCCATGAAGTGCACCGGGTGCGGCAAGTACTCGGTGATCGTCTCGGAGAAGCAGCTCGGCAAGCTAGGTCCAATCTGCGGTCACTGCTCGACCTACCTGAACCCGCGCACCGGGATCTGGGTCGACATGAACCGCAACCCTAACGCCCTCTTCAAGGGGTTCCACGTCTCGCGCCCAATCATGCTGCGTGGCGTGCCTGCCGCCTGGGAGCCCGGGTCCGACCGGCACCAGAAGGCCATCGTCGAGTGGAAGAACGAGATCCTCGGCAAGCTCGAAGGCCCCCTGTGCTACTCGCTGCCGAAGTTCCGCAATGAGGTGCTCGGCATCTCGGACTCCGTCGGCACGCGGCTCATCACCGAGGAGATGCTCTGGAACGCGGCCACCGGGCCCGTCATGAGCGACAAGCCCACGCCCGAGCTCATGCAGGGGATCGTGCGCGTGGCCGCCGGCATCGACTGGTCGGGCGGCGGCGGGGACGGACACTCCTCGACCGTGCTCGTGATCCTGGGCCGCATGCCCTCCGGCAAGAATCGCGTCCTCTACTTCAAGATCTTCTCCGGTATCCACGCGGCCCAGGAGAACGCCGAGATCCGCGCCATCCTGCGCAACTACGACGTGAACCAGAACCTCATCGTCGGCGGCGACGCGGGCGAGGGCAACATGAACATGGACATGCTGCGCACGAGCATGCCCAACCCCGCGCGCGTCGCGAAGTTCCGCTACGTCGGCCCCAACGCCAAGCACTACTGCATGTGGGACAAGGCGCGGAACACGTACATGGTCAACCGCACCAACGCGATCGACTCGTGCATGTCCGCGTTCCTTCGCAAGGACGTCGAGTTCCCCCGCGAGCCGCGCGCGTACTTGCAGATCGCCTTCAAGCACATCCTCGCGGAGTACGAGGAGGTGACCAGCAAGGACGGCGGCGGCCGGAAGGTGTGGAGGCACACGCCCGTGGACCCGGACGACTTCCTCCACGCGGTGGTGTTCGCGCGACTGGCGCTCCAGATCGCGAGCGGCGAGATCAACCTGGGGAGCGCCGTGCCCGGCGAGGACGACTAAGGGAGGAGGATGCGGGGGGCGTGGAACGGCTCGGCCGGCGCCGAGGGGCCGTTGTCCACGTGCTGGAGGAGGGGCGCGGCGAGGGCGGCCTCCTCGGGGACGAGGCTGACGGTCTCGGAGGCCCTCGCGCGGCTGATCCAGCCGATGACGGCCTTGCGGATCGCCTCGGCGCGCGCGGGCTGGTGCGGCTCAATGCCCCAGGCGTAGACCCACAGGGCGCGCAGCACGTCGGCCTCGGCGCGGTGCGGCGGCAGGGGGCGGCCCTGGAGGGACTCGTAGCCCACGGCGAGGTTGTACTTCTTGCGGCCGTCACGGTCGGCGAGCAGCCGCGAGTAGGCCATCACCTCGTCGTGGTGGCGCTCCCAGATGCCGCAGTCGTCGGGCATGGTGTCGTGCGAGTAGGGGAGGTCGCCGTGGGGCTGCACGCGGTGGCGGACGATCTCGTGCCAGATGAAGCCCTTGTCGAAGGGGATGTTCTGGTTGCACATCACGGCCCCGCGCAGGTCGTCGCGGATGGCGGCCCACGCCTCGGCGGCCTCGGGCGAGCCGCACATCGGGGCGCCCTGCCAGTCTGGGTGGCCGGGGCGGTAGCCGTTGACCTCCAGGGCCTTGGGGGAGGCCGCGCGCAGGTCCTCGGCACCTGGGGTGAAGCGGTAGGTGCGGATCTCGAACTTCGACCAGTCGTCGTTCTGGATGACGACGTAGGCGATCTCGATCACGCGGAAGAGCAGGGCCTGGAGGCCCGTCGTCTCGACGTCGGCGACGACGAACTTTTCGGGGAACGACATGTTCGGGATTCCTCTCGGGGCAAAAAAACAGCCGTGGGAACGCGCCAGCTTCAAGCACTCCCCGGGCGCTGGCGCACCGCACGGGGCAGGAGACCGACCGAGCGTCTCGAACGGGTCGACCGGTGGAGGAGGAGAGCACGCGTCGGCCGCGCGTGCCAGGACATGCACTTCTACCGCTATGCGGCCTTCTTCTTCGACTTCGGCTTCGAGTCCTCCCAGTCGTCCGGGTCGCGCAGGTCGACGAACTTGTCACCCTCGGTGTAACCGTCCAGCTCCGGCGCAGGAAGCGGAGGAGGCAGCTTCGAGAGGTACTTGGCGGCCGAGGAGAGCGTGCCGTAGCTCGACCCCATCTCCAGGTCCCACCGGTAGGGGGCCTTGAGCCAGGGGTTGTCGCGGCCGACCTTCTTGGTGCCGTACTCGTGGATGAGGTCCGGCATCTGGTGGGCGTACTTCTTGGCCACCTGACCGCCGATGGAGTCGTGCACCGTGAGGAGCAGGTGCCCGCCCATGTCGCGCTCGATGATGGGCGCGATCTCGCACATGGTTGTCAGCACGATCTGGGAGCTCGTGCGCTGGATCTTCACGTTGACCCCCTGGCGCTCGGCGCGCGCCAGGAGCGACTTCGGCGCGTTGGCCGCGTCGATCGGGAAGCGGCGCCGGCCGCCGTGGTAGGTCTCGACCAGACCGAAGGTCCGAAGCTCCCACTTGGTCTGCTCCATGTAGAGCGGGATCGAGGGGAACTTCGAGAAGAGCAGGTCCTTCACCACCTGGGCCAGGGCCAGCGGGATGCCCGCGATCTCGGCGATCTTCCTGACGCCCGCGCCGAAGAGCATCCCGAAGACCAGACGCTTGATGTTGGTGCGCAGCTCCTTCAGGCGTACGACGTACGACTTCTCCAGGATCTGGTCCTTGTCCTCCAGGGTGTGGGCCGCGAAGAAGTCCTCGTAGCTCCAGGCGTGGTCGTCGTCCACGCCCGCGCGCTCCAAGGCCAACTGCCGGTCGCGGCCGGTCTTGCCCGCCCCGACCTGGGCGGGGTTCAGCGCCGCCGAGGCGAAGAAGCAGTGGGCGTCCAGACCGTCGCAGAGTGCTGCGTTCAGGGCGTCGTCCTCCGAGTAGGAGCCGAAGATCGTGACTTCGGCCCCCTTGGCGTCGGCGTTGAAGAAGCACTGATCGTCCGAGTCGGGGATGAAGAGCTTCTTGCACTTCACCCCCTCGAAGACGGGCGTCTTCCCGTCGTCCATCAGCACCATCTTGCCGCGCGTGTCGCGCAGGGCCCCGAGGAAGCCGCGCGGCATGTTCTGGAAGTTGAAGCCGACGCCTGTGACACCCGATGAGGACGATAGGCGGTCGGTCACGGTGCCTGTCTGGTTGTAGCCGCCGTGCACGTGGTCGTCGCCGAACATCTCGGCGAGCTTGCCCGCGTTCTCGAAGAACGTGTGTCGGGCCTTGTCCGCCTTCTTCCTCGCGAGCAGCAGGTTCGCGAGCGGGCACTCGAAGCGGCTGACCAAGCCCTTGAGCACGTGCTCGCTCGTCTGGATCTGCTTGCCGGCGGTGAAGTGGTGGGGCGTGTAGTACATCCGCCCGTTCGCGTAGCGGGCCTCCCCGGGGTTCTTCCGGGCGATCTCCTCGGCGTGCTCGGGGTTGGGGTGGATAAAGCCCGCCCCGCCCTCGAAGAGGAACGAGGCGATCTTGCGCGCGGCGCCCAGCTTGAAGTTCTCCCCGCAGACCTCGTAGATCTGCTGGTCGGTGACGGCCAGCACCTGATCGAGCTTCTCGATGCCGTAGGTGAGGTACGCCTTGTCGATCTTGACGCCACGCAGCTCGATCTTGGCCAGCTCTCGCTGGAGCGGCAGCTTGAAGGCCCGCACGGTGGTGTGTGAGGGGTGCGGATCGGGGCAGAGCTCCTTGACGACAAAGACCTGCTTGCCCTGCTGGGCGGGGGGCTGGTTCGCGAGGCTCTCCTTCTCGACAGCACGCTTACGCGCGATGATCTTGTCCTCCTCCAGCATTCGTCGGTTCTGGATGAGCGCGAGGCGGCGCGTCACGTCCGCGTCCACGGCCGCGTAGAAGCTGAGCTCCGGCAGGGAGACGTGCTCGTAGCCCCCCTTCTTCTTGCGCTCCTTGGCCTCGGCCTCCTTCTGCTGATAGGAGAACTCGCCCGCCGCCTTGGCCGCGAGCACGATGCGCAGGTCCGCGAGGTGCTCGGCCGAGATGGGCTGCTTCTTGTGCAGCCCCGTGGCGAGCATCTTCTCCACCGTCGGAACCTTGAACGCGACGGTGACGAGCTTCGCCTCCGTCACCCGCTTGAGGGCCTGGGCGACCCCCTCGGGCACCCGGACGGTCTTGGTCCTGGTGACCTGGACGGCCTCCCCCTCGCCCTCCTCGTCCTGCTCCAACTGGTCCTTCAGCCGGTCCTCGTAGCCTGAGAACTGGGGGAAGAACCGCTTGGTGAGGGCCTTCAGGCTGTACTCTCCCTTCTTGTCCTCCTCCAGGGTGTGCTCGGCGAGCATGGCGTCCCACCACGGCCTCCCGATGTCGGTCATCGGCAGCCCGAGGCGCCACAGGACCTTCCAGTCGTACTTGCCGTGGTGCCACATGAGCTTCTTGCCCGAGCGCAAGAGCTCCTTGACCATCTCCCAAGCCGCCGCCCCGTCGTACGGCGTACTGTCGTGCCAGAGGGGAACGAAGGCGGCCTTGCCCTCGTCCCAGGCGAACGACACCCCGAGGCACTTCAGGCCCGACCACTGGGGGTGCAAGGTGTTCGTCTCGGTGTCGAACGAGATCGCCCAGTCCAGGGGGTCGGTCCCCGGCCTGGAGTAGCGGATCACCTCGTCGATCAGCTCCCGCACCTCGGGGAGCGTCTGAGGGAAGCGGTAGCCCGAGGCCGCCTGCTCGCGGGACAGGCGCGCCACGGGCTGGTCTCGGACGATCCGCAGGGCGCGCTCCACGTCGGCCAGGAGGGTCTGGTAGGTGCCGACGTGGCCCGCGTAGCTCTTGAGCGACCGGGTGGCGACGACCGACACCTCGACGCCCCCGACGCGCACGTTCTCGAACGCCCGCCCGAGGGCCTCGGCCTCCGAGCGGACGTTCACGCCGAGGGCGTGCAGGGCGGGCAGGCCGCACGCCAGGACCACCACGCGCTTGTTGAAGCCGAGGGTGACCCGGTTGGACACCACGCGCGCGATGTCCGCGAGGAGGTACGGGTTGCACATCGAGGCGGCCTTCTTATCGACCTTCTCGGACGCGCACTTCACCGCGTAGGCGTACCGTACCTGGAGATTCGGGAAGCCGTTGTCGGCTACCTCCTTGACGGCCTGACGGACGACCTTGGCGCCGTCGTCCGCCCACACGCGGTGGTGCTGACGCTCCATCTGCACCGCCTGCCCCCCGATCAGGGCGAGGCGTGGCACGGGCGGGGCGTCGGCCAGGACGATCAGCTCGGCGGTGTCGGGGCCGTCGGGGTGGGGGTAGTAGTGGGCGTCCTTGAACGAGGGGCACCCCTCGCACGATGGGCCCGCCTTGACGTTGTAGGGGGGCTGCTGGCAGAGCGGGCAGGCGGACGGTTCGATCTGGAGGACTGGCAGTTGGGTGGCCACGTCTACCTCACATGTTGAAGCTGTTGTCGTCGGGCGGGATGGCGCCGCCCTTGCCGCCCGCGAGGGCGGTCAGGTTCGCCGGGGGGCCGCTGTGGGCGACCCCGGGCGTCTTCTGCTCTCCGAAGGAGGTGCGCCGCTTGCTCACGTCCCGGACCTTGGCCACGAAGGAGCCCAGTCGCAGGACCGTGATCGTGTGCGCGTCGGCCGACAGGCCGCACGCCTGGATGAAGTTCATCACGCCGAGCTTGTCGAAGTCCGCTTGCGGGACGGCCGTGGCGTGCTGGTCGAGGAGGTGCTTCAGGCGGTGGTACTCCTGCTTGCACCAGGGCTCGGTGCGGAAGAGGGCCCCGCCGTTGGACATGGCGGCGATCCAGTCGATCACGAGGTAGCCCTGCTCGTTGTGGTAGAGCGCCCCGCACATCATGGTGTTGAGCACGGGCCACTTGTCGGGCTCCGCGAGGAGCGCCATCACGGAGGTGTAGTTCGAGCCCATGCGCACCCCGTTGGTGCGCAGGAACGTGTCGAAGAGGATGTTCGTGGGGGTGGCGTGGGCGTAGGCGTTGAGCGACGTCTCCCGGGCGAGGGTGCAGTCGACGACGAAGTCGCGCCACTTGCCGCCGAGCAGGGCGAGCATGGTGGCGGGGCCCGCGAAGTTGCGCAGGAAGCGGGTCTCGACCTTGAAGGGCAGGTTCATGTCCGAGGTGGCCAGCTCCCGAGAGATCGACTCGAAGAGCTTCTTGTAGGCGGCGTGGAAGTGGAAGAGCCCCAGGTTCAGGGTGCGCCGTAGCTTCGCGTACTCCTCCGGCGTGACGATCTCGTGGATGGCGACGGCCGGGTCCTTGTGTCCGACCACCTTCACGAGGTCGATCTCCAGACGCCGGTTGATGTCCTGCATGTCGCGCGGCGGGTGCGTCGAGGTGGTCATGGAGTTGGTGTGGACGACGCGGACCTCGGCGACGCCGCCGACCATCCGTCGGACCTGCGCGCCGCCGGGGAAGATCGACTGCCGCAGGATCTCGATCACGTCCTCGACCTGACGGCTCTTCATCATGTGCACGCCGTCCGCCGTGAACTCGTCGAGCGCGATCAGGCAGGTCGAGCCGTCGTAGAAGTTGTAGATGGAGGCGGCCGAGTAGTTGGACTGGTAGCTCGACCAGTCCACGAGCTTGAGCTCCGGGTGCTGGCCGCCGCTCAGGACGGACATGAGCTTGGACTTGCCGGCGCTCGTCGGGGCGGTGATCCCCGAGTTGATCTTCTCGTCGCAGAAGTGAGGCGCGCAGAGGTGGAGTGTGAGCAGGGCCATGAGCAGGGAGTCCTTGCGCCCGTGCTTGAGCCCCCAGCAGCCGTAGATCTTGACGAGCGTCTGGAGCGCCTCCTGGAGATCCTGGAGGGTCACGGAGTTGCCCCACTCCAGGTCCTCCACGCTGTGCACGACCGTGTCCAAGCCCTTGGGGTGGACCGAGAAGAGGAACCTCCCGTCGGAGGCCCCCGTGAGCTGCTCCCACTTCACGGGCCCCTCGCCCGTGCTCACCCCCTTGAAGACGCGCCGGCCGGTGTTGACGTACTGCACCGTGTGGCCGTCGAGTTCGACCACGTGGGGCCCGAGCCCCTTGGTGTCGCACTCTGACTTGGACGGCAGGTTGTGGAAGACGCGCTGCATGGCCATGCGCGTGTAGTCGGCGAACGGCTTCTGGAGCTCGCGCATGAGCGGCGCCGCCCGGTCGGCCTTCTCGTCGTAGAGGAACGGCGGCACCCCCACCCGCTGTGTGAAGAACTGGTGCATGTCCCCGACCACGTTGGACAGGGCGCTCATGGCGGTGAAGCCGTCGTCGGCCGGGAAGCGCACGGCCCGCTCGGTCTCCTTGTGCTGGGCGTAGACCATGCTCCCCTTCACGGTCTCCTCCTTGTAGAGGAAGTGCAGGTCGTGGGCGAGCGTGTCGGCGATGCGGCTGACGAAGCCCTCCTCGTCGTCCTGGCCCTGGACGATCTGCGCCCGCACGGCGCCGGGGGCCACCCCCAGGCGCGCGGCGGCCTTGTCCAGGTAGCTCGCGAGCTGCGCCGGGTTGAGCAGGCACTCGCCGTACTTCACGGCGACGGCCGTCTTCTCGCGCGTCTCGGTGAGGTCGGCCGAGTCCTCGACGGCCCGCTCCAGGGCCCAATCGTCGCAGGCCACGAAGGCAGCCTCGGGCTCGTCCATCGCCACCCGGCGGAAGTGGTCGAAGCCCTTCTCCCGTATCACCTCGTCGGCGTCCTTCAGGAACCCGTTGCCGTCGCGCAGGGCCCCCCAGCGGGCGAACACCCGGCACTCGATCTGTCGCGCGGTGAGGAGGCGGCTGCGCAGCCACAGCTCCCCGCGCCCCTGGTCGGGGTCGGGGTGGTCGTGTAGCAGGTACGCCGTGTCGACGCCCGCCTCCGCGAGGGCGTCCGTCGTGTTCTCCGTGCCGCAGGTGCTCACCACCCACCAGCCCGTGAGGTTCTCGCGGATGATGCCCTCGGCGATCGAGGTCATGTCGTTCTCGCCCTCGACGGCGATGAGCCGGACGCTGCGCACGTCCCGCTCGACCCCGGCCGCGTCGGGGGCGTAGAGCCCGAAGAAGCCGTGCCCCTCGTCCGGGTGGTAGGGCGCGAGCATCTTGAAGTTGCCCTGCTTGGTATTGTCGGCGTCGGGCCGACGCAGGCGAATGCGAGCCGGGGTGGTGAAGTCGTGACCCGTCACGTACGCGACGGCCCCCACCCACTCCGGCCCCGCCGACTCGGCGAGCTTCTTCACGCGTTCGAGGATCTTGCCGCGTCTCTCCGGGGAGAAGCGCGTCGAGACGCTCTTGGCGTAGTCGTCCGTCGCCGACTTCTCCATGTGGTTCTTGCACATCTCCAGGAGGTGATCCTGGGGCGGCCATACGCCGTACGGGAGGTTCGAGACCATGTCCGGCGAGTGGCCCCGCTGCTTGAAGATCCACTCCATGGCAGGGCGGGCGATCTGCTGGGCCAGCGCGTCGTACGCCGTATGGTCCCATCGGTCGGCCTCCGGCGGGGAGATCATCTTGACGAGGTAGTCGTTGACGGCCCATGCCATCACGCGCAGCGCCTCCCGGTGCTGGTCGAGGGCCTCGTAGGCCGTGCCCTGCTTCTCGGTGACGGGGCGAAACCCCGTGATCGAGTGGATGCGCGCGAGCCCCTCGGCGTAGCTCCAGCCGAGGCAGTCCTGGAGGAGCTGGAGGAGGTTGCGCGTGGTGTAGTTGCAGCTCTTGCACTGGACACGCCCCCGGAGCAGGTCCACGTAGCACGACGGGTTGTGGTCCGGGTGCGACGGGGTGGGGCAGCGCATGAGCAGGGTCTTGGCCGACACGGCCCGGACCTGGGAGTCGGGGAACGCCTGTTCGAGGAACAGGCGCATGCGCCCCGTATCCATCCGCTTGATGAGTTCGATCGCGTCGCTCTGACGCAAAGGGGTGGTGTTGGAGCCCTTCCCTCGTGCCATGCGCCCTCCTTTCTCGGGTCAATCTGTCAGGTGTTCTTGCGCCCACCCAAGCGCTTGGCCTTGCGCGCTTCGACCTCGGCGGCGCCGACCTCGCACCGGTCCGAGTAGCCGCAGTACTCGCACTGCCAGCCGGTGGTCGCCTCGGTCTTGCCCTCCTCGATGAGGGTGAGGCTGCGTGTGAGCTTGTTGAGGTAGCCCTCCAGCCAGGGCAGCACGTGGCCCTTGATCTCGTCGCGCGTCCACGGACCCGGCTGCCCGTTCAGGCGCGGGAACCAGTCGAGGCGCGGCTCGCCGAAGTAGTTGATGGCCGACTGCACGCCCGCGACCTCCGGGAAGTTCCCGACGGCCAGGGCCATGTAGGCGTAGAACTGCGTCGCGTGCTCCTTGATGGGCTTCTTGCGGCCGGACTTGTGGTCCACCACCAGGAGCACCTTGTCTCGCGTGAGCGCCGCGTAGTCGAAGACGCCGCGAAGGATCGCGCGGCGGTTGTCGAAGAAGTCGACCCCATCGCCGTTCACGTCGATGGCGACCTTGTGTTCGATCAGCTCCATGGAGACGCCCTGCTCCTCCTTGAAGCGCTGGATGCGCGCGGTGAAGTCGAGCACCGCCGGCACCTTCGCCGTGAGCTCCCCGGCCTCCGCGTGCGTGAGCCCGTCCGCCTCGATGATCTTGGCGGCCTCGCGCCGCAGGTCGTCGGCCGAAGGCGGCATGCGGAGCGCGAGCTCCTGGAGCGTGTGCGCCGACACGCCGCCGCGCGCCTGCGTGCTCTTGCCCGCCTCGGGCAGCTTCTTCTCGTACTTGTTGTCGTATTGCTGGGCGCACAGCCCCAGCATGTTGGCCTTGGAGATCGACCACGGCCCGTGCTTGATGACCAACTCGTTGAACGCCATGTTTTGCCTCGCAAACGAAGAGACGCCGAAGGGCGCCGGGGGCCCCGTAGCGCAAGCGCCACAAGGTCCCCGACGCCCTCCGTCGGTCGATCACATGTTCTGGTTGGCGAGGTTGGTGAGGTTCGCGGGGGGCTCGCCGCCCGACCCACCCATGAGCGCCCCGAAGTCCGCCTCGCCCGAGGGCTTCTCCGCACCGCCCGTGAGGATCTTCAGGTGGATGCGGCGCTTCTCGAGCCAGTAGTACTCGGTGTCGATCTTGCGGCAGATCAGCGAGAGGAACTTGGCCTCGGCCTCGGTCGGCGCCGCACTCCGCATCACGTCGTGGGTCACGAGGAACCAGCGGCGCGAGGCGTCCTTCGGATCGGTCTCCTTCTTCGTGGAGATCGCGAAGGCGTAGTCCCAGAGGTACCGCCAGCCCGCCGAGTACGCCTTGCGGATCGCGCGGCCGGGCTTGGTGTTGGTGCCCGAGAGCACCATGCGGTAGATGCCGCTGAAGTCGCGCGGCACGAAGTACAGGTGCACCTCGTTGCGGCACGCGTTCTTGTTCGGCCGGTTGTCCTTGAACGGACGCTCGGGGCAGGCCGCGCACGCGCCGAACTTGTCGCCCATGATCTGGTCGATCGAGCGGCAGATGGGCGCCTTGCTCTTGGGCTCGTCACCGTCGGACGCCTTCGCGTCCTTCGCGTCACCGTCCTCGCCGCGCGGCGGCCAGAACGTGTTGACCTCGTAGCCCGCGATCACGAAGCCCTCGAAGCGCTCGGGCACGCGCACGTCGCCGCGCGAGAGCGCCTCGGCTGAGTCACGGTCGCAGGCCGCGAGGATGGTGCCGTCGGTGCCGTAGATGCCGCCCGTGGGGGTCATCTTGGGGCGCGACGAGTCGTCGCCCGTGCCGTGGTAGATGCGGGCCTCGAACATCTGGAGGCCCTGGCGCTTCTTGCCATGGTCGCCGGGCTTGATCGGGTTCATGCGCTCCAGCGCCAGCGCGAAGTTCTTCGCCTTCGCGGGGTCGAGGTCCTTCAGGACCTCGCGGATCTCCTCGTCGAGCACCGGCTTGTAGACCTGCCGGAGGTAGCGCTCGTCGTCGGGGAACAGCGCCACCAGCCGGTCGCAGGCGTCCGGGTCGGTGGGGCTGAAAGGGGTGTCGAGGGTCTCGCCCTTGGGCTTGTCGAGACCCGCCTCCTGCACCGTGGCGAGGGCCACAGGGGCGGCAGGCTCGGCCGGGGCGGCCGTCGGTTCGGCGGCCGGAGCCGTCGCAGGGGTCGAGTCCTCCATCGCGGACTCGGTAGCGGTGGTGGCCTCGGCCTCGGCGACCGGCGGGTCGGCGGGGGTGTTGGCGGTGGTGGGGGTGGTGTTGCTGGTGTTCTTGTTCGGCTTGGACATGTTTGGTGTTGCTCCTTAGGGGAGTCCGCACGACGCGGAAGGGAGAAGAGTGTATATCTCAGCCATATGAGGGATACAACGTCGCGATACTTCGATGAAGTCAGTCGATTGGAGCTGCCAACGCAGGCCCAGGAGCGGGCCGGGCTCCTCGACTACTGGCAACTTACGCAGGCCCACGAGCGTGAGACTGACCCCTCCAAGCGCGAGCAGATCGCCCGGCAGCGCGCCCGGAGGGGCCAGAAGATCGCGGAGGGCTACTTGCGGTTCGTCATCGGGAAGGCACGCGACCGGACACGTGACGAGGACCTCCTTCTGGACTTCATCGGAGCCGGGAACGAGGGCTTGATGATCGCGATCACCAAGTTCGACCCGGCGTACGACGTACGCTTCCTCACCTACGCCGCCCCGTGGGTGAGGGTGAAGATGGACGAGGTGGCTCACCGCCTCGGGACGGTGCACGTCTCGGTCCACCAAAGAAAGCAGTGCATCCAGCGGGGCGAGGAGCCCCCCACGGCCACCCTGACGCACGTCGATGACGTGCAACTGGTGTCCCCCTCGGACGTCGAGAGGGAGGCCGTGCCCGAGGGCCGGACGGCGCTCAAGTACCTGAAGCTGACGGGGCTCTCGCGGCGCGAGCGCGTGATCCTGGTCCTGTCGCTGGGCCTGCGGGGTGACCCGCAGGGCGACGAGGACCTCGCCCTCACGCTCTACTCGCTCGACGGGTCGATCTTCTGCGCCCCCGAGCTGCGCCGGATCCGCGAGGAGGCGCTGGGGAAAATGCGGCGCTGGGCCGGCGAACACCCCGACGAGGAGATGTTCGCCGAGCTCAGCTAGGGGTCAGTCGGCTGACGAGTCCTCGTCGTCGAGGAGCGCCGCCTTCGGCAGCTCCTTGATGCCGGCGGCCTCCTCGTGGCCCCGGAGGCGGCCCTTCTCGAAGGCGATCTTCTCGGGGTCGGCGTCGCGGGCGCGCAGGTTCTTCACCCGGGTGTCGATCCAGTTGAGGACCTTGCGCTGGTTGATGACGCCGACGTGCTTCACCTCGACCTTGTCGTAGCCGTGCTGCTTGGGCACCCGCTTGACCGGCTCGCCGCCCTCGCCCGCCCCCGCCTCGGCCTTGGCCGCCTGCTTGGCCTGCCACGCCTTGACGGCCTCCTTGAGCTGGTCCTCGTCCCAGCCCTTCTCGACGGCGCGGTTGGCGATGGCCGTCTGCGCGTCGTGGTCCTTGATCGGGCGCAGGGCGCGCGCCGCCGTGACGGTGAGCAGCCCGTCGCGCACGAGCTTCAGGACCGGCTCGGCGAGGTCGAAGATGCCGAGGTACTGGCTCACCTTGCCGGGCGACCAGCCGACGCGGCTGGCGATCTGGTCCTGGAGCAGCCCCGAGTCCTTGAGGTTCTTCACTACGACGGCGCTGTCGTAGTGGGTCATGCCGGCGCGCGCCTCGTTCTCGAAGTAGGCGTCCTGCACCATCTCGGACCAGTGAGTGTAGTTCTTCACCTTGGCGTTGATGGTCGAGAACTTGTTGATGAGCGCGGCGCGCGTGCGGCGGCGGCCGAAGACCAGGACGTAGTAGTCCTCGCCCTTCTTGACGTTCACCCGCAGCTTCGGGTCGGCCGACACCGGCAGCGACGCGGTCTCGCCCACGTAGCGCATCTTGGTGACGAGCACCGGGGAGGTGATGCCGCCCTTGGTCTGCTCGACGAACTCGTCGATGCTCTGCGAGGTGCTGCGCACGTCGAAGATCACCAGGAGCTGCTGGGGCTTCACGTCGATCGGCCCCTCCTCGTCAGGCACCGGCTCCCAGTCCTTGAAGACGGCGGCGTAGCCCGCCTTCTCCTCAGACGCGGCGGACCCGGACGCGGCGGACTTCTTGGCCCGCTTGGACGGCGTCTCCACCGTCTCGTCCTTCTTCTTGCCCTTCTTCTCGGTCGTATCTTCGGTCGTCATGATCGACTCCTTCCCGCTCCGCGCAGGACAGTTGGTTCAGCTCGCCGCGCAGAATCCGGCGGACCTCGCGCGCGAACTGGATGGGGGACACGGACTTCAGGGGCACCGCTTCGAGCGGGCCCCCGACCACGAGGTGCCGGAAAGCCTCGTAGAACTCCTTGGCCACGAGCGCCTCGCTCTGGGGCGCCACGTAGAGATCCAAAAACAACGAAACGACGATGGCCCTGAACTTCACCGGGTCGGCGAAGAGGTGCTGCTCCCTGGCGGCGCCTCGAAAGGCGCGGTCCCGCAGTTCGCGCAGCGAACCGATGAGCACTGAGACGTCGGCGGAAGGATCGGACCTCGACACTTTGGGCATGTCGGCGGTTCTGCCACGCCCTCCGTACGCCGTAAAGCGGACGAAGCGGAGGCTTCTACCCGCTTGTCCTCGATATTCGTGACGACGCCGTACTTCTCCACGTCACTCTCCCGTCAGGTACTTGTCGAGGAAGCTCTTCTCCTCGGACGCTGCCGTGCCCGCCTCGCCCCGCCGGGCGGCCTCGGCCTCGGCGTAGCCGGGGTCGACGCGGCCGAACTCCCGCTCGACCAGACCCGTGCGGGTGCCGATCTCGCGGATGGCGACCTGACGGGGCTTCTCCAGGTCGGAGATCTCGATCGGATCGGTCAAGGGGTTCCCGCGCGCGTTCCCGCTCGACCACTTGGTGACGATGGCGCGCCCCGTGGGGCGGTCGGCGGGCGCCGGGGGCGCGGGAGGGGCCGGCGCGGGGGCCGGGGCGAAGGCCGTCGCAGACGGCGCCGGGGCGGGGGGCGCGGACGGGGCGGGAGGGGGCGGGGCAGGCCGCGCCGCCGGCCTCGGGTCGTCCACCCAGAGGTAGATCGTGCAGTTGTCGGGGACCTCGAAGTCCAGCAATACGCCGTACCCCCTCTGCTGGAGGTCCTGCTGGATCAGGGCCTTGACGTCCTCGGGACCGTACTGAACTTGCAGCTTCATAGCAGGCTCGGCTTTGCTACGGGGCGGTTCACTGCCGCCGCGTAGGTGCAGTTCTCCCGGAAGGGGACCGTGCCGTCAAGGGCGCACGCTTCCATGCGCGGGCAGGAGGCGCATCGGATCTTCTCGGTCATCGTGAAGGCGACCCGGTCCTTGAACCGGAGCACGCCGGCCACCATCCGGTCGAGCCCCCCGAGCCCCTCGGCGGTCAGGAGCCGGTAGCAGGTCATCTTGCGCTTCTGGCCGGGCCGGTTGTTCCTCTCGATGGCCTGCTGGTAGTCGAGCGGTGCCCACGGCAGCGAGTAGAACACCGAGTAGTTGGCGGCGGGCAGGTTGATGCCGATCCCGGCGCTCACCATCCCGACGAGCACGCGCGTCTTGGGGTCCTCTTGCACCGCGAGCTCGATCCGCTCGACGTCCTTGGTCGTGTCCCCGTCCAGGCGCTCGACCTTGACCCCGAGCTCGGCGCACACGCCCATCATGTCGTCCAGCTCGTCGTCGAAGACCCCCCAGCACAGGACCTTGTTGGTGTCGTCCTCCTCCAGGATCTGTTCGAGGAGGTCCTTGAACACCTCCCGCTTGGGGTTCTCGAAGTCGCGCAGGACCTTGCGCGGGGGCTTCTGCTGCACGACGAGGCACTTCTTGGTGTAGGGCTTGATCCGCTCCTCCACGCACACCTCCATGCGCGGGCAGGCGTCGCAGATGGTCCGGTCGGGCGCCTCGATGAGGAAGCCGGAGATCACCTGGAGGAGCTTGTTCACCAGGGCGGCCCCGTGGGGCAGGTTGAAGAGGACCTGCGCCGGGGGCGGCGCGAGGCCCGGCTCGGGGTTGTCGTCGAAGTGCGCGGCGTACGCCTCCAGCGCGGGGTCGAGCGTAGCCTGCATGGTTGATACGAGCTCGTTGTAGCGGTGCTTCTGCCGGGTCCCGAGCTCGAAGGGCACGTCCACCACGGTCATGGCCGGCAGGTCCAGGCAGTCCTTCTTCTTCATCCGCAGCGCAACCGAGTCGACGATCGCGTTCATCTCGTTCAGGTTCTTGTAGCCCGTGCGGATCACGGCGTTGTACGGGGAGCGCGTGACGTACTTGTCGACGAACTTCTCGTAGTCCATCGGGACGAGGGCGGGCGAGAGGAAGTAGAGCTGTCCGTAGAGCTTCTCGGGCGTGTCGCCCGGCGTGCCGGTTAGCGCGATGCGGCGCGGCGCGGGCACCGACAGGGCCACCACGGCCTGCGTCTGTTCGCTCTTCCAGTTGCCCAGGCGGTGCGACTCGTCGGCCACGATCACGTCGTAGCCGAGCTCCAGGAGGCGGCTCCGCTCGGGGGCGAAGATCGCCATCTTGCCGAACTGCGGGTGCTCGATCTCGGTGTTCGCCATGAGGCGCGCGCGGGCGTAGCTCACCCCCACGACCTGGGCCGACTTGGCGGCCTCCCAGGACTCCTCGGTCCCGTCGAAGTAGACGCCCTTCCACTCCCCGCGCGACACGCGCCCCGTCTCGCGCGCCCAGCCGGGGAGCACGACCGGGGGCCCGACGACGAGGGCCTTCTTGAAGGGGGCCTCGCGGGCGATCACGCGGAGGGCGTCGAGCGTCGTGCGCGTCTTGCCCGTGCCCATGTCCCACAGGAGGAACGTCCGGGCCCAGTGCCGGATGCGCGATACGCCGTACCGCTGGTACTTGAAAGGCTGGAAGGTGTCGGGGAAGAACTCGCCCGGCACGTCCGCGAGGCACGGCTCCCCCCTCGCCCAGGCGGCCTCCTCCGATTCCCAGGCGCGGTCCTTAGCCTCGATATCGGCCGCAAGCGCCAGGGCGTCCGGCGTCCAGCGCGCGCCCACGGCCAGCTTGCGCAGGTCCCGCATTGCCCACAGGCCGAATGGGTAGTACCCGGGGAAGATCCAGGTGCCGCTGACGTACTGGGCGCCCCACGCGCGGGCGAGCGGGGACTTCTCGGGGCCGGGCGACGCGAACGCGCGTGCCGTATTGTTGAGCGTGAACGACCTGATCTCCATGGGCTCCTCCGAAGGGTGACATGTACGAACTAGACGCGATGGGGCCGTACCAGAACGGCGGCGGCGCCTACGGGCACCCGAACCCCCAGTACGACTACCTGAGCGGGTTCACGCCCAGGAAGCTCAAGGACCTGATCCGGCAAGCCGAGTACATCGGCTTCAACTCGGCGCACATCTACGGCGTCGTCCGCAAGTTCGGCGAGTACCCCATCACGGAGCTGGAGTACGAGACGGCCTCGGACTCCGAGCGCGAGCGGCACGAGAAGCTCTTCGACAACGAGCTGCGCTTCAAGGGGTTCCTCACGCTGGTCTCCTTCGATGTGTGGCTCACGGGCAACAGCTTCGTGAGCATGTACGAGCCGATCAAGCGGGACCTGCGGTGTCCGTCCTGCAAGATCCCCGAGGACGTCGCGGCGGCGGACTACACCTTCCACCTGGACCGCCTGGAGTTCCGGTTCAACTGCCGCAACTGCGGTCTGCGCAACCAGATCGCCGAGGTCGTCGACCAGCCACTGCGCGAGCCGAGCCGCATCAAGCTCCGACGCTGGGACCCGAAGCTCATCGACATCGACTCGAACCTCATCACCGGGGAGGACGAGTACTACTACACGATCCCGCGCGCCTTCGTCGCCGAGGTTCGCGCGGGCAACAAGCTGAAGATCAACCACACGCCGATGGAGTTCCTCGCGGCGATGAGGGACCGGAAGATCTTCAAGTTCGCCCCCGACGCCATCTACCACATGCGTATGCCGGGCCCGGCCGGGGAGCAGGGCCAGTGGGGCTTCCCTCCCATCACGGCGGCCATCAAGCTCTTCCTCTTCGCGGCCGTGCTCAGGCGCGCCAACGAGGCGATCGCCATGGAGCACATCACGCCCTTCCGCGTGATGCACCCCACGCAAGCGAGCAGCCAGGGCGACCCGCTCACGACCATCAACCTCGGGCGCTGGCGGCAGGAGCTGGAAGGGAACCTCCGCGCCTTCCGCAAGGACCCCCTGCGCGTCATGTTCTCCCCGATCCCCATCGGCGTGCAGAACATCGGCGGCGAGGGACGCACCCTCCTGACGCTCGGCGAGCTGGAGCAGGCCGAGAAGAACATCGTCCTCTCGCTCGGCGTCCCGATGGAGTTCCTCACCGGGGGCCTCGGGCAGACGCGCGGCGACGTGACGCTCCGCATGATCGAGAACCAGCTCCGTACCCACATCGAGAACCTGAACGGGCTCGCGCAGTGGACCGAGCGGCGCGCGGCGGGGTTCCTCAAGTGGGCCTCGATCCCCGTGCGCCTCCAAGACTTCAAGATGACGGACGACGTGGACGCCAAGCAGTTCCGTCTCCAGATGTGGACGCAAGGGAGGGTGAGCGACACGACGATGGCGCAGTCGCTCAACATGGACCTCAAGAACGAGATGAAGCTCATCAAGCAGGAGCAGCTCGACCGCCAGCGCAACGAGAGCGAGACCCAGCTCGCCCTCCAGCGCCAACAGCAGGCCCTGTCGCTCACCTCGCAGCAGCGCGCCATGCAGGCGCAGGGCGGCGTGGCCTACGACCCGCAGCAGGTGCTGGCCGCCAACGCCCCCATCGCCCAGGAGCTCGGCGAGATGGACGAGGGCACCCGCCGGAGCCGCCTCGACGCCTTGCAGGGCGAGGACCCGGTCGCGTACGCTGTTGTCAAGATGCTCCTCGAACAGAAGCAACAGAACGACACGGCGCAGGCCAAGCAGCAGTCGCGAGGGGGTGGGTGATGGCCGACCCGTGGGCAGAGCACGAGGGCTTCCGGGGCCCCAACGTCAACACCGTCAAGCCCGGCCGGGTGCACTACGACACGTTCGTCGTCTTCCGCCCCTACTACCTGTGCCCCGCCTGCAAGAAGGTGATGGCGCAGGACGACTTCCAGTACCCCGAGGACGACGACTACGTCTGTCCGCACGTCCGCCGGAGCGCGCTGGAGAAGATCATGGACAAGGTGATCGCCGGCACCGCGCAGAAGTTCTCGATGGACCAGCTCGTCATGGAGAGCGGCGTCGTCCAGGTCACGCTCGTCTGGGCGGACGTCGATCGGCCAAAGGAGGAAGGAGGGTGGTCGAGGCCCAGCCACATGTGATGGCTGGGCCCCGGTCACCGGTTGGTGTCGTCGTCAGAGGATGACGACGATGACGAACTTGAGCACGCTGGTCAGTACCATGCGCACCTCCTTCCGCATCCTTGTACCCTAACGAGAGCCCATTATGAGCGAGCCGACGCCCATCCTCACCGACGCCTCCCACATCCGCGAGCGGATTCGGGAGAAAGCGATCCAGACCGCGTACGCCGTATTCCCCCTGGAGGCCCAGGGGCGGAAGCTGGAGATCGAGGATGTCCACGTCCGCAACGAGCGTTACAGCCCGGTGCGAGAGGCGCGCGCGCTCATGACCGACGGGACGCTGTCCGAGGCGATGCGCGGGACGCTCGTTCTGCGCGACAAGGACGGCACGGTGCTCGACCGGGCCAAGAACTTCACCATCGCGCACCTGCCGTACTTCACCGACCGCCACACGGTGATCGCGAACGGCAACGAGTACCAGATCGCGAACCAGCTCCGCAGGAAGCCCGGGGTCTACACGGCGCGCGCGGACAACGGGGAGCTCCGGGCCATCTTCAACCTGGGCCGTGGGAAGAACTTCGACCTCGGGTTCGAGCCCAACAAGGGCACCTTCCACCTCGCCTACGGCACGAGCAACATCCCGCTTTACCCAGTGCTGCGGGCGCTGGGCGTCTCACACCAGACGATCGCCGACCAGTGGGGAAAGGGTGTCGCGGACGCGAACCACACCGCCCACGGCCATCAGACCGAGAAGGCCGTGGCGAGTCTCTACGCCAAGGTCGAGCACCCGGTGGTGATGAACCCGAACCTGCCGCACGCCGAGAAGGTGACGGCGCTCCAGAGGAAGTACGACCAATCGACGCTCGACCCGCGCGTGACCGAGGCGACGCTCGGGGTGGCCTGGGATAAGGTGACGCCGCAGGCGCTCATCGGTGCGGCCAAGAAGGTGCTGGCCGTCCACAACGACAAGGCGCAGGTCGACGACACCGACTCGCTCACCTTCAAGACTTTCCACTCGATCGACGACTTCATCGCCGAGCGCATGCGCCTGACGGCCCGCGCGTGGGTCCCCGCCGCCAAGCGCGCCTTGAACGGCAAGACCAACATCCGCGAAGCCCTGCGCCCGGCGCCCTTTTCGGACGGGCTGCGCAAGTGGGTCACGACCTCGTCGCTCTCGGCCGTGCCAACGGGCATCAACCCGCTGGAGATGCTCGACCACGCCGTCAAGGTGACCTCGCTCGGCGAGGGCGGGATCCCCAGCGATCGCGCGATCCCGCTGGACGCGCGCATGATCCACAACACACACATCGGCGCGCTCGACCCGATTCGCACGCCGGAGTCGAACCATTCCGGGGTCGACATCCGGGCGACCCTGGCCGCGCACCGCGACAAGGAGGGCAACCTCTACACCGTCGTCAAGAACGTCAAGACCGGCAAGGAGGAGTTCCTCCGGTCGGGCGAGCTGCGCAAGCACGTCCTGGCCTTCCCCGGCGAGGACCTGCGCGGGCACGTGGACGCCTTCGTCGGCGGCAAGGTCGAGCGGGTGCCCGGTGATAAGGTCACCCACCAGCTCCTGCACACCGCCCACACCTACTCGCCCGCGACGACGCTGATCCCCATGATCCACTCGATCCAAGGCAACCGCGCCATCATGGGGTCCAAGATGGGCACCCAGGCGCTGCCGCTGCTGGAGCGCGAGGCGCCGTACGTCCAGGTCCGCTCGCACCTGCCGGGCGGAGAGAGCTTCGAGACCGTCTACGGCCACATGTTCGTGCCGCGCGCGACGGTGAGCGGGACGGTGAAGAAGATCGAGGACGGCTGGATCTACATCAAGCCGGACAAGGAGCACGAGAAGAAGTCCGAAGTTCGCCGTGAGGATGACGACGTCGACGCGGACGGGGTGAAGGTCGCCGCCGAGGACGACGGGCTCGTCAAGGTGCCCTACCAGACGCTCTTCCCGTTCCCCTCCAAGACCTACCTGCACCACGAGCTCTCGGTGAAGCCGGGCGACAAGGTGCAGGAGGGTCAGCGCCTGGGCGAGTCGAACTACACCCGCAAAGGCACCCTCGCCCTCGGCAAGAATCTGCTCGTGGCCTACATGCCGTACTACGGCCTGAACTCCAACGACGCCGTCGTGATCTCGGAGGGTTGCGCGAAGAAGCTGACCTCTGAGCACATGTACCGCGAGGTCTACGCGCTGAACCCGCAGATCGAGCTCTCGCGCGAGAAGCACCGGATGTACTTCGGCAACAAGTACACCCGCGAGCAGTACGGCGTACTCGACGAGACGGGCGTCGTGAAGAAGGGCTCGCGAGTCCACCCGAAGGACCTCCTGGTCGCCGGGCTCACCAAGACCCAGGTGCTGGGCACGGACGCGCTCCTCGGGCGCATCTCCAAGAGCCTCGCCAAGCCCTACCAGGAGGTGACGCTCTCCTGGACCCACGGCACCCCGGGCGAGGTCGTGGACGTGGTGCGCACGGCCACGCAGATCGCCATCCTCGTGCGCACCCACGAGCAGATGCAGGTCGGCGACAAGCTCTGCTACGACGAGCAGACGGAGGTTCTAACCGACCACGGGTGGAAGCACTTCGACTTGCTGGACCCCTTGACGGATCGTGTGGCGAGCCTTGAAGGCGGGGCCCTCCGTTACGTGGAACCCGAAGCGTACCATCGGTACGCGCGCGGGGGTCGCATGTACGCCGTCTCGTCGCAACAGCTCGACCTGTTCGTAACGGACCACCACGGGATGTACGTTCAGCGGCGCGGCGAGACCGAGTTCGCCTTGCGGCCGGCGGAAGACATCGCCGGCCAGCGGGTTCGATACAAGAAGGACGCGGACTGGCAGGGCGAGACGCCCGACCACGTGGTCTTCCCTTCGCTCACCGTCGCCGCAGGGCAGGGGGGGCGTGGGTCTCGCGTGCTGACCCCGCTGCGCATGCGAACGGACGCCTACGCCATGCTGCTGGGCGCGTACCTGTCGGAGGGGAACCTCGTCGATCAACCCGAGAGCGGCAGCTACGGGATCGACATCACGCAGATCAAGGAGCCCAACCGGGCGCGACTGCTCACGGAGCTCCGCCGCCTGGGGCTCAAGTTCAACGAGCACGGGCGCGGAACGAAGGTACGCCTCTACTCGAAGCAGATCCTGGAACACTTCCGCCAGTTCGGGCACAGCCACGAGAAGTTCATCCCCCCGTACGTTTTCGATTGGGACCGGAACACGCTGCGGATCCTTTTCGACTGGCTGGTGTGGGGAGACGGGAGCGTGGCCAACGGCCGTCCCGTCTCGTACACGACGACGTCACCGCGTCTCGCCGACGACGTACAGCGGCTGTGCCTTCACGTCGGATTCGCGGGCAACGTGAAGCGGAAGAAGCACCACCCGCGTCAAACGATCAAGGGCGAAGAGTACGATTGCCGCCCATGCTTCGACGTCCGAATCGTGACGACCAAGCTGCATCCCCAGGTCAACCACGGACACGCAACGTCGCAGAAGGCTCAACGCGAAGGGTTCGTTCCCGATTACGAATCCCCAGTCTTCTGCGTAACGGTACCTTCGGGGGTGATCTACGTCCGGCGCAACGGAAAGGGGGTGTGGTCCGGCAACTCGGGTCGCTACGGGAACAAGGGCGTCGTCGCCAAGATCCTGCCGGACCACGAGATGGTTCAGGACTCGAAGGGCCGCCCCATCGACCTCCTGCTCACCTCGGCGGGCGTCGTCTCCCGCATCAACCCCGCGCAGGTCATCGAGACGGCCGTGGGCAAGGTCGTCGAGAAGACGGGCAAGCCCATCGTCTTCGACAACAACGCGCGCGTCAACGCCGTCGAGTGGGCCAAGGGGCTACTGCGCGAGCACGGCGTCTCGGACAAGGAGCACGTCTACGACCCGCTCCAGAAGCGACGCATCGAAGGCCCGGACGGCAAGGGCGTGCTCGTCGGCCGGCAGTTCATCTACAAGCTCTTCAAGTCGACGGACACGAACTTCGCCGCCCACGGCGTGGGCCCCTACGACTTGAACCAGCAGCCGCTCAAGACCGGCGGCGACGACTCGGCCAAGGGCCTCGGCAAGATGGAGTTCGACGCGCTCATCGCCCACAACGCGCGCAACTTCCTGCGCGAGGCGGCGACGGTGAAGGGTCAGAAGAACGACGAGTTCTGGAAGGCCCTCCAGCTCGGCATGCCGCTGCCCGCACCGAAGAGCCCCTTCGCGTTCCAGAAGTTCGTCGGGATGCTCGAAGGGGCAGGGCTCCGCGTGGACAAGCGCGGCTCGAAGATGAAGCTCCTGCCCATGACGGACCGGGACGTCCTCGCCCGGTCGCGCGGGCCCATCGAGAACTCCAAGACCCTCATCGCCAAGAACCTGAAGCCCGAGACCGGGGGGCTGTTCGACCCGCGCCTGACGGGCGGCCCCCAAGGCACGCTCTACGCGCACATCGACCTGCACGAGCCGATCCCGAGCCCCGTCTTCCAGGAGCCCGTGCGGCGCCTGCTGGGCCTGACGGGCAAGGAGTTCGACCGGAAGCTCGCCGAGCACGGCGGGCAATGGTTCCACGCCGAGCTCAAGGCCATGGACGTGGGGGCCAAGATGCGCGCGCTCCAGGGCCAGCTCGCGAAGGCCAAGGGCGCCGAGCTCAACGACGTCGTCAAGCAGATCAAGTACCTGAAGGCCCTCCAGGCCGAGAAGATGGCACCCCACGAGGCGTACATGATCTCCAAGGTGCCGGTGATCCCGCCCGTGTTCCGCCCGATCGTGACCCAGCCGGGCGACAGCTCGCAGGTCTCGATCGGGGACGCGAACAAGCTCTACGGGCACCTCATGGACTCCAACGACACCCTGAAGGCGACGGCCCTGGAGAGCGACCGGGGTAAGCACCGCCAGCAGGTCTTCAACGCCGTGGCCGCGCTCTACGGCACCGAGGACGTGGCGAACGACGAGCTGCGCGGGCAGTCCGTCAAGGGGTTCCTCTCGAACATCGCCGGAGTGGGCACGCCGAAGGGCGGGTTCTTCCAGCGCAAGCTCATGCGGCGCACGCAGGACGTGTCGGGTCGCGGCACGGCCGTCCCGGACGCCAACCTCGGCATGGACCACGTCGGCATGCCCGAGCCGATGCTCTGGGGCATGTACGACAAGATGATCGTCGCGCGGCTCGTGCGGCAGGGCTACCCGGCGCTGGAGGCGCGCGAGCGCGTGACCAAGCGGGACCACGTGGCGCGCGAAGCGATGCTGGCCGAGACGCGCGAGCGCCCGGTGCTCATCAACCGGGCGCCGACGCTCCACCGATGGTCGATCGTGGCGGCCTACCCAGTGCCCGTCCAGGGGAAGACCATCCGCGTGAACCCCTTCATCGAGAAGGGCATGAACCTCGACTACGACGGCGACACCTTGCAGGTCCACGCGCCCATCACGCACGACGCGATCGAGGACGCCCGCAAGATGACCCTGTCGCAGATGCTCCTGGCCGACCAGACGCACTCACGCCTCATGGCCTTCCCGCAGCACGAGGCGATCATCGGCTTCACCCACGCCTCCAAGGCCGTGGCCTCGGGCGCGAAGCCCCGCGAGTTCGCCTCGGCCGACGAGGCGGTGAAGGCGTGGCGCCGGGGAGAGATCAAGCTGAACGATCCCGTGACGCTCAAAGGGACCAAGACCGCCTCCGAGCAGGACCCAGACACGAACCTCACCCGCCTGCTATCCTGGCTGGAGAGCCAACCCGATGGATGACTTCCCTGCCGACATCGACGGAATGCTGAAGGCCGCCGAGGACCCGGAGCCGGAGCCCGACCCCGTGCCGGGCCTCGTGCGCAAGCTCCTCTCCGTCAAGTACGCCGTACTGCTGGCGTACGTGAGCTACGGCGACCAGCTCCGGGGCGCGAACCGCGACGGGCTCTACGAGCACTTCCAGGAGCACGTGAAGGACGAGCGCCGCTCGATCTACGAGTTGAACCGTCACCTCGCCTCGCGGGGGGAGGTGCACGTGCCGCACAACGTCACCATCCCCGAGGTCGAGCTCGGGGGCCCGGTGCCGCTCCTCGGCGTGCTCCTCCAGTTCGAGGAGGCCGCCCTCGAAGCGTGGCGCGAGCTCTTCCGCGCGATCCCGCCGAACAAGAACGTGGGGCTCTCGGGCTTCGCGCAGAACGGCGCGCAAGCCCAGCTCGCCCACGTCGAGGACCTGCGTCGCTGGGGGGCCCGGTCGTGAAGCGTGTCGAGGTGTCCATGGGCCCGATCGTCCGGGGCGACGCGGGGAAGTTCTCCGGCACGCGCCACGCGTTCACGCAGGCCGAGGAGGTGCTCAAGAAGTACGCGCTCCTGGCGGACAAGGGCAACCCGGCGGACTTCCTCGCCAAGCTCTTCCGCTCGAACCACTTCGGCTACGACGCGAAGACGAACCCCCTCAACCGGCGATACCCGTGACAACCACCGTCGGTCACCTCCTCATCAACGCGGCCCTCCCTGACACGCACCAGATCTCGGGGCCCGTGACCAACAAGTTCCTCCACGACCACGTGGTGGACTTGGCCCGCTCGGACCCGCAGAAGTACGTGCGCACCGTCACGGACCTGAAGCGGCGCGGGGACGAGATCGCCACGCTCGAAGGGATCTCGGTGGGCCTGGACGACATCCGGCCCGACTACGCCGCGCGCGACGCGATCGTGAAGCCCGCCGTCGCCGCCCTGCGCAAGGCCACCTCGACGGGCGAGAAGGAGCGGGTCATCACCGAGGCGCAGAGCCGGATGCTGGCGTACACCAAGACCCACCCGGGCTCGATGACGCACATGGCCCTCTCGGGCGCGCGCGGCAACCCAGCGCAGCTCATGAAGATCGTGGGGACGCCGCTCGCGACTACGCACCCGCGCGAGGGCCTCGTGCCGCGCGTCCTGGAGCGGTCGTACTCCGAGGGGCTCTCCCCGGCCGACTACTGGCTCACCGGGCCCGAGGTCCGGGCCAACGAGGTCGCGGCACGCATCTCGGTGAGCGAGCCCGGCGAGATGGCCAAGGTGCTCGTGGCGAACATGATCTCGAACGTGGTGACGACGCACGACTGCGGCACGCACGCGGGCGTGCGCCTATCGCTCTCAGACACGCACGTGCTCGACCGCTACGCCCAGGACAACAAGGGCGTCCCGCGCAACACCCTGGTGACCCCGAGACTCGTCCAGTCGCTCAAGGCCCAAGGGACGACGGACCTCTACGTGCGGTCGCCCATGACGTGCGGGGCGAGCAGAGGCGTCTGCCAGATGTGCCAGGGTCACAACGAGAAGGGTCAGCCCCAGCCCATCGGGATGACCGTCGGCGTGCGGGCGGCCCAGGCGATGGCCGAGCCCCTCACCCAGATGGCGCTCTCCAGCCGACACGGAACGCTCACCGTCAAGATGACGACCAAGAGCCCAACGGGGCTGAAGGGCGTTCGTCAGTTCCTGGAGATCCCCAAGGCGTTCCGCCACGAGGCGGCCCTGGCGCCGGTCACGGGTCAGGTCACGGCCGTCGAGCGGGCGCCGCAGGGCGGCCACTACATCCGCGTGGGGACCTCGAAGCTCTACGCGGACCCGGAGCTGGAGCTGCGCGTGCGCGTGGGCGATCACGTCGAGGCGGGCGACGCGCTCACCGACGGCGTGCCTCACCCGGCCAAGGTGGTCGAGCACAAGGGTCTCGGCGCGGGGCGCGAGTACTTCGTGAACGCCCTGCACAAGGTCTACAAGGACGAGGGCGTGAACCTCGACCGGCGGCACCTGGAGCTCCTCGCCAAGAGCGAGATCAATCACGTGCGTCTGGGCGAGGTGGACCCCCGCCACCCCGAGCTGCTCAAGGGCGACGTGGTGAACTACAACACCTTCCGCGACGCCTACGCCACCGACGCCCACCCCGTGCCGACCGAGCGCGCCGTGGGGATGCGCCTCGGCAAGGAGGTCCTGCACCACACGGTGGGCACGCCCGTGACGGAGAGCCTCGCGCGCGAGCTGCGCGCCCGGGGCGTGGGCGAGGTGCACGTCGCGCGCGGCATGCCAGCCGTCGAGTTCGTGATGAAGCCCTTCACTATGAACCCGCTCCTCGACAAGGACTGGATGGCGAGGCTCGCCCACCGCTACCTGAAGAGCACCTTGCAGGACGCCGCCCACACCGGGGACGAGGCGGACCTGCACTCCACCCACCCCGTCCCGGCATGGGCCTTCGGGGCCGAACTGCACCACGGGGCGGGCGGCAACTTCTGACGTTAGGCTTGTCCCGAGCCATGCCCGCCTCCCCAGACGACCGCGAGCAATACGCCGTACGAACCCTCCGACGCTACGGCTTGGAGAAGTTCGCCTCGGACCCGTCCCTCCTGGGCCGGCTCGGCGCCGGGGCCAAGTGGCTCTTCTCGCGCCACCCCAACACGCACACCCACATGGGGATGGGCCCCGCGACCTACCGGGAGGTGCCGGGCCTCCTCTGGGGAACGAACCGGGTCCCCTCCCTCAGCCGGATGTATCAAGAGCTGCCGGGCCGGGGGCCCGGACTCGTCAACGCGCTCAAGGACCACGGGCAGGCGTGGGGGGACCTCGTGCGCGACATCTATCTTGGCAGCCCCGTGGACGCCTGGAAGAGCTTCCAGCAGCACAAGCAGAACTCCGGGTCGACCCTCGGCGGCCTCGGCCGCTTCGCCAAGGAGTACTACTGGCACCCGCAGTCCGGTGGCTTCATGAACGCCCTGGGCGTCGCGGCCACCGGCTACGACCTCTACCGCGCCTTAACGGGCGACCCGTCGCAGCGACGCGGGGACATGGCGGCGGCGCTCACGGGCGCGGCGATCGCCCCCGTCACCGGGCACATGGGGGCGCTCCTCGGCGCCCCGATCCACCTCGGAGTGATCGGTCTCGCTCGACGCCTGGGTCATAAGTTCGACCCTCCCGCGACCGGCGAATCGCAGCCCACCCCCTACGCTCCGCGCTTGGACCCTCGTGGCCACACGCGCCGCTGGCTGCGCACCTCCCCCAACGTCCCCTACCTCGGGGAGGGCTTCCCGGAGATGCCCGACCTCACCGACCTCGCACCCTAACATTCGACCGCAAGGAGATCCCCATCAGATGCGCCTCTTCCCCCGAACCTTCTTCCAGGGCATGCACGACTCCCTCGTCGATGCGGGTGCCATGCACCCCTTCCCCACCGACAAGATCGCGATGGCCGTGTTCGACCAGCTCGCGGACGAGGCGGGGTTCCCCCCGATCCTGGAGGCGCCCGTGCCCAAGACGGCCGCCGTCCAGCTCGCCGGCCGCATGAAGATGGCCTCCGACCGCATCGCGCAGTCGGAGTACGCACCCTCGGTCACGCGCATCGCGCAGGCCAAGTACGCGAGCTCCTTCGACCTGGAGGACCGCGCGGGCATGGTCGCCGAGTTCTACATGGAGAAGGCCGCGAGCGAAAACTCGCTCACCCCGCAGGGCGAGAACACCCTGGCCGACGCGGCCGGCTACGACACCGTCGCCGCGCTCGACAACCGCAACCGCCCCGAGGGGACCTACACCCACGGCGAGCGCGGCGGCACCAACCTCCCCACGCCGGGCATCCTCGGCCGCGAGGTCGCGGCGCCCGGCGCGCCGATGGCGAAGAAGGCCAACCTGGAGAGCATCCTGGCCGCGTTCAAGGCCGCCCCAAGCCGGATCGGCGAGCACGCCTCTCAGATCGGCAGTCGCCTCACCAGCAACCCCGTGCAGAGCGCCCGCACCGCCCTCAACGCGATGGGCGATCTGCGCGCGATGGCGCGGAACAACGGCGCCGTTCGCAGCTTCACCAACGTCGCCGAGCACGGCCAGCGCCTCTTCGAGCGCAACGAGGCGCTGAAGAACCTCGCCACCCAGGCGGGGGCGGGGGCCGTCGGTATCGGCAGCATCGGTGCCGGGGCCATGGGCATCCGCAGCCTGATGGGCGGCGGCAAGCAGGAGCCCGCCCCCGAGGACATCGCCAAGGCGGCGATGGAGGTGTGCGCCAACGAGGACATGCCGGTCGCCGACGTGGTGGGCGGCGGTGGCGAGATGGGCGGCGCGGACCCCGAGCAGATGGGCCGCGTGATGACGTTCCTGCACGCGCTCAAGAACAAGATCCCCGGCCTGCGGCCGAGCCCGGAGGCGCAGATCGGCGCGGCGGGCCTCGGGGAGCAGGGCGAGCAGGGCCTCCAGGTGATGGCACACGTGCTGGAGACCGCCAAGACGGCCGAGGAGGCCGACGGGATGCTCCAGCACATCCTCCAGGTGCTCACCGAGCAGGGTGTTCCCCCGTCGCCCGAGCTCGTGCAGGCGATCAGCGAGGCGCTCTCCGACGAGGGCGGCGGCGAGCACCCGACGGCGGGCGCGCCGCCGCCCCCGCCCTCGGACGGCGGCGGTGGCGAGGTGCCGCCCGACGCGAAGACGGCCGGGATCATGGACCGCCTCCGCGCGGGCGGGAAGTCGGTCTCGGACGCGGCCGGTCGCGGCACCAAGGCGGTGGGCGACGCTGCGCGCTCGGCGGGCAACGCGGTGATACACAACAAGCTGCGCACGGCGGGCGGCGTCTTGGGCTCGGCGATCCTGGTCGGCGGCGGCGTCGCGGCCAAGAACCACTTCGGCAAGAAGAAGGAGGACGAGGCCTCGAAGACCGCCGAGGATTTCTGGAACTCGATCCTCAAGCAGAGCGGCGACGGCAACGACGGCTCGCTCACCTCGCAGGGGGAGAACACCCTGGCCGACGCGGCCGGCTACGACACCGTCGCCAAGCTCGACCTGCGGAACCGCCCCGAGGGGGCCTACGCCACGGCGCAGGGCCAGACCCAGCTCAAGACCGAGTCCGGCGAGGTCGGCGACGAGAAGAAGGCCGAGGACGCCTACTGGGACAACATCCGCAAGGTGGCCGAGGAGTGGGGCGCCAAGCTCCCCGCCGCGATGGCCATCGAGGACAAGCGCGCCGCGATCCAGAAGATCGCCTCCGTCGCCCCGAGGGAGCGCGCCGCGCTCGTCGCCGGCCTGCGCTGACCCGCCTACGCTAGGGTCGAGGCCATGCCCGACCCCTTCTCCCTCCTCCAGTCCCCGCGCTCCCAAGCCTTCGCCCAGGGTCCCTCGGACCCTGCCGACGAGGAGACCCTGTTCGTGCAGGGGTTCTCCGACCTCGCGTACAAGGCGATGGGCAAGAGCCAGCCCACGCTCATGGCCGACGTCGTCACCTTCCGCGTCCTGGAGAAGGACGTGGAGAACGGCGAGGCCGTGGGCTCCTTCATCCTGAAGAAGAGGAACGAGGTCATCTTCGTCCCGGTGGTGCTCGTCGACAACGCGGTCAAGCCCCTGGACATCTTCTACACGCGCAGCCGCGACCGCTACTACCCGCTCTCCTCGGGGTGGCTGCGGCAGGTCGCCAACCAGGGCATCTCCTCGGTGGGGACGGCCCTGCGGCCCCCGAACACCCTCTCGCAGGACGTGGACATCCGGCATCTGGTGGCGCCGCCCATCCAGGGCCGTACGTCGTACGCCAGCGACGAGTCCCACCTGGACGGCCGGGAGGCGTTCACGCGACTGCACCGTGAGCTCGGGGACGGCAAGCTCGTCCTCGCCCAGGCCCTGTCGCGCCTGGGGGACCGGCAGAAGGTCGCCGTGCAGGGCGCGCTCCAGAAGCGCCCCAAGGTGGCCCAGCTCCTGGCCGAGCAGTACGGCGTACCGCTCCTGCGCAACGCGCTGCGCGTGGCGCCGCAGGAGAAGCGCGCCGACACCGGGTACGAGCGGCCCCTGCGACGAGACGTCTTCATGGCCAACGCCATGACGCCCCTCCAGGAGTTCCAGCGGGAGCTCGAACCCGGCGAGGTCGCCCACGCCTTCGGCCAGTCCCGGGCCAAGGGGTTCTACGTGCGCGACCTGCGCAAGAACCACGACGAGCTCTTCTCGCTCTCCGAGACCTCGCTCGCGCTCGCGGAGCCGAAGACGCCGGGCCTGTACCGCATCTACATGGCCTCGGGCGAGGCGCCCGTGGTCCTGGTGATCCCGAACCCCCCGTCGATCCACCGGGACTGCTCGCTGGAGACGCCCGCCCCGCCGCGCCGCGCGACCAAGGAGACGCGCTACCTCGTCGTCTTCGAGGACGGCAAGGCCGCCATGACCGAGCGCCTCTTGGCCGAGGCGGCACCGGCCGACTACGCCGACCTCGTCGGCTTCGTGCGCAAGATTGCCAAGGACAAGCCGGACGCCTCGGGCCAGGGCAGCCTCGTGACGTTCCGGGGGACAACCGTCACGGTCACCATGCCAGAGCGGGCGGCCAACGTCACGAGCCACGGCGACCGGACGACGTTCAACCTCGGGGGGTGCCACACCGTCGTGCGCGTGAAGGGCGTGCTCGGCAGTGTGGTCAAGCCCCCCTCGCAGGACACCATCCTCATCGGCGCGGACACCCTGTGGCTGCCGCTCAAGATGGAATACATGCGCGAGGGCGACTTCCTCACCGAGCCGCGCCTCGTCTGGTCGATGATCGAGGCGGGGGCGGTCAAGAGCGGCGCTGAGAAGGTGAGCGTGAAGGTCGCGGCGGACGGCGGGTTCATCATCGGCCCGGAGCGGGTTCAGGCCCGTGGCCTGGACGCCCTCCGGCGCGTGGCCGTTCGCTATCAGGTCAAGGTCGCCGACGCCGCCAACATCCTCCAAGCGGTGCAGAACCGCGTGCCGGTCTCACTCTTCGTCAAGCACGCGGACGGACCGCCCCCGGGCGGCGACCCCTCGCAGGGCGGCGGCGACCCATCCATGGGCGGGCAGATGCCGGGCGTGCCGCAGGCCCCGCCCCCGCCGCCCTCGGGCCTGGACCTCGCCATCGCCGAGAAGAGTCAGGTCATCCAGGCTCAGATCGCCGGGCTCCAGCAGCAGCTCCAGGCGATCAACGAGATCGGCCAGAGGGCCACGATGATCGACCAGGGCGGCGGCGGGGCCATGGCCTCCCCCATGGGCTCGACGTCCTCCATGGGGCTGCCCCCGGAGGGCGCGGGCGGGGCCCCCCCGATCGCGCCGATGGGGCCCTCCGGCGGGCCCCCCATGGCCCCTCCGGGGGGTGCTCCGATGGGCCCGCCGCCGGCCGGTGGGATGCCGACCGGCACCGCACCCGCCGCCGGGATGCCGCCGCCCGGGGTGCCCCCGCAGGGCGACCCCAACGCCATGGCGCAGGGCGGCCCGCCCCCGGTCATGACCGACTCGCCGACGCCGGACACGATCGCCCAGCAGATCAGCCCGAACTTCCTCCAGGACGCGGCGCTGCTCGGCGACCCCCAGGTGTTCGACGCGGCGGCCGTGGCGACGTTCGCGAGGAGCCGCGCCCTGCGCGAGATCTTCCAGAACTACGCGCCCACGCTCGACAACGCCCTCGACCGCCTGGGCCGCGCGCTGCTCCTGCTCTACACCCAGGCGCGCGAGATCCGCGAGCAGATCGGCGACGAAGCGCTCCGGGACCTGGAGCAGCGAACGCGCGAGGTGTTCAAGTCCCTCGGCGACGTCATCCTCATGCTGGAGCAGTACGGCGACCAGTTGAGCCCGGAAGGTCAACCTGCCGTATAACCACCCCCATGCTCCAGACACGCCCCGACGCGCGGGCCCGTGGCGTTCATCAGCGGGTCGGCGCGCAGTCGCCCCCCGACGACCCGGACGAGCGGGCCCTCTACGAGATCATGCAGGACCGGGCCGTCGACGAGGCGTACGCCCCGCTCGAAGTGGCCTGGGAGCTGGCGCGCGGCCCCGAGCACCACGTGCTCGACGCCCTGCTGATCGCGCGCGTGCCGGACGAGGCGATCTGCGAGGCGCTGCAAGTGCCCGCCGAGACGGTGAAGCACTACCGGTCCTTTTTTTTCGACGTGACCGTGTTCCGTCACGTCTTCGCGGCCCGGCGCTACGTGAAGTCGCTGCCCAACGACGGCTCCGAGGAGTACAAGTCCTACGACCTCGCGCTCAACGAGGGAGGCGACAACCTGCTCAACCGCTACCGCCTGGGCGACGCGCCCCTGCCCGACATGAGCGTCCTCCAGGGGAGGATGATTGTGGAGCTCGCGTCGCGCGCCCGCGAGCACCGGGGCGTGCCGCTCACCAACCGGAAGTCCGTCGAGTCGCTTCGGTGCGCGACCAAGGCCATGGACGGGGCCTCCGCGCGCGCGACGGCCACGGCCAAGGCGGGCTCCAGCGGCGCGTCGTCCGAGCGCGCACTCATCATGGCGCTCGTGAGCATGGAGCACACCGTGAAGGCAGACGCCCTGGGCGTGAACGTGAACGACATCGTGCAGACGGGCCCCGTGCCGCCCGCGCCGGGCACCACCTAACCTATTCGACGATGTGGCAGCAGAAGGACTACGAAGCGCGGGCGACGGAGATCGCGAAGGCGTACCGCGCCGGCTTGGACATCGGCGGCAGTGACCTGCCCTCGCTGGTGGAGAAGACCGCGCGCGACAACGGCCTGCTCCCCGAGCAGATCCGGCGCCTCTCCCGCTCGGTCAACACGGCCATGTTCGCCGAGGAGTACGGCGCGAAGACGGGCTCGGACCGGCGCGTCGACTTCACGCCCGTCGACGAGGACGAGGTGATCGGGCGCTTCCGCACGGCCGAGACACGCGCGACCGCATCCGTAAAGACGGCGAGCTACCCGAGCCTGCCCGACCCCCGCGTGCGCCCCGAGCGGGTGAAGACGGCCGCCGAGGTGATCGACCCGCTCCTGCCTCCCCCGGCGCCGCTGCCCGTGCGGCGCATGCACGCCAAGGCCGCGCACGAGCGGCTGCGCACGGACTTGGGGGCGCTGGAGCTCCGGTGGCATGGCGCGCTCGCCAAGGTCGCCCACCACTGCGACCGCATCGGTCATCTGCACGGCGACTTCGAGAAGAACGCCGTCGCGGTGCTCGGGGCCGAGTGCCTGCCTGAGCTCGCCCAGATCCGGGAGTCGCTGAAGATGGCCGCGAGCCCCCTCACGGCGTCGAAGGTCGCCGAGGTGGCCGACTTCCTCGTCGGCGTCGAGGACGAGCAGACCCGGCACATCCAGGCCGCGATCAGCGCCCGCCACGAGTACGGCAGGAAGAAGGCCGCGCTCGACGAGGCGGCGCGACAGCTCGAAGCGATCGAGGTGGAGGTGTCCCGTGTCCTCTGAGCTCTACGACCGCATGCGCGTCAAGGAGGCGGGCCTCGCCTCGCGGGGCGCGGGGTGGGTGCGCAACGCCTTCTCGGGGATGCGCAACGGCGCCGCCGGGGCCGCGCACGCCGTCGAGAGCGCGGCGGCGCACGCTCACCCCGTCTCGCCGTCCGGCAGCACCGGGGTTCTGGCCCCCGTGTCGACGGCCCTCCATGCTCCCCCCATGGCACCCGGCGGCCGTCCCGTCGTGCCGCACGCCGACGTGCGCGCCATGCTCCCGCCGGGTGAGGCGATCCACCTCCCGCCGGACGTGCATCTGCCGAGCGCGGCACCCGCCACGGCTCCCTCGACGGCCGCCCCCGCCGCCTCCGCGCCCGCTGCCGCGCCCGCTGCCGCCCCCGCCGCGCCTTCGCCGGCCCCTGCGACCGGTGCGCCTGCGGCCCCCAGTACGCCGTACGAGCACCTCGCCCACGGCGCCCGTGGGCTCGCCCAGCAGGGCTGGCAGGGGGCCCAGGCGTGGGGGCAGCAGGCCGGGCAGCTCGGCAGGCAAGCCGCCCCCTGGGTCGGGGGCGCGGCGGCCGTGGGCGCGGGCGGCTACGCTCTCTCGCGCGCCGGTCGTGGCGCGGACGAACAGGAGGCTCGCATGCACGACTACGCCGCCAACTCACACCATCAGATGCCGCAGCCCATGCCCGGGATGAGCGTGTACGCGAGTTACGAGGCGTTCGGCGCCGAGAAGCTGGCCGAGCTACTTGCCGCGCTCAAGCACACCTTCAACGCAGGCGACAGCGCGTCTCGCGCGCTCATCACGCCCGTCCACGAGGCCAAGACGCTCTACTCGCGCATCCAGGGCGAGCAGACCGAGCACGAGCCGCACACCGCACGCACACTCCGCGAGATGGTCGGCGCTGGGAAGGAAGTGGCCGACTCCGTGAAGAATCATCCCTTCGTGCGGGGCTACTACCGCAAGGGTGAGGAAAAGGTGGCCGAGCAGCCCCCGCGCTTCGACGTGCTGACGCCCACGCACAACGCCTTCGCCGTGGAGTTCGGCAAGGCGCTCGCCAACAAGTTCGTCACCGACCCGATCGACGGGATCCACCGGATCCTGAAGAAGAAGATCGTCGAGGACCCGAAGGCCATGTCGACCTTCTACGGCGTCATCGAGAGCGACCCCGAGCTCCAGCGCCACTACTCGGAGAACCCCGATCAGGTCCACGACACCTTCAAGGCCCTGCGGCGTTTCGGGCCTTCGATGGCGGCCTCCCCCGCCGTCGTGCGCAGCTTCCTCCGTCAGTCGATGATGGCAGGCGGGAACATGGACTTCGCCACGATCCGCATGCTCGCGGAGACCGAGAAGTTCATCCAGAACAGCCGAGGGCAGGGCAAGTGAAGATCCCCGTCTCCGACACGCTCAAGAACGCGCTCGTGCGCGAGGGCTCCTGGAAGATCGCGGCCGAGGTTCGGCGTCGCGCGGGCGGGGTCGCCCCCACGGACCCCACCCTGGAGAACTTCGCCGTCGCGCGCGGGTTCAAGGCCGCCGCCGACCACTCCGACGAGGACGTGATCGACGAGGGGCTCGAAGCCTACCGCCGCATCCTGGAGGCGCCGTGACGAACGCGTACGCCGTACGGCGGGCCTGGGAGGCGATGAAGACGGCGGCCCTGCGCGGGGGCGCGCCGCTCGTCCCCGCCATGTCTCTCGCCGCGATCGAGAAGTGGGCCGAGATCGAGGGGCCGACGGCCCACGGCCTGTCGCGCCCGGAGCGCGAGGCGTGGGCGGCGAGCGTCGCGGGCGCGGCCATGGTCGACGCGGCGATCGAGAAGCTCGCCGAGGCCGGTCGCTACACCGAGGCCGAGCGGGAGTTCCTGCTCGACCTGAACGCCGAGGCGGCGGTGCGCGACCTCCGGTCCCTGTGCAAGTCGGCCGGCATCCTCGGCAACGCCCTGAACGCCATGGCCGCCCACCCCCGCACCACCGGCACGATCGCCGGGGCCGCGATCAGCGGCGGTCTCGGGGCCTGGAAGGACGACGAGAACCGCCTGCGCGGGGCCGTGAGCTACGGCGTGCCGGGCGCGGTCCTCGGCTACCTGGGCGGAACGGGCCTCGCCAACTACCAGCAGAACCGGCACATGGCGCGCCTGCACCACGCGACCCAGCTCCTCGAGCAGCAGGCCGCCCAGCAGGCGCAGAGCCTCGCCAACCAGCGCGCGCTGGCCGACATGGGCCGCGTGGCGGACGACGCGGCGCGCCTGCACAAGAACTTCATCCTGGCCGCCCAGGGGATGGCGCGCGACCGAAACGTCGACCCGAACAAGGTCCAGGCGATCACGCACGCGATCGACAAGCTCCAGGACCACAGCCACGACATCATCCAGCACGCGGTCATCAACCCGGGGATGCTACACACCGAGGTGGCGAACATGATCGACCCAGAGATCCTGAAGGAGATCCAGGGCCGCGCCGCGCACCTCCAGAAGCAGGGCCCGTACGTGCCGCTCGGCTCGCGCCTGCACCCGGACGACCTCATCGCCGCCGCCCAGGCCCACAGCCGGTCGAGCTTCGGCGGCGGCAAGGGCGGCCAAGGCGCGGCGCCCGGTGGCTCCCCCGCTCCAGCGCCCGGGACCGCGCCGACCCCGTAACCTTCCCCCGTGCGCAAGCTCCTCGAACTCGACCAGTACTTCCCCAAGACGGGGGAGCCGACAGTGCAACTGGCGGCCTTCGCCAACCAGCGCGGCGGCCTCTCGATCGAGAAGCGAGCCTTCGCCGAAGGTCACTCGCAGTTCTATGACTTCCTGAAGACCGTCCAGCCCGAGCCGGGGATCACCTACCTGCTCGTGAACGCGATGGGCTCATGGGAGTACTACGACCTGAACCGCAACGCGGACGGCTTCCCCGAGCGGGCGTACATGGTCGGCACGCGCGCCAAGTGCGGCCACCCCGACTGCACGCTGAGCCTGGACGGCTGGGTGAGCGAGCCCGAGACGCTCGTCCACCACTACAAGACCTTCGAGGAGTCGGGCGGCATCTACCGCCACCACAAGAACGACGACCCCTCCAAGAGTCGCGGGACGGTGAAGCCCGCCCTGTGGAACGCCCGGATGCACCGGGTGGAGCTGCTCCTCCGGTACGTGAACTCCCGCGACCCGGAGATCCCCTCCAAGATCGCCGACGGGGTGTTCCCGGCCGTCTCGATGGGCTGCCGCGTCGCCTACGACGTGTGCACAATCTGCGGCCACCGGGCGCCCACGCGCGCGCAGTACTGCTCGCACGCCCTCAGTCAGATGAACGCGATCCTCCCAGACGGGAGGAAGGTCGGGGTGCTGAACCCACGGCCCCGGTTCTTCGACATCTCGTTCGTCTTCCGACCCGCCGACCCGACGGGCTGGACGCTCCAGAAGGTCGCGCGCCACGGCGGCATGTCGTCGGCCGAGCTCGGCGAGCTGATGGACCGCGCGGAGGGCTCGCGCCTGCCGTTCTGGTCCACGGCCAAGGAGATCAACGCCTCCTGGGACGAGCCGGGGAGCTTCATGGGACGCTTCGTGCGCGGGTCGTTCCCGAGCGGGAAGGTGGCCGGCGCACCCTCGACGCTCCTGGAGCTGGCCGCCTCGCCCGTCCCGCACCCCCAGTCGCTCGTGGCCAAGCTCGCCTCCCAGGCCCTCGGGATCCCGCTCACCGACGACATGGTCGACCGACTCGTGTGCGCGACCCCGGCCCTCGTCGCCCTGGTCGGCGAGTCCTCGGAGACCGTCAAGCACGCCTCCTTCGGCGAAGCCGGCGACGTCCTCCGAGACCGCGCCTACGCCCCCTGGCCCGACGTGCCGAGCGTGGACGTGGGCCCCGGCGCCCTGCACCGGGCGGCCGAGCCCCCGCGCACGGACCTGCTCACGATGACCGACCCCTTCACGGGGGCTGTCTACCAGACGACGCGCGGAGCGGCCCAGGACGCGACGCGGGAGGACGTGAAGAAGCGGCTCCTGAACACCGCCCTCCTCACGGGCCTCTACGCGGCGGGCCTGCACAAGGCGCTCAAACCGACGGGCCTCGGGGGCCTCGGACGCGCGGCCGTCGCGTTGCCGGTGGGAGCACTCCTCGGCCGGGCGACCGAGCGCGGTATCCACAACGTCCTCGAACCCTACCGACACCCGTACTACCAGACCGACCAGGGCGTCCCCGTCTCCGGGGGCACCGAGTTCAAGGCGGCCTCGATCGAGCCCTCCTCCTGGGCGCGAAAGCTCGCCTCGGACCTGGAGGAGCGCGACGCCGCCCGCGCCCGGATCGCCCGGCGCGGGGGGCACCGATTCTTGAAGTGGGCCGCGAGCCCCTTGGACCTCCAGGTCCGCTCACTCGCCGGGGAAGACCGCGCCCCCGAGGAGCCGTACGCCGTACGACCCGACGACGCCCGCGACATGGCCGAGCGTCTGACGTTCCTGCTGACCACCTAACATTCCGACGGAGACCTCCCGATGAACCTGAGCAGCCTCTTCCCCAACACCCAGACCAAGATCGCCGCCGTCGCGCCGGCCGCGACCTCCCAGGGCGACAACGCCGCCAGGGCCCGCGCCGAGATCGACGCGGCGCTTCAGGCGACGACCCTGAAGACGGCCGGCGTCCAGGCCCCTCCCCACGCCGCGCCCGCCGCCGGCCCCACTGGGGACCTGGAGAAGGTCGCCGAGGAGATCAAGAAGGCCAACCACGAGCGGCGCGTCCGTGAGGCGTTCGCCGAGGGCGAGGCGCACTGCGACGGCTTCATGAGCCGCCTCGCGCTCTACGAGAAGGTCGCGGCTGAGCAGGCTCCCTGGCAGCCGGCGAACCAGAAGACCGCCGCCGAGCACACCGAGCAGGAGGTCGTGACGCAGATCCACAAGGTCGCCAGCGCCCACTACCTGGAGGGGTACGGCGCGGCGAGGATGGCGCTCCAGTGAACCGCGCCCGAGCCGCCGAGCTGATCCTGGACCACGAGCGCCTGCGTAAGTCGGCCTTCGAGGTCGCCTCTCGCGGCGCGGGCGAGTTCTTCGAGGGCGCGCGGGGTGAGCTCACCCAGAAGCGCGCCGAGGCCGTCACGACCATGAACCTCCGGCTCGTCAGGCACCTCACCACGCCATGAACCCCCGCCGCCCCTCGCTCCTCGACACCCTGAACGGCATCGAGTCGTCCGTCACCGCCGCCCCCACGGGGTCGCTGCCCGAGGCACCGCGCGCCTTCTCGGACGACCTGCGCAAGCTCGGCTCGGCCCTGCGCGAGGCGGGCGCGTCCGACCCCGTGACCTACGACGAGGTGTACGCCGTACGGCGGGGGGACTACCCCGCCCCAGGGGCCGCGCCCGCCCACACCCCCATGACGGGCGGCGGCGGCGACGTCCTGCGCAAGCTCGCCAACGCCGTGCGCGACGAGGCGTACGAGCGAGAAACCGCTCACCACACCAAGGTTGCCCTCCACCTCCCCGCGATCGAGGGCCTTACGCTTCTGCGGGACCGGAGCCGACGATGAGCCGCCTCACCAAGATCGCCAACGCCCTGGACGCCATCGCGCTCGTCGCCGACGAGACGCCGGCCGCGTCCGCCGCCCCCGACCCCTTCATCGAGCAACTGGAGGCCCGCGTGGGCCCGCTCGACCCCGGGGTCCGGCAGAAGCTCGCCTCGGACGCGGACTACCGCCGCACCTTCGAGAAGCTCACGGCCCAGCCCGAGGCGCCCCGCTCCCTCGGCGGCCCGAGTGAGAAGTCGGCCGGCGAAGCCCCGCGCTCCAAGGCCGAGCGCATGCGCGACGCCGAGGAGAAGTTCGCCGCGATCGTCATGGGCCAAGGCTGAGCCCACTACCATTCACCCCGAGGTCAACCCGACATGCGATTCCAGGAACTGTTCAAGCCGACCACCGAGTCCCCCAAGGAGGCGTTCGTCGCCTGCCTCGGCCTCTCCGAGTACTTCGCTCAGGAGATGGCGACCGCCTTCAATGCCGGCACCGGTCCCGGCACGCCCGACGCCTTCGGGTCCATCCAGGCGGGCACCATCACGCCCGGCACGATGGTCACGATGAACTCGGAGAAGAACTGGGAGGCCGCGACCTCCCCGCTGCTCAACGCGGCGCTGCCCAAGCAGATCTTCCTCGTGTTCGAGGGCTCGGTCGACCTCGTCGGCCGCAACCTCGGCAAGCTGACGGCGGTGCGCGGCCTGTGCCGCTTCTACACCACCTACTACAACGGGTCGGGGTTCGTCGTGAACACCCCGCTCGTCGCGAACGCGGGCCGGTTCGAGGTCAAGGTGTTCGGCGACAACAAGCAGATCGTCGGCTTCGTGGGCCCCGACCAGGACGCCAACGGCCGCCTCGACGTCATCTTCGAGGCGAGCACCACGGGTTGATCGGACCCACTACGCTACGAGCAAGGAGCCCACGGAGCCCATGAACTACGGAATCGAAACCCTGGACGTCAAGGCCCAGGTCCTCAACCAGAACTTCATCGACCTGATCGGCAGCGGCCAGATCAAGCAGGCCGAGGAGGCCGGGTCGATCCTCATCCGCGAGATCGTCCGCCAGGACGCGGCGGTTCGCGAGATCCTCCCCTGCCGCCAGATCGCGCCGTCGGAGCTGGACATCTGGCCCGACTCGGACGCGCCGATGAAGTTCCTGGACATCGAGACGCAGACCGTCGCGTCCTACGTCCAGTTCTACGGCACCCCGAAGGCCAACTACTACACCCTGCGGCACGTCCCGGTCTTCTTCGGGAAGATCCAGTCGGACGAGTTCGTCAAGTCGAAGTTCGAGCTCATGAGCTACCGCACCGACGTGCGCAAGCTCCTGGCCGACAACTCCACCAAGGACATCGCCGACCAGGAGGACATGTTCTTCCGCCGCGCGTGCCTCCAGGCCGTGAACCGCAACCCGAGCCTCCAGCGCACGGAGCTCCCGCGCCTGACGGCGACCGGCTGGGCCCAGACCCTCACCGCGATGGACAACCGCCGCCGCCCCGTGGGCAAGGCGCTCATGAGCAAGGCGCGCCACCGCGACGCGATCGACCTCCCGGCGACGGCCGTGGGCACCGACATCGCCGCCGAGCACTACCGCAACGGCATCGAGAAGGAGGATGGCCTGTGGGGCACCCCGCTGGTCACCACCATCAAGAGCGACATCTACCTGCCGGACGAGGCGTGGATGTTCGTGCCGGAGAACTACCTCGGCCGTTTCTGGACCCTCCAGGAGCCGACGCTCTTCGTCGAGCAGCGCGCCGACATCATCAAGTTCTTCATCTACTCGGCGCCCGGCATCGGCCTCCCGTCGCTGCTCGGCATCCAGCAGATGGTCTTCACGCCGCGCGCGCCGGCCTGATCCCCGCCCCTCCCGCCTACCGTTGAGGGGTGGCAACGCCCCTCTCGACCCGCATCAAGAAGCTCCAGGAGCGTCGGGGTTGGACCGACGAGCAGATGCTCGCACGGTTCGGCAAGACCTCGGCGCACGCCCACGACCGGATCGAGGAGCGCACCGAGTTCCACCGCTCGCACGTGGACTTGATCCAGCGGGCCGTGGACACGCTCTCGCTCGGGCCCGGCACCTACCACCTCCCCCTGCGCCACCAGGACGGTCGCGTCGCCGGGTACGCCCAGTTCAAGAGCGTCCCGAACCGTAAGAGCCCCGTGCTCGCGACGATCCTGGGGCCCCAGATGCGACCGGGCGGCGAGAACATCGAGCGGATGATCGGCCTGTGAAGCTCAAGATCACACGCACACTGGCCTTGGTGCCGTCGGGATTCCACGTCCAGTGGGACGTCGAGGACGCGACCGAGTCGGGCGTCTACCGCTTCACGCTGGAGCGCTCGGGCTCCCCCGAGGGCCCCTGGGACCCGGTGGCGACGGACGTCGCCGACCAGTACGCCGTACGGGACGACTACGGCTTCTCGGTCAACGACCGGGACGTTCGGGGGCCGAACCAGCTCACGCTCACGGGCAGCGTCCACTACCGCCTCTCGTGCGTGACCCCGTCGGGTGCGCGCCTCCGCGTCGTGCAGGAGACCACGCCCGCCGACCCCATCCCCAAGATGGCGCAGTACCTGCGCAAGGCGCAGTGGAACTTCACCGTGGCGATGAAGTACGCGCGGCCCCTGGCCGTGCTCAAGCGACGCACTTGGGGTGAGCGTTGTCCGCTGTGCGTGAACAAGTCGACAGGTAAGGTCATGCGTGCCGATTGCCTCAACTGTTGGGGTACGGGGCTCGTCGGAGGCTACTGGACCCCCTGCTACATGAAGGGGCGCCGTAGCGCCCCAGACAACACAAGCGAGATCAGCCCCGACCAGAAGAGCGACTCAAACTCGCACAACTTCCTCATGCCGAGCTCACCGTCGCTGGAGCGTGACGACGTGATCGTCTCGCTCGACAGCGGTCAGCGGTACCTCGTACGCAAGCAGAACGAGACCCAGATTCAACTCCGAGCCGTCCACCAGTCTGTCGGGACGGTGGAGCTCGCGCGTGACCACATCATCTACCGCCTGCGGGTCGAACCCGAGGCGCGCGAGCCGAGGTTCTGATGCCGCCCGGGAAGTCCGATCATGGTTTGACCCGTGTCGAGGGCGACCACCCCGACGTATTCCCGTCGGGTCCGAATGCCCTTGTCGGGGTGTTCGTCGCCATCGTGCAGGCGTGCTTCTACGCGCCGAGCCGGCCCGCGAATATCCCATGGTACTGGGACACCCAACCTACCCCCGAGTCTGACGACAGCGGGGACCCCGAGGAATCGGGCGGCCGTCGCCTCTACGTCTCGGAGGAGAGCCTGGAGTACCCAGACTCGCGCAACGTACGGCCCGCTGTTCTGGTCGGACGCTCGGACATCCAGTACGTGTCACTCGGCGCATCCAACATCGCGGAGGTCGATTACCCCCGCATGGGGCAGGTTCTGTACTGCCACTCCATGCTCTCCATCGAACTCGCTTGTCTCGCGCGTGAGCAGGGGGAGAGCGCGACGCTCGCGGACGTGATGGCCTCCTTCCTCGTCGGATCGGGACAGGAGATCCGGGAACACTTCGGGCTGCACTCGCTCGGTATGCCCTCGATCTCAAAGACCAGTCCCACGCGACGCTTTGCTGGCACCACCGAGTTCTGGGAGACGGTCGTGCGTGTGCCCGTCGAGGCCAAGTACAAGTGGGTCAAGTGGCCACTCGCCCCTGTGATCTCCGAGATCTTCGCGCACCTGAAGGTCAACGGAGAGGTCCGAGACCTGCGCGAAGTGCTCCAACGCCCTACCACCTAACCTTCGGTCAACGCCATGTCGCTCAAGCCCCTCATCCTGGTCTACCTGGAGATCGCCCAACCCTCGGTCACCCCGGCCACGCCGGTCCTGAACACCGTGATCGTGGGCCCTGCCTGCGACGTGTTCGACTACCCGGACGACGCCCAGGCGACGCTGCTCACCGACACCTACGGCCGTCTGGAAGCCGGTTCGGGGTACGCGCCGCCCGTCTCGGGCACCGACGCCGTTCGCGTGCTCGACGGGGGGTACCCCAGCCAGAGCGCGGGGGCACGCGTGGACCACGACTCGGTCTACTTCACGCTCAAGACTCCGCGCGTGATCCTCGGATCGACGAACCTGAGCGGCTCGGTCGCCCCCGTGCTCGGCACCTCCGTCACGACAAGCGAGGCGGACCGGACGCTCCTCACGTTCAACAGCCCCACGGCCAACCTGCTCCAGGCGCTCGTGCAGCCGGGGGATCGGGTGATCCTCACCTCCTCCTTCGGTCAGGAGTTCGTGGGCACGGTGGCCCTGGTCGGCGAGCCGAACGCAGCGGGCCTCGTCCCCTCGGGCAACGAGAACCTGCTGCGCCTGACCTCGCAGCTCCCCTCGCCGAACGTCGCTGCGACGGGCACGATCACCGCGATCGCCGCCTCCTCGCTCCTCGACGGCGAGACCTTCACGCTCGACGACGGGATCAACCCCCCCACGGTCTTCGAGTTCGATACGGGCTCCTCGGTCGGCGCGGGGCACGTGGCCATCGCCATCGCGAGCCAGACCGCGACCCAGGTCCGCGACCTCATGCGCGCGGCCATCAACGGGGTGGGCTCGGGCCTCCGCATCACGGCCACCGACCTCGGCTCGACGGGCCTCACGCTCACGAACGACGTGCCCGGCGACCAGGGCAACACCACGATCTCCGACACGGTGGTCGACGCGGGGTTCACCCACACGAACATGGCCGGGGGGACCTCGGAGCCCTCGCAGTGGGCCTACGACGACGCGGCCGAGTGCCGCATCGAGCGCGTGCTGTCCACGACCCGCCTCTCTGACCCCTCCCGGACGTACGTCGTATTCCCGGAGCCGGGCTCCGACGAGGTCGTCGTGCGCGGCGGCGTGAGCGTCTCGATCCGTGGCACCCCGGCCGCGAGCGTCGGCACCCCCTCCCCGGCGCCCCAGACGGTCTCCCGGGCGCTCTCCTACGCCGAGCTCTACGTCTCCTACGTCGCCCTGCGCCAGGACCTCCAGTCGCTCGCCAAGGCGATCCCGACGGACAGCCAGAGCCTGAACGGCGTCCCGATCGTGCGGGGCATCGGCAAGGTCGACGCACGCAACCCCCTGGCCGTGGGCGTGAAGCTCGCCCTGGCCAACGGCGGCAACGTGCCGATCTACTACTACGGCGTCTCGGCCCGCGACTCCTCGGGCTACGACAACGCGAGAGCCCGGCTCGCCTCGCGCAACGACCTCTACTGCTTCGTGCCGCTCACGCAGGACCTGAACGTACACGCGGCCTTCAAGGCCGCGTTCGTCCAGAACGCCAACCCCCTCTACTGCCGCGAGCGCGGCGTCCGTCAACGCTTCCGCATCGTCCTCGGCTCGGTGCCGATGCCCACCGAGCAGACGATCTACGAGGGGTCGATCTCGGGCGTGTCGAGCGACGCCGGCCAGTCGACGGGCCGCTACCGCACGATCTCCATCGCCGCCGCCTCCACGGGCTCGGCGCCCGCGACGGGCGCGGCCGAGGACATCGACTTCAGCTACGTCCTGCCAGGGGACACGGTCACCATCGGCCTCTCGGCCGGGGGGACCTCGGCGTGGCAGAACCGACGCGGCACTCACCGCGTGGGCCACGTCAACACCAGCCAGGACTTCCCCAACTCAGGTGACCCGGCCGCGCTGGAGGTCATCCCCGGCAGCTCGCGCTGGGACGACACGGCCGGCGCCACGGTCGACGACATCGAGATCCTGGTGCGCGGCCCCGACGGCTCGACCAAGTTCTCCAGCACCGCGTCCACGGACGTCTCCACGGGCGCAGGCGGCACGCTCGGCACCGTGCGCTACTCCATGCGCCTGCCCACGGTGGTGGGCGGGCCCTACACGGTGCGCTACGTGGCGAGCGGCGACGCCGACCACGTGGTGGGGGTGGCCCTGGCCGGGTTCGCCATCACGGTCACGGTGGGCAGCCTCGTCACGCACACCGAGCTCGCCACGGCCGTCAACGCCCACCCGGGCGTCTCGGCGGTGCTCGCGGCGGCCGTGACGGCGGGCGGCGGCAACGCCGTCGTGCCGGGCTCGCAGAGCCCCGCCGCCCCGGCGTCGATCCTCCCGGCCTCCGGCGACTGCTCGGCCCAGGTGCTGGTCAACGACGCTCTCTACACGCAGCTCACCGACGGCTCGGCGACGTTCCTCCAGGCGAACGTCAAGCCCGGCGACCTCGTGGAGATCCCGGCCGACCCGAACAACTACGACCCCCTGGCCTACTCGGGGCGCCTGCTCACCTACCGGGTGGGCGCGGTGCAGAACGAGAACCGCCTGCGGATCGCGGGCGGCACCGACGACGGAGCGGACGCGGCCACGGAGCTGCCGCACTTCTTCAACCGCACGCTCCAGGCCCGGTACCTGGACAACACGGCGCCGAACGCGATCAACTACCGCGTACGGCGTACGCTCACCTCGTTCGACCGGGCGCTCGCGCTCGTGTCGATCGCCCAGAGCGTGCGCTCCTCGCGCCTGACGCTCATGTGGCCCGACCTCGTCGGGGTGTCGGAGCTCGCGGACGGCGGCCTCCCCAGGGCGCTGCCGGCCGTGCCGACCCGCGCGGGCCTCGTCCCGAGCTACTACCTCGCCTGCGCCGTGGGCGGGGTGATCGCCGGGGTGCCCCCGCAGATGGGCCTCACGGGCGGCTCGTTCATCGGCTTCGACCGGGTGAGCCACACCGCCGACTCCTTCAACGAGGAGGAGCTGTCGCTGATCTCGGACGGCGGCTTCTTCCTCTGCACGCAGGAGACCGAGGGGGCGCTCATCCAGTGCGAGCACCAGCTCACCACCGAACCCTCGGCCCTGGAGACCGGCGAGCTGTCGATGGTGAAGAACGTCGACTTCCTCGCCATCAACTACTCGGACCTGATCCGTGGGTTCCTGCGGCAGTACAACAACATCCCCGAGGCCCTCGGGGAGATCTACCGCTCGGTGGTGGACAACACGAACCTCCTCAAGGGGCAGTACGTGGCCAAGATCGGCCCGCCGCTCCTGGAGGGCACCATCACCTCGCTCGCCCAGAGCGAGACGAGCGCCGACACGGCCGAGCTCTTCTTCGACGCGAAGATCAGCGCGCCGCTCAACAACGTCGGCTTCCACCTCGTCGTCAGGAAGTGACCGGCGAATGGAGCTTTACGAGAAGTTCGCGCACGCCAAGACGGCCGGGCTCATCGGCACGGCCGCCCGTGGCGCCCTGAGCGTCGGCAAGGGCCTCGTCATGCCCTTCTCGGGGGCCGGGGCCAAGGCGTCGCTCGGCCAGAAAGCCCTACACGCGGGCGCGAGCGCGTACGCCATCGGCGCCCCGATAGCCGACTCGGTCGCCCCGTCGGCCAAGCCCCCCGCCACCGCCCATATCGCCGGACGCACCTTCGGGAGCGGCCAGCGCGACAACTCGGGCGGGATGAAGTCGGCCGCCCTCGACGAGCGGCTCTCGCGGCTGGTCAAGGTGGCCCTCTCGATCGGGCCCTTCTCGCTCCAGCACCCGAAGGACCTGATCGACATCGGGAGCTACGGGGCGATGATCGGCTCGAAGCTCCTCCCGCACGACCACCCGTGGCACACCGGTCTGGAGGCTGCGGGGCTGATCGGCCTCGGCAGCTCGGTGGGCGCCGACATGCTCATGGACCCCGGCGAGCGCAAGCCCGGTGCCAAGGACCTTGCGGGCCTCGCCCTCTTCGGCAGCGCCCTCTACGACCGCTGGAAGCGCGAGCACGGCCCCGGCGCCCCCACCCACTAACCTTCCCCCGGAGTCAACGAGATGCCCGCCTATCCCATCGGAGTCACCCGAAGCCTCGGCACCTGGGGGTTCAACAACCGCCACGTCGAGCGGATGAACGACAACGCCACGTACGACGCGGCGCACCCCGACGACACGCTGATCCTGGCGGGCCCGGCGCGCCGCGCCGTCGCCAGGAGTGACCGCTCCAGCGCCCGCACCCTGCGCGCGCTCGGGATGTTCCAGACGTTCTCGATGCAGTCGCAGGCGCCCGTCCAGCCGATGATGGCCATCGGCTCGGCGCGCTCCTTCTTCCTGCGCGGCAAGAGCCAGTCCTCCTGGTCGATCCAGCGCGTGATGCTGAACGGCCTGAACCTGCTGCGCGCGCTCTACCACAACGCGGTGGAGGCCGGCGTCAACGTCGACCAGTTCGACGACCCCGCCGCGATGGAGGGCTCGCCCCAAAGCCAGTTCTTCATCAACCTGGACTCCGAGCTCTTCTACATTCCGTTCGGCCTGGGCGTGCTCATGCGCACGAAGTCCCACACCCTGGTGGGCGGCTGCTACATCGAGCTGTCGCTCATCGGCACCTGGGGCACGCAGATCGCGGGCGGCCAGTCGATGCTCGTCGAGAGCGTGACGGGCTTCGCCGATCGCATCCTGCCCTTCCAGGCCAGCGACGCGATGAGCGTCCCGCGCGTGCCGCGCTTCCTCATGGACGCCGTGCTCGGCCTCGCCCCGAACAACTCGCCCGGCGCGGTGTACGACCGGATCGGCGAGCAGGGCGCCGGGGGCCTGGACGACGCTTCGGTCCCCGCCCTCTGACGCTGTACGGCGTACTCCGAGGCGCGTAGCTTCGAGTCATGACCCGCCGCTCCGAACAACTCCCCTCCACCCCGGACCCGCTGATCCCGGACCCCGCCCCGCCCGGCGCCAGCCCCCTCGTCGGGGGCGCGGCGCACATGGAGCGAGGGGTGGTCCTGGAGACCGACGCCCGCCGCCACAGCTACCGCGTCCAGATGCCATCGGGCCGGGTGGTGTCCATGGGCCGCATAGCCTCGGGCCCCGGGGACACGACGCTCCTGCCGCACGGCTGCAACGTGGCCGTGACGTGGGCGCTGGGCCTGCCGTACATCCTCGGCGTCCTGCCCGACGACACGGCCCACTCGGACGCGGGACCCCAGATCACCCCCCAGGCGGGCCAAGGGGGCCAGGACCCGGCCCTCGACCGGCACTTGCCGGCATCAAGCCGCAACCGCAACGCCCCGGTGGACATGCTCCCGGGGGACGCCCTGATCCAGGGGCCGGACGGGGCGCTCGTCGGCGCCCTGAGGGGCGAGCACGCCACACTCTCCGGCGGGCCGCTCGCGCGCGTCGAGGCCCTGGGCGACCAGGACCGGCTGGAGCTGGTCGCGGGCGAGATGCGGCAGACGACCTGGATGGGCTACCAGGAGGTCGTCAACGAGGACGGCAAGACGAGCCTCCGCTTTCGGGGCGGCAGCGACCAGCTCACCCAGACGGGCCCCGACGAGGCCCGCTACACGATCCAGTGGGACGTGGGTCACGCGGGCGACCTCGTGCGCTTCGAGCTCACGAACCGCGAGGGTCAGGCCCTCTTCCGCGTGCACGTAGACGCGCACGGCCGCATGGAGCTCTTCGCGGCGGGCGGCATCGCCCAGACCCACGGCGACGGCCCGGAAGCCGTGCAGGAGAGCGCCCACCACGGCCGCGCCTCCCACGAGGTGACCGGCGATTCGACCCACGTCACGGGGGGCGAGCACCGTCAGACGGCCGCCACGTGGCGCACGATCGTCGAGGGTCTCGCCGAGATCCAGAGCGGCGGTTCGGTGAACGTCGTGGGCACCGATCGGGTGCAGGTCCTGGCCGGAGGCGAGGCCGTCCTCTCGGCGGCCGACCGGGCGCGCCTCTCGGGTCGGGGCGTGACTGTCAACCCGGGCGTGCAGGACTTCCTCGTCGACACGACCGTGAACGACATGATCGTCCTCGGGCGCGGGGCGTCCAACCACGGCGTGATGTACGAGCCGCTTGACCGGGTGCTCCAGGTCATCGTTCGGCGCCTCGACCAGCTCGCCAGCGCCTTCGCCGGGCACACCCACCCGGTCTCCTTGGGGGTCGCCGGCCCCAACCCCGCCTACCTTTCGTTCGCGACGCCCACGGTCTACCAGCCGCTCCCGATGCGGTCCAGGCTCGTCAAGCTCCTATGAACACCGCCTACACTTCACCCAGCAACGGCCTCCGCGTGGGGCCCCCAGGAGACACCCCATGTTGGATCTGACGCTCATCGGCTATGGCAACTTCTCGGTCGCCGACGAGATCGCCCTCGAAACCATGGCCCCCGAGGCGCAGTTTCGCGGGCAGACCCTCGACCAGGACATCAACTCGGTCGTCGTGCGGATGACCGAGGCGTCGTGGGACCGCATCCGCCCGCGCGTGCGCGACATGTCCCAGCGCCGCATCCCGGCCGTGGACGCGAACGGCGCCGCCGTCCCGAACGTGACCCGCCCCGCGATGGAGTACTCCGTCGTGCCGGTCCCCGCGCGCCTGCCCCGCCTGACCCAGATCGAGCCCACCGCCCCGGTGAGCCTCGTCACCGACGGCGTCCTCACGCTGCGCGGGGTGAACCTGCTCGGGGGCATGCCGGCCGAGTACGACGTCATCACCCAGAGCGGCAACACGCTGCCCGGCATGACGGGCCAGCGCCGGTTCGCGCGCGGCGTTCGGGTGCTGCACCTCCAGGCCGTGCCCCTCGGCCCCGTCGGCAACCGCATCGGCGTGCGCTTCGCGGCGGCCTCGGGTGCCGGCTCGGTGAGCGTGAAGATGAAGCGCGACGGTGAGATCCTCATCGACGTCGTGCCAGCCTCGGGGTCGGACGACGCCACGAGCGTGGCGGCGCAGATCGCGGCTTCGGCGGCGGCCCTCTTCGTCACGGCCACGGCGATCGTGGGCTCGGCCAAGGTGCCGCCCACCAACCAGGACCAGTCGCCCCTCAGCGCGGTCCAGGTGATCCGCCAGCCGTACGCGATGCTGCACGGTGGGGACGGCGGTGGCGTCGCCGAGGTGAACTTCCTCGTCTCCGGCACCGACCCGACCAACCGCCTGCGCATCGTCGCGCAGAAGGCCGGCACGCCGTCCAACGGCATTCGCGTGAAGCTGGTGATGGACCAGGGCTCCAACTCCGTCTCGGTGAGCGGCAAGACCATCACCGTCAACCGCACGGGCTCGACCGAGACCATCGCCAACCTCGTCACGGCCATCAACGGCAACGCGAGCGCGGCGGCCCTCGTGGCGGCCTCGGCGGTCGGCTCGGGGTCCCTCGACGACTGCGACGCCTACCTCTACGGCGGCTCGGGCGAGGAGCCCGTGGCCACCGTCGGCGGCGCCTCGGCCGCGATCACCGGCCACACCGACTCCGCGATGGTCCTCAGCGTGACGGCGGCGGCCCTCGGGACGGCAGGCGTCGCGAACCTGGAGGACGCGGTGATCCAGGTCGTGATGGGCACCGAGCAGCTCCAGGGCCAGCAGACGGCCGGCGGCGGCGAGACGCGCAGCGCGGTGCGCGCCCGCGTCCGCGCCCAGGCCAACGTGACCCTCGCCACCCCGGGCGCCAACATCGACAGCACCGCCATGGCGGCGGGCCAGAAGTTCTGGGCCGACGCCCAGACCACCGGCTCGCAGGACGGCCTCTACGTCTGGAACGGCGCGGCCGTGCCCGCCACGCGCGCCCCCGAGGTCCCGGTGGGCTTCCGCGCGAGCGGCCTGCTGGTCTCTATCGCCGAGGGCACCGACGCCGGCAAGGTCCAGCAGGTCACCAACGCAGCGGGGTCGGACGTCGTCGGCACGGCCAACCTCACCACCGCCGCCGTCTGACCGTCAGGACTTCGGGGTGCCCTTCGGGGCGCCCTTCTGGCCGCCCTGGCCCTTCCCCTCCACCGCCACCTTCCCGGCCTCCCCAGCCCCCGCCTGGGGCGCTGGCGGGGCCTGTCCGAGCCCCGAGAGGGGGTCGCCCGCCCCGGCGTCGCCCGGGGGCTCCGGGGGGCTCGGCTCGGGCGCCTGGGTCTGGCCGGGGGCGAAGACCGACTGGGGGTGGTGCTCGCCGCCCGCCCCCAGCGAGGGGTCGCGCGTGGGGCTCGTCGCGGCCTCGGGGCTCTTCATGGGCTCGAACACCGAGCTCGGGTTCTCCTCGCGCGAGGGGGGCGGCGGCGCCTTGGCGAGGCCGCCCCCGTAGAGGGAGGCCGGGGTCGCGACCCCACGCGCCGTGGCGGCCGACATGGGGTCCTTGGCGAGCTGCTCGGAGACGAGCTTGGACTCCTTGGGGATGTAGGTCTGGGACACGCCGATGGCGGTGCCCACAGCTGTGGCGGGGGAGTCGGGGCTCTTGGCGAGCTGCTCGGACACGAGGCGGCTCTCCTGGGGGAGCGACCGGACTCGCTGACTCGGGGGGCTGCCCTCGGGCACGAGCTGGAGGCGTACGTCGTATTCCCCTCCCTCCTCGTCGACGACGGCGCAGAGGCTCATGCGGACCTGCCGGTCGGGCAGCACGAGGGTGACGGGCAGCCGGTTCTGGCCCCCCTCGAAGTGGAAGGTGATGGCCTCCCCGGTGTGGGGGTTCTGGAGCTGGGTGAACAGGCCCGTCGTCGCGAGCAGTTCCGATTCCTTGGACATGGGGTATCCTCCGTAGCGTGTGGACTCAACGCCCCCGGCTCATCAACCTGGGCCGGGCCATCGAGAGACTGATTGTGACCGTAATGCGCGCGGAGGCCGCCCACAAGCTGACGCGCCTGCGGAATGTCCTGGAGAGCGCCGATGCCGTGGATCAAAGCTGCCCCGACCCTGCCGCCGGAAGTGACGGGGGCGGCACAGACTCTGACGGGCAGCCTGTCGGCCCTGCGGACGGCGGTGACGCTGGTCCAGACCCAGGTTAGGGCCGCGATCGCGCTCGCGCGAACGGACGCCGTGGGGGCGCTCGACTCGGCCCAGGGCGTGGTCAACGCCCTCACGGGCGCCGTGCGCGACGGGGTGAACGCGCTGCTCGACGACGGGGGAGGCTACCTCCTTATCGTGCCCACCCCCAAGAAGGGCTTGACGGGGTTCGTGCAAGGGTTCGTCGACCCGCCCTCGGTCTTGCCGGCCGGGGCGCTGCGCGCCGGGGTGCCCGCTTCGGTGCGCGCGACGGACGTGTGGCGGCGGGCCTTCGCCCCGGAGGGGCTCTTCACGGGCGGCAACGCCCACTACCTTCAGACGGTGGCCGCGTCGCTCTTCGACGCTGGCGACGACTCGCGGCCCAGGTTCACGAACGACACCTACTGGGGTTACTGCGCTTTCGTCGCGGGGGCGACGGACATCGCGGCGGCCATAAGCGTCGCCACCTACTTCGATCGGCTCTTCGGCGCCAAGATGGGGACCGAGTCCCTGGCCGCCGCGAGGTCGGGCGGGGAGCTCGTCGCCCAAGGTCTGCGCGCCCAAGCCTCGGGGCGCGGCGAAGTGGTCGTGCTCACATGGAGCCCGATCGACCCGTTGGCACTGGAGGATGACACGCGGATGGTCGCCACGCACTACGCGATCATCCGCAGCGAGCGTCCCCAGGCCATGACCGCGCGTCAGGTGAGCGACTTGTTCTCGGACGCCGACCTTCGCGAAGGCGCCACGGGTCGGTTCGGCGCGAAGGTGTTGAAGGTGACGACGAACGACGGGTTCGTGCACCGCTACGTCGATTCCGAGCGCCTCACCCCCAACCAGACCTACTACTACCACATCGCCGTGCGCACGCGCGTGGAGCGCCAGGGCGTGCGCGAGGACCGTGGGTACGGGCTCCTATCCTCGGCCGCACGCTACCGGCCGGAGCCGCAGCGCACCACCGGGCGGCACGGGAAGTTCCCCGACTGGTACCGCACGCCGTCGCTCGCCCGGCTCATCCCGGGTCTCTCGCGCCTGATCGACCGGATCCAGGAGGCGGTCAACACAGCCGTGAGCGTCGGTACGCGCGGGGCGACGCTCGCCGAGAGCTCGGCCGCCTTGCTCGACCGCTACGTATCCAAGATCGACGAGACCGTCACCGAGCTGAACCTCATCCTCTCGCAGATCGAGGGTGTTTTCGAGACGCCAGACGTGGGGGTCTACCTCACGATGCGACGAGGCAAAGGCAACGTGGGATCGTTTCTCTCGGACCTGGGCATTGCCTTCTCTGACCCGAGCGACGTGAACCGACCCCCATTCGAGACGGGCAACGAGTACACGTGCGGCTCGATCATCCTCGTGGCCGCCCCGAGCGAGGACGCCTTCCTGCGGGCCTGGGCCATGCTGGAGCTGCTCTTCGGCGAAGCCTCCGAGGACGACCCCGTTCTCGCGGGGATCAACTCGATCCAAGCCGCCGTCGCCGCGACCATCCCGCCGGAGGTCGAGGCCGAACCGTCCGTCACCTTCAACCCCGACATGACCCCGCGAGCGCCCGGGACGGGCGACGCAAGCTGCGACTAAAGGAACCACCATGCCGACCTACGAATACCAGTGCCCCGATGGCCACGAGTTCGAGATCTTCGTGCAGACCGTCTCCGCGCGACCCGTGTCCCCTCCATGCCCGTGCACCGTCGGCACCCGTTACCGCCCCGACCTCTGCCCGGGTGCCTTCTCCCACGGCTACGACGCGGCGGCCACGTGCGAGCGGTGCCCGGAGGAGCCCGAACCGTGCGAGCTGCCCGCCAAGCAGGTCTTCCGCACCCCGGCCCAAGCCTGGATCCCGGGGGTGAACAAGGAGACGGTGTTCGACTACCCCGGCAGCAAGGTCCACAAGGCCGGCTACGTGCACGGCTATGTGGACCCGGGGGTGAAGAAGGTGAGCGCGGGGGCGGGGGGCGTCCTCAACCCGTCGACGCGGGATCGGCACCCTCTGGCGAAGGTGGTTCAGCCGGACTGGAAGGCTCCGAAGGAGTGACCTCCTCGCCCTCGTCGGGCGCCCCCGAGAGGCCCTGCGCGATGGGCCCGAGCTCCGGCGAGAGCTTCATCGTCCCCAGGATCTGACGCAGGAACACGATCTGGAGCGCCTCGGTCTCGTTGTCGGCCGGGAGGTCCTGGCGGGCGAGGTGGCCGGTGAGCGAGACCCACATGTGGAAGATCGCCGAGGGGGAGAGGGCCTTCAGCGTCCTCCCATCGACGCTGGTCGTCTGGATGTGGAGCTGCGGGCCGTTGAAGAGCGCCCGCACGACCAGCACCGCGTCCGCCGAGACGCCCCCGAGTTCGAGCGCCTCGCGCTCGGAGATCTCGGGGTCCTTCTCGTCGGCCGAGTAGAGGGTCAGCATCAGGGGGCGCTTGATGTCCAGGGGGTTCATGTCCTGTCGAGAATACGCCGTACCCTAACCGCATGGCTATCACGCTCGTCAGAACGCAGTTCCTGGGTCGCAACGTCGGCGGCGGGGTCACGGCCGCCATGCGGGACGCCCTGGCCAAGGCCGAGGAGGCCCTCAAGGCCGAGCACGCCTCGCAGGCCCCTCAGGTTCCGTGGCTGGACTGGTGCGGCGTCCAGTCGATCGGCGGGTACCGGCTGAACGGCGGCCCCCACACGCGCGGCATCGCCGTGGACCTCGACTACACGGAGAACCCCTACATCGCCACGCGCACGGCCAACCGCTACGGGGGGGAGGCCCAAGGGGCCAAGCTCCAGAAGGAGCGCCAGATGGCCGTGGCAGCGTGCGACCGGGCCGTCGCGACCACGACTTCGCTCGTCACAGCGGATCTGGCGGCGCGCCGCAAGGGCGAGTCGACGGCGTTCGTCTGGGACCGCTTCAAGGTCGTGAGCGACGCGCTGGTGAAGTACTTCGCGCCGTACTTCCGCCACGAGGGCAAGCTGGTCTCCCGCGTGCCCGTGCCCAAGCTCGGGGAGGCCGACCTCGACGACTTCGAGCCGCTGGTGCGTTCGGGCGAGCTCGTCGTGCCCCTGGCGGGCGTGCCGCTCCAGGTTCTGATCGACTACGAGGCCGTGCGCATCCCTATGGTCATCGGCAGCCCCTCGGCCGCGCCGCGCGTCACGCGCAACCCCGCGCGCGGCTTCCTCACGATCCCCCGCCACGTGACGATCGCCCTGTGCGACGTCGCCCACATGCGCTGGGGCGCCTCGGACTTCGGCCCTGCGGAGTCAGGGGACATGATGCATTTCGACCTCGCCTGACCTGTCGGCCAAAGGAAAGCCGCCGTAGGCTTCCCGGGTGATTACCCGGGAAGCCTTGCGGTTGCTCGCCGACACGGGACACTTCGCCGTCTGCGACCCCTCCCCCGAGGGCGCGTGGTCGATCGAGTGCATCGGGTGCCAGCGCTACTACGAGGAGCCGTGCCTGATCTTCAGCGACAACGGCCCGGTGTGCAAGAACTGCCTGAAGGCGATCTGCGACACCTACTTCGACTAGCTGATCGCAACGGCCTCGATCTCGTCCCAGGTCACGTAGTCGGTGCGCACCTCCATGTCGACGTGCTTGGGGTAGCACATCCACATCACGCCCGACTCCGAGACGATGCACTGGTCGCACTCGGTGCGCGCGGGCTCGAAGGTGAACTGCACGTGCATGGGGATCCGCGTGGGTCGATCGTGCGGGAGGTACGTGAGGTCCAACTGCCGCGCGATCTGCTCGGCGACATCCTCCTTCTCGACCGGCTCGGCGCCCTCCTCGGGCTCACTGTCCTCCCCGTCCCCGACCCAGTCAGGTGTCGCATCCCAGTAGTAGTGCTCCAGGGTGTCGTGGTCCTCCTCCTGGGCCACCTCGAAACGCTTCTTGCGCGAGAGGAGCTTGTTGGCGTGGTTGGGGGTGATCTCGACGATGGCGGCCGAGAGAGGGTTGAAGTCCCCGCCGTGGGCGGGGAGGTAGAAGCGGGTTCGGTTCATGGCTGTGTCCTCAGATGACGCTGACCCAGTAGCGGTCGAGGCGCGCCTTCACGACGGCTTCTTGGAACTGCTTGCGGTCGCACGTGAGCTCCGTGAGCGTCGTCGCGAGCGGGTAGGACCACACGAGACCGACCTGCCGGATCATCCGGCCGTGGTCGGGGCCGTAGATGTCGCTCCCCTCGATCTTCTTCCCGGTCTTCGGGTCGACCTTGTAGCTGTGGGCGTTCTCCTTGTGGACGTACTCCCACTCCACGCGTGCGTCGAACTTGACGCCCAGCTCGTAGACCTCGTTCCAGATCTCGTGCCGGGAGTTGCGGCCGATGAACTCGGTCGTGAGGGTGAGCTCGGAGACGGGCACACCGCTGCAAGACTCGCGGATGCGGCCCTGCACCCGGAAGAAGCTGTCGGTGACCTTGTTCACTCGCTTCCAGGCCCTCGTGACCTTTCGCTCGTCGTCGGTGAGCTTCTCCTTCTCCTCCAGGTCGAAGTAGCGCTCCCAGTCCTTCTCGGTGGGATCGCCCTTCAGCTTGAGCTTCTCCTTCACCTCCCCGACCCAGGGGAATCCGGTGCCCCGGGACGTCTCGCCCAGGTTGTTGATCCAAAACACATCAGATCGCAAGGGTCACTGTCCTTCCTGGAGCCGAATCTGCTCCTCCATGAGTTCCGCCATCCGCCCGCGCCGGTTCTCGATCTCCTGCCGAAGCTGTTCGATCTCCTGCTCGATCTCCCGCGCGCGGTTGCCCGGGGACCCGGCCGGAGCCGGCGGGGCCGCCTTGGCCGCCTCGGCCGCCTCGGCCTCGGCGGCCATCTCGCGCGCCCGGAGGACCGCCTCGCGGCCAGTCGGGAACTGAACCATGCGCACCACCGTGTCGCTCACGAAGGTGGTGACGCCGTACCACCGCTTGGCGGTCCTCTTGCCCCCGCCCGAGGTGTAGTCGGCGCCGAACTCGATGGCGTCGTGCAGCGTGAGTCGGTCGATGAGGTAGTAGTACTCCCCCTTGGCGGTCGGGAAGAACGCCCGCTTCAGGCCCCCGGGCGCGGAGGGGTCGATGTCGATGCTCGCCATCCAGTTCTTGCCACGGGTGTGGGATTCGTAGATCGGCACGTCCGTCAGCGCACCCGTCTCGATCGTAAACTCCTGTTCGTTCATGGTCACTTCCCTTTCGTAGGTGTCGATTATTCGACCGTCGGCTCGATGAAGGTCTGCTCGCACCGCGAGCACTCGTACTCCTCGCCCGGCATGAGCGGGGTCTGGTTGTTGGCGTCCTCGGCGTCCGTGAGGCAGTTGAAGCACACGTAAGCGCCTCCCACGACGAACCCGGTCCCTTCCTCGAAGTCCCCGGGCTCGTCGTCCTCGGCGTCGTCCGGCAGCTCCGTGATGAGGGCGTCCACGTCCTGGAGGCCCCACTGGGCGAGGTAAGTCCGCGCCTCTTCGCGCGTGTCGAAGTGCTCGGGCTCGTGGAATCGGCCCGGGGTCTCGGGGTTGGGCAGGTCGACGGCGAACTTCATGACGCCTCCGGGTCGATGACCATGACAGGTTGAACGTAGTCCTGCTCGCACAGGTCGCAGCGATACGCCGTACCGGCCATGAAGGGCGTACCCGCCTCCAGGTTGTCCTTCTCCATGTCGAAGCAGGTCATACACACCGGCATGTCACCCAAGTCCATCCCGGGCCTCTCGGGGTACTTCGGGTGGTCGACGTGCGACTCCTCGGCGTTGCCGTCGTCCTCGGGCGGGTCCTCGTCCTCCGGTGGGTCCGAGTCCTCCGGGGGATCGGCGTCCTCTCCGGGGTCCGAGTCCTCGCCGGGGTCCGCGTCCTCGTTCACCTCGGGCTCGCGGTCCGCCTCGAAGTCCCCCTTCACGTCCATGTACTCCAGGGCCTTGTGCACCTCGTCGTGGCCCGTGAAGTGCCCGCCCTCGATCACGGTGACGGCTCCGGCGTGGTCGCCCCGGATCACGCCCTCGATCACGCTCATCAACGGCGTGTCGTCGCTGAACTTCTCGCGCGAGAGGACCTCCACGATCCACACGGTCTTGTACGCGCGGTCATCCATGGTCATCGGAGTCCTCCGGGTCCTCGTCCCCGAAAAAGGAACCGTCGTTGTTGACGGCGATGAGAGCCGCTTGAATCGCCGCCTTGCCACGGAGGACCTCTTCATTGGTCTGCTCGACGAGTCCGATGCAGTCACCGTCGGTCATGTCCTCCAGAAGCTCGTTCAACGGTTGGTCACCCAGGGGGTCTTCTGAAAGAATGGTCACCGTGTAAGTGGTCCTGAAGATCTTGTTAGGTCGGTCCATATCGCCTCCTTCAGCCCCACGAACGGGGCACCGTGGACTTCTACCCGCTTATCCTTGAGATATGGCCCTCTCGATCAGCTTCGACGGAACGCTCCTGCTCCAGCTCACCGAGGAGGCCCGGCCCACGCCCGTCCCGGTGAAGTACCAGCTCACGTACACGAAGAAGGTGATGTGGGACTTCTCCAACACCACCACCGTGACGAACCTCGCGGTGCCGCAGGCGGGCGTCGTGCACCCGCGCTTCATCCTGGTGTTCATCCGCGAGGGGGAGATCGACCTCTCCTGGGAGAGCGACGGCGACGGCGCGACCACCGTGGGCGCCAACCCCCAGGGCGGGGACGTGCCAGTGATGATCCTCTTCCGACAGCCGCCCGACGCCTCGACCCAGCTCTACCTGTCGAGCACGGGCGTGGCGCGCGGCGCGATCTGGCTCTTCGAGTAACCCCTCAGTCCCTCTTCGCCCCGATCTTGTTGTTCACCTGGATCAGGAACGCGAGCGGGTCGCTCTTCAGGTAGTCCTCGCACGGCGGTAGCGAGTGCAGGATCGACAGGTCCTGCACCATGAACCGCCCCTCGCAGAAGGGGCAGTTGAACTCCTGCTCCGTCTCGTCGCTCATCGAAACTGCGGCTCCTCGGTGCGCACCCGGGGGTAGGTCTCGCACGGCTTGGGCTCGGCGCACAGGCCGCTCACCACATCGACGATGCCGCCCGTCGCCGGGATCGAGAGGCCGTCGAAGATGTCCTTGATGCCCTCGAAGCGCAGGCAGAACGGCTGGAAGCCCTCCTTGTTGGCTTCGCCGTTGAAGACGAGCAGGAAGGCGAGGTCGGTCTCGTAGCCCGTCGGGACGCGCGAGAGGATCTTCTCCTTGAAGCGCAGGCAGCCCTCGGCCAGGGGGCGCTGGGCGGTCCAGCGGTAGGTCTTGATCGCGTGGTCCCAGGAGTAGGCGAAGCCCGTCTTGGCCAGGGGGACGTACTTGTCGGGGGTCTCGTGGCGGGGGCCGACGTACAGGACCGTGAGGTCGGCCGGGGTGAGGTAGATCTTGTCGTCCATGAAGGCCACCCTACGCCGATCATCCGTACCGGCCAAGGTGCGGGCCAAACAAGCAGAACGCTTGCCACCCCGTCGATCGACGGGGTGTGAGTCACTCAGGGTTCCCAACAGTCACTGCACGTCGAGAAACGAAGCACCCATAGGAGCCCGTTCGTGAGCATCCCCGGTTCAACCTCGTTGTCGTTGTGCTCCTGCGGCTCGTCGTAACGGACCTTGTCGGTCGCTTGCAGCCGACCGACGTAGGTGTCCCTCGGACCGCCGCACTTGTCGCAGACGATCTCGACGTTGACCCGCTCAACCGGGGCCGGGACGGTGGTGTCGGATGTAGTCGTCAGTTCCATAGGTTCCTCCACATCCTTATATCCGCCCAGGGAGGGCGGTTTAGGAGGGGTCACCCGTGGTGGTGCCTGCGGTGGTGCCTGCGGTGGTGATGGCTCGGGGGAGGCTCCTCCTGACCCCCGCCCATGGCGTAGGAGGCCATCATCGGCTGGGTGAAGTGCATGGCCGGGTAGGCGATCCGCTGGCGGGCGGCGTCCAGCGCCTCCTGCTGCGCGCGCGAAGCCTCGAAGGCGTCGAAAGCCGCCCCGAGGCTCGGAAGGTACTGGTTGACGAAAGCGGCGGCGGCACCCTTCAGGAACCGAGCAGCCGTCTTCTCGGCCTGCTCGCGGTCCTGTCGTTCCTTCTTGCGCTTGTAGGCGTCACGGGCTTCGCGGTTGCGCTGGGACGCGCTCGGGGTGAGCATCCCCTTGTGCTGCCAGATGGCCTTGATCCCGATGAACGGGTCGAAGGCCACCTTCTCGGCCTGGGGCGCCGGGATGCCCAGGCGCTCATACAGCTCCTCGTGCGTCCAGGGCCGGTTCTGTGCGTGGGGCCACGCGTACGAGATCACGTCGCGCGCCACGTCCGGGTTTACGGCGTACGCCCGCCGGAGCACGGCCAGACGGCCCTGGATGTGCTCGTACGGCTGGATCTTGTCGGCGAGCGAGAACTCGCCGACCCCGAGGTCGAGCGGCGTCACACACGCCCCCGGTCGAGCGAGGAGGAGTAGGCGCCCATGTGCTGGCGGGCGCGCATCGCTTCGAGGTCCCCGGCGTTCGGCGTGTTCGGGTTGTCGGCCTGCCCCTTCTGCGCGGCGTACTGCTGGAGGCGCCAGTTGTCGAGCCAGTCCCCGTAGCCTTGCGCGGCGCGCGTGCCGAGGTAGGCGCCGCCCGCGAAGCGACTCACGGGGTTCATGACGGCGTGGTAGGCCGTCTGCCCGAACGCCTTCAGGGGGGCCTTGGAGTCCTGGGGGATCGCGTGGATGCGCGAGAGGAGTTCGTCGGGGATCTCGTGCCCCACGGCTTCATACCTCGCGGCGGTGTCCAGCATGGACTTGCGGAGCTTCTGCTGCTCCATGTCGTGGTAGGCCGTGGGGAAGGGTCCGTTCGTCACGGCCTCGACGGCCCCCGGGGCGACCTTCTTGAAAAGCCGCCCCGCTCCGTAGCCCGTGAGGCCGCCCACCGCGCCGCCGATCGCCGCGTCGCGCGCGGCGCGCATCATGTGGTGCTCGACGGACTGCGTGGAGTCGTCGCTGCGGAAGCCGTGCACGGCGCCGACGCCCATGCCGATGCCTGCCCCCAGGGCGCTCAGGGCGCGCGGGGAGAGGGCTAGCTTCTCGTGCGCCTTCTTCGAGAGGCCCTGAACCTTCGACATGAGGATCTCGCCCGTCAGGCGCTTGTCGATGTCGGCGATCTTGTCGAGACCGTAGCGCGCGAGCGCCGCCTGCTTGGGAGTCATCTCGGCCTCCGGGGCCTGGGGCTGGAAGTGATCGTAGAGGGCCTTGCCACCACGGTAGGCCGTGAGAGCGGCCGGGTCCAGACTCCCGTACTCGACCAGCTTCTTGACCGGCCGTAGGAGGAGCGAGGCGTTGTCGGCGCTCGAACGGAGCGGGTGCCGCCGTAGAGGCCCTTGAGCGCCCCGACCGTGCCCATCACCCCGTGCTCGGCGAGCGACGCGCCGATCTTGTCGAGACCGTAGCGCGCGAGCGCCGCCTGCTTGGGAGTCATCTCGGCCTCCGGGGCCTGGGGCTGGAAGTGATCGTAGAGGGCCTTGCCACCACGGTAGGTGCCGTATCCGAGGCCCGCCGTACCGGCCATGCTTCCCGCGTGCGCCGCGAGGATGGCCGTGCGAGCGGCCGGGTCCAGACCCCCGTACTCGACCAGCTTCTTGACCGGCCGTAGGAGGAGCGAGGCGTTGTCGGCGCTCGAACGGAGCGGGTGCCGCACGCCGCCGTAGAGGCCCTTGAGCGCCCCGACCGTGCCCATCACCCCGTGCTCGGCGAGCG